ACTGAAATCGCCAAGATCTTGTAATCATTAGGAAAACAAAAAACTTTCCCAAAACGCCAAAGTTGGCACGCGACTTGCAATATATATAGGGTGCAAGTCAACAACCCTGGAGAACCCAACATGACGAACCTGCTTACCACCATCGCCGCCACCGCCATCATCCTCGACAAGTCCCAGCAGATGGAGCTAGTCGCCTTCGCCACCTCGCCTCAGTGTAGCGACGACATCCGCGACGAGGCCCGCCGCCGCCTCGTCTCTTCCAACATTCGCTTGGCCCACAAGGTCGCCAAGAAGCATGTCCGCACAGGCGTTGACTTCAACGACCTTCTCGCCTGCGCCACCGAGGGCATTCTCATCGCCATCGACAAGTTCGATGCCACCAAGCAGGCCAGCTTCACGACCTACGCTCGGATGTGGATGCGCGCCAAGTGTCAGGAGCATGTCCAGGCCAACGCCGGTACGCTCCACTGTGGCTCCCGCACTGCCAAGAAGCTGTGGTCCTCTCTTCAGAAGGCCCGTAAGGTCATCGGCCAGGACGCCTCGCCAGAGGCCATCGCCGCTCACCTCGACCTCGACGTTGATGACGTCGCAGCCTGCCTGCGTACCATGTCTTCTCGCGGTGTCAGCATCGACAAGCCTATCGGTGACGAGTCAGGAGCCACCATCGGTTCCATCATCCCTGATGGCGCTCTGCGCCAAGATGTCGCCATGGAGCGTACCCAGAACAGCGAGGCCATCCTTGAGGCCCTGACGGGCTTTGTGGACGGGCTCAAGCCCAACCACGCCGCCATCCTGCGCGGCCGCATCATCAATGAGCTTCTCGGTGAGGAGCAGCAGTGCGCTAAGTCCTTTGGCGTGACCAAGCAGCGCGTTGGTCAGATTGAAAAGCAGCTTCGCACGAAGTTGGCTGATCACTTCACCCGCTCCTTTGGTGCCGATGGTGTTAAGAGCATGATCCGCGCATCCTTCTAAGATGGGCGAGGACACAAAGAAAATGCATGTAGGAGACGTCCTGACCCTTACAGGCAAGACCAAGCATGGAAAGAACAGAGTGAGAGAACAGGGGGCTCTGTGGGTAGTCTCAGAGCTTCACGTGGCCCAACGTCACGGTGTCCATCCAGAGGGCACACCGCTTGCACTTCTCAGAGCGATTGACAACGACAAGCACTGGCGATGGATACGCCAGACAGACGACCTTAACTTCATGGTCGAGGAGACAAAAAATAATGAGTAAAGATAGACTCAGCGCCATTGTGAGCGCCCTTCTAGGCCCTGCACCCCAAAAGGTAGAGGAAGTCGAGGCTACATGGTTTCTATGCGTTCCTGACGGCTCTGGAGGTGTTCAGCGTTATGACACCCCAAACCTTCAGCAGGTAGAGATCACCGCCCGACAATGGCTGGACACTGGCTGGCCTGTCTGGGTCGAGGATGACCAGGGCCGACACCTGCACCTAGCAGACAAGCCGAGGGAGCTTAACTAATGGACGTCAAAAAGGGATACGGTCACAGCGACCCCTATGTGACCCTGTACCGCGTCCATTGGGTCGAGGCTAATGAAGAACAAAAATCTCATATCAAAGGCCCTAAAGCTGCCTTCAAGCATATGGAGAAGCTATTAGCCAGAGGTATTCCATCATGGATGACCCCTGTGCCATGGGAAGAAGATGACCTGCCCTTCTAGCCTGGGTGTATTTTGCTCACCCAGTATTATGGTCCATTCAGGTCAGGGTTGGTACAAGGTATATTTATGCACCCTACCCCCTGCCATAAGGTGTGGTGGTAAACGTGTGCTAAAATACGTAACAAATATAGTACCCTAGCTACCCCTGCCCTAAAGTCTACCCTTTATTTTTATGCATTGGTGATTATGCATAGCCAAGACAAAGCACAGATTAGACAAAGTATAGACTTTATTTACTCAAATCCGTGCCTATAGTCACTTAAGAGCACATTCAAAACGCTAACGATTCCGCCTACTTAGTTTAGGTTTCGCTTAGGGGAGACAGAGACATGGCCGAGGATGAAGAAATAAACAATGTGATCGACTTCACAGAGCACAAGTTATTGCGCCTAGAAGGCGAAGCAGCCCACAGGGGAGACTTTAACCTGGCTTTGGCTATAGGAGCGGCTCTAAGGCGCTATAAAGAGGGCAAGGTGATGATCATTTTTAAGGATGGCGCACCCTACATGATAGCCCCTGATGAGAGTTACATCCCAGACGAAGAAGAAGTCGATTTTACTTGACAGTTTAACGTAATATTATCGCCAACTTAGCGATATGCGCGAGACAACATAAATATTAACCTAAAACCCTCCACAGACCTTGAGCAAAAAACTTTAGCAAATACGCCTACATAGGGGGGGAGGGGGGAGAGGCCCCGAGTGTAAGTCCCCCCTAGCTATAGGGGTGTCCAAAGCGGGCCTTATACATTCACGATACGCAGACAATTTTGTGAGATTTGAGAAGCTAGGTAATACTTATAGTATGGAAGAGCCAAGCCTAAGCGAAAGCGACAAGATCGAGCTAGTCAAAGTACTCAAAGAAGAGAATAAAAAGCTTAAAAGCGAGATAGCCAAGCTAAGGGAAAGAGAGCAACGCCTAGAGCAGCGCATTTCCGGGTTGGAAGTGGCAGCTGCTATTGGTAGGCGCGGCCCACCCTGGTAAGGCCTATTTTTTTCCATATGTGAATAAAACAGTAAGCCAAAAAATACGCAAAAAAAATTTTATAGATAAGGGGTCGTTCAGAAAACAAAGTTAGTTTCTTTTGTGTAATAGACAACTAATTAATATGACCTGAAAGGAGAAACAGCCATGAGTAGGTGGGGCAAGCCAATCAAAAACAAGAAGCGAAAAGATCCTAGGTATTTCTTAAATGAAAGTATTGAGCTAGATGAGGCAGATAATGGTTTTGAGTATCAAGGATACCGACAAGGAAACGTGCCGGCAGCAAAAACACCATATGAACGCTATGCACAGCAAGGCTATGGAGAATTCGAAGGCGAACCGCCCATGGGGCCATATACGGATAAAGCAGCAGAACAAGCTATCCGTGACAAAGAATTTGGGGATGTTGTCGAAACAGACAGAGCGCTTCGAGCATATGCTGATCTCGCTTTAGATAAAAGCCGGCCCTACCGATCTCGCCGCATTGGTCTTACAAGACTTGAGATTGCTGCGGGAGGAAGCGGTCAAACAGCTGCCAATGCGCAAGCTTTACTAGATGCCGTAAGAAAAGAATTACACAAACAAAAAATGAAAAATCGCGGAGGGCTATCTCCCGCATCACCTGAAGAGTCGGAAATGGACGCGCTTCCTTAAGGAAAAAGCAATGAAACTAGATAACGAAAAGCTTAAGAATATGGTCATGGAAGTCATGATATCTATCCTAGAGGAAGACGAAGGCAAGATTATATGCCCTAATTGTGGCCATCATAATGATGCTGACGTTGATAAGTGTTCGAACTGCGGCCACTCTAGAAGCAAAGGCAACTGGAAAAAAGCAAAAAAAGAAGAAATGCAAGAAGCCTTACCAGCCGCTGCAGCTGCTTTAGGTACAGCCGCCAAAGGTTATGCGGCAGGTGAGGCAGCGGATAGTGTTGCTAGCAAAGGTATAAAAAAAGCAAAAGAAATGCTTCGTCTAAGCGATCCTAAATCAATGGATAAAGGATCCCGCATTGCTTTGCAAAAAATATCTAGACTAACCAAAAGAGTTGAAAGGATTGAAACCGCACTAAAGAGGATTTTACCATAATGAAAACAAAAGTACTTTTTGAAAACTGGCGCCACCATTTAAAAGAAGCTAAATCTGATCGCGAGATTTTAGATGCCGCGGCCAAAGCTTTGGATGTGTCGACCAAAGAATTAATCAGCATGGGTCCGCTTGAGGCAGAATTTGTAGCTGATTTTCTAGAAAAAAAAGGGCTTGATGACGCGATAAAGATACTTCGACGTCGATCCGAGGTGTGGGCTAGCGTCGACGCAGCTGAAGACGAAGCTTCTCGCGAGCGTCTTGCTCTTCGACAAAGAAGAGCAGATGCGCAAAAAGCCGGCCGATCGGAACCCCAAGACGGTGTAAGAGATCCGCTTAACCCTCTTGGGACAGCGCCCATGGGTAGCGGTGAAGATCAATCCTTAGCAGATTATAAGGCCGGCCGCGTACAAAGAGCTATAGATAAGAAGAAAGCTAAGGAGCTTGCTGCAAAAAAAAGAAAAGCATTTTTGAGAGGCGCTCGGTCTAAAGCCTTTTTAGACCTCAAAAAATCGAAAGGACCTGCAACCTCTGCCCAGCCGGCTTCGAGGCCGCGGGTGCGGCCGTTGGAGGAAGAATCTTATCGCATGGTAAAAGATCCGATTAGCGGCAAGCGCAGAATGATGCGAAGCGATGAGCTTGGCGATGCCATGGCGCAGGTTGATGATGAGCTGCCTTTGACAGCTGCTTTCCCTTGGATGCAAAGCGTTATCGACGATCTTAAAGACGACGAGTTTCCTGATAAGGAAAAAGCTATACAAGCTTTAGCAAAACAATTAGGCATGTCTATCAAAACTATGCCTTCTGACATGGATGAGGAACCAACAATGAGCGAAGTAAAGACAATATCGAAAAAGAAATTCGAAACAACTCTAGAGAACCTTGTGTTTGAAGAACTAGCTAGAGTTTTTATGGAACAAGAAAATCAACCTTCGGAAAAAGAATTGAAAGAAATTGCTGCGCGAATAATGAATTCCGTTAATAAAATTTTAAAATCAAAGAAAATATACACTCGGACCGGGCCAAGTGTCGGCAATTTTGAATATGACTATGCTTTGGGAATAATGGGGGTGAAGCTTGGTAAAACAGTTTTAGAATTATCAAAAGTAGCCGGCTACAAGCTTGCGAGCCTTGAAAGTTTTGTTGCAAAAATGCTCGCGAATATTCCTTCGAACCAGCTTAAAAAGTCTTCGGCCGTTGGTGGTAGCACTCCTTTTATGTTTGTTCCTTACAACGTATGGAAGCAACAACAAATAGCAGCGCATAAATCGCTTATGAATCAACTTTCGAAAAAAAGAGCTGAAAAGAAAAAGAAGAGCAAAGGTAAGGACTCTCAAGGGGTTACAAGGAAAGATGTACTTAATTACCTAGACAGCGTTTTTCCTAATTTATCCAAAGATCAAAAAAGTCGACTTCTAGCTTTTGATGGATCCATAAGAAGAGTTGATGGTAAGAGTATTTTTACCCCTTCGGATAAAATGAAAAAAATGTTTCCTAACGCTAAGCCAGTTCAAGTCTCTGGGCCACGGATAAACGACGCAGATACATTAGCTATTTTAAAAGCCGCAGGTAAGCCAACAATGCCCACAACGCGTCGGACCGCCGGAGCGGATTAATGAAAGTCAATAAAGCAAAGCTTAGAAAGCTGGTAGAGGAAAAAATTGGCGAAATCTTTTCCGAGGGAGATCTGTACGGTGGGGACTCGCCTTATGAAACAATGGGTGATCTTAAGTTTTCTGGCGCGCTCGATCAATCTGCCATGCCTGAGCAAGGACCTGCAGGTTTAATAAAGCAAGCAAAGGCAATTCTTGATAGTCTTCGACAAAATTCTTCTGCCGGCGTCTCTGGCGAGAAAGATGTTGCACTTAATCGTGTCTTAATTAGAAGAGACATAAGAGACCTAAGCGAGCTTTTAGATGAGCTTGAGGCTCACATGGGTGGTGGTCAATCCGAGCTTGAAGCTCGTGATCATGATGACTTCTCTTCTCAAAAAGAAAAATTTATGGCGCCATAGTTTATGGAAATAACCCTTGAACAGCTTCGACATATAATTAAAATTGTCAAAGAAGGCCCTATCGAGGGTGGTATGGATGGCACAGGTGTTGGAGTACATCATGTGCAATCTGGTATAAGAATGCATCGCGGCCGAGGTCCTGAACGAGAGCGGCGCGTTGCCTCTGGTCAAGATACTCAAATCGACGAAGTCGATGCAGATGTGGGCGCAGACATGTACACCCTAACAACAACACTTGACGACGTGCCTGAACGTATCGCAAGAGGTCATGCAAAAACGCCTAGGACTGTCGACGACCCGGGTCACCCAATTTACATATACGAAGAAGATTTTTAGGTTATAATAACCTACTTATAAAGAGAAAAAAATATTTTTTGGCTGCGCCTTTTTCATGGCACCAAGGAGAAACAAATGAAAATCACACAAAAAGAATTAAAACATATTGTACAAGAAGAACTTACATCGATTATTAATGAAGCTTTTCCTGATATTGGTCGCGACTATAAAAAAATACCTGTTAAGCCAACAATTGAGGATACACTTGAAGATATCTTAAGGCGCTTAAACACAATAGAAACTAAACTTAAAATAAAAAGAGGATAAACAAATGAAATCATTATTTAAAAAACTAGCGAGCTTGTTCAAGAAAACGTGCTGCTGCGTAGAAAATGCATGCAAAAGTTGTTGCGCCTGTTGTAGCTGCAGCTGTGCCTCTTGCCCAGGGTCCTAAACAAGAGCGCTCTAATGAAAATTACAAAACAAGAATTACATCAAATAATATCTGAAGAGATCTCCGCTGCTGTGTTATCATTAGCAGAGTCAAAACTAGACAAGGTGAACTGGGATAGAATATCTTCAAGATATAAAGCTGTCTTGCTTCACAAAGGAGACGTCGACGCGAAAGATGTTGACAATATCGTACAACAAAAAATATCAGTTGCTAAAATGCAGCCAAATGGATTAGAAGATCTTAGAAAAGATGTGTTAAAAATATATAATTTTGACATAACAGACAACAAGGAGACAGCATGAATATATCAAAATCTAGATTGATACAAATTATTAAAGAAGAAATTGACATTTTTGAGGCCGAAAAAAAGGCTTTGCATGCAGGAGCTTCAAAATACGACAAAGACCATCCAGGTAAAAGCTGTGATGAAGCTCATGGTGGCCTTACTCACGAAGAATACTCGGTCGACAGAAAACCAATGCTAACTCGTGAAGAGCAAAAAATGTTAAGCGAAATGGACTGGTAGCCTGTATATACCACAAGGAGAAAAAAATGAAAATTAATAAAAAAATATTAGAAGCCTTAATCGAAGAAGAAATTCATACGCTTATTAAGGAAGGTTTTGCATCGTCTCTTGTGCGAGGGCTAACAAAAGGTGGAAAAAGAAGCAACTTTTTAACAGACTTTCTTTCCTCTACTTTAGTTCCTCAAGTGGCAAAAAATGCTCATACAGCTGCAAACGATTTAGTAAAAGCTCTAGAGGGAATGAAAAACAATCAACAGTTTTTAGCAATTGCTAGAGATAAAGATTCTGAGGGTCAACCTGCTTTACCAAATGTGCGAAGCGCGAGGGATGGAAAAAGAATATCTATTCATGGTATGCACAAAGCTGCTAAAGCGATGGTTAAAGATATAGAAATTATGGCCGCACAACTTGGAGCTGATGCTCCAAAGCTTTCTGGGGATGACGCGCCAGATGCTTCTGAACCTGAAGGCGCGCCTCAGGATGCACCTCAGACGCCAGCAGAAGATGCACCAGCCGATGACCGCTTTGGCGGTATCGTTGAAGGGCAAACTATTGATGAATCCATTAACATGCTCAAAAAAAGAATTAAAGCAAAGTTTAAAAAACTAAAATCTATTTCTTAATTTTTAAGACAGTGTGAAAGGGTCTAAAAGACTTAGCATCAAAATATAGTGTTGCACCAACAGGATGCACATCAACAAATTTGATACCTGACCTGCATCTTTTAATTGCATTTGCTAAAACTGAATTACTAGCATAAATTGACGCTACTCCGTCTTCTTTAACTTCTAGTTTGTTCCAGTTAATGATTACTTCAGCATCCTCATCTCCCGAGGTGTTGAAGTATTTTTTTTGTAATTTGTCTAATGTTTGATTAAAATTTTTATCGTCGCGACGAACAATCATGTGCGCTCCTTATGTCTTGTGTACATTATTAAAGATAAGAACTAGTTATTGATAAGACAATGAAAATATCATACAAAAATGAAATGTGAGGGCTCATGAATGAGAAAGGCGATTATAGCTTGTTTGATGATGTTATCTGCGTGCAACTCGTGCTCAGAAGCGTTCATGAGCGAGCCGCCTGCCTACAATCCTGATGTTCCACAAGCTATAAATGATGTAGAAAGTCTAGAAGATGAAGACGCAAAAGAAGAAGTTGTTGACCCCTCTTCTGTATATCCATTTCCAAACAATGAGTGCGTTCAGTGTCAGTGGTATTTTTGCCCACCACTAGATTCAGTTTGGCAAAAACAAATATGTATTGATCGATGTGAAGACCCGCCAGTTATTTTATATGAGGGCACATGTGAACAATATTTACAGTGTGATCCACAGCAATATCTTTTAGAGCAGGTAGATTGTACAACAGAAGATGGATATCCTGGCACTCAAAACAAAGTTTGTAACAAGGGACAAATTCAGTATACTGACTGTGTAACTGACTGCGAAGAGGAGTCATGTAATTACATAGATGATGATTGTGATGGTGAAATAGATGAGGGGCAACTGAATGAATGTAACGAGTGTGGAATCGTTCCGCCGGAACAGTGTAATGGTATTGATGATGACTGCAATGGTTTTACAGACGAAGACTTAATACAGCCTTGCTATACAGCTTGTGGAGCAGGATTTGAAACATGCTCGGATGGAAATTGGATATCTTGTACTGCTCCTCCAGAGTTAGAAGAGATATGTGATGGCCTGGATAATGATTGTGATGGTCAAATAGATGAGGATCTTGAGTGTGTATGCACAATACAGGACGTTGGTGTCTTGTTCCCTTGCGATGAAGATCCTCTTTTATGCGGCCAGGGATATAAAACTTGTCAGTGCATTGATGACACATGCACATCTTTTACTATGTCAGATTGCTTTGCTTTGTGTTATTGGCTGCCTGATAACAATCAGGTTTGTGATCCTCTTGTGGGAATGCCACTAGAACAAGAAAAATGTAATAACCATGACGATAACTGTAATCAAGAAATAGATGAAGATCTGTTTGCTTCGTGTTATACAGGACCTGAAGGCACATTGATGGTTGGGATATGTGAGCCTGGCTTGATGACATGTGATGCTGGCACCTGGGGTAGTTATGAAGAGGAGCAATTTATTCCATTTTACTGTGCTGGTGAAGTCGTACCACAAGAAGAAATTTGCAATGGCATCGATGATGACTGCGATGGTATTATTGACTGGGGCGAAGAAATGAAAGATACCGATGTTCTTTTTATCGTCGATTGGTCCGGATCCATGAATGATGAAATTGATGCAGTAATGATCGCACTTAATCAATTTGCTCAAGATTTTAGTGACGAAGAAGTTATTAAGTGGGGTTTGATTCGTGGACCGGCAGCAATACCTCCTGATTACGATGACGAAAGATTAGAGTTTTATCAAGAACTAGTAGGGTTCAGCGACTTTCTTAGTTCAATGTCAAATTTAAATTCTGATTCTCCGTCAATGAATACATCTATGGAAATGCTTTTAGATGCAATATATTTGTCTGTTAGTAACATTACATCTAATCTTTTTGCAGCCATAGCAGATTTTGAATGGCTAGGAATAGTTAGTCCAAATATAAAAGTTGTAGATTCAGAGCCTTCATTAGATAATTTTACAGTGAATTGGAGGCCTGGAGCTGATAGGATAATAATTGTTTTTAGCGACGAACCTCCACAAAGCTATCTTGTTCCAGAACTGACTGTTGAAGATGTTAAAGGTGCTGTTTCTGGAACTCCTCAGTTAAAACTATTTACATTTTCTAAATCTAATCATAAATCAAAGTGGGAAGAGATATCTATTGCTGGCAATGGCGAGTGGTACAAACTTACTAACAATCCTACTGAGATGTATGCTAGCTTAATAAGCATACTTGATGGCATATGTAAGGAAGAATAAAATGAAAAATAAAAAAGATCTTGAAGAAGAAAATAAAAAACTTATTGAAAAAAATAAAAAATTGCAAGATGAAGTAGATTCTTTGTGGGCAATGATGGATGAAATGACAAGATCAGACATAGAAAACTGGAAGCACTTATGGGATGATCTACAAAAAGACGTTGCCATCAGAGCTTTAATGGTCAGCAAAAAAAAGGTTGATGCGTAAGGAACAATAATGAAAAAAGTAATATTAATAGTTTTATTTATTTGTTTCTCAATGGCAATTAGTGTAAAAGCTAAACAGCCAAAATCTAAATTTTATGATTTTAACGAGCAACTTATTGACGGTGAGATTAAAAAACCAACAACACTCTATACAGACTCCAGAGAGCGTGTTAAATTTGATAGGCTGCTAAAGCTTAAAAAAAGCTTTTTACCAAAACTATTTAACACTGCTAAAGAAAAAGTTTTTAAGTAAATAAAAACTATTTATTTGACAAGGAGTTTTATTATGAAGTTAATAATTGAGAACTGGCGTCGGTTTGTCAACGAGAACAAAGAAGAGGATGATAAACCATCTAGCAAAGACATTGAAAATGCAATCAATGACAAGCTGGATGCTGAAGGTGGCGCTGCAGGTTTAGATCCTTTAGTTGCTGCGGCAAAAAAAATCGATCCAGAAGTTACAGAAGATGAAGTTAAGGAAATGCTGGATGCTATGTCCAACGTTGCCCAGCATAAAGAGGGCGACTACATTGACGAGGATGGATTGCAAGAGGCAGTTTCTATCTACCTAGAAGCAAAACAAGGCATACTTGAAGAGAAAGAAGGAAAAAAAGATGCTTGCTATCACAAGGTAAAAGCAAGATATACGAAAAAAAAAGACGGTAAAAAAGGCAAGTGGCCGTCAGCGTATGCATCTGGAGCTTTAGTTAAATGCAGAAAAGTTGGCGCAGCCAACTGGGGTGAAGGCGGAAAAAAGAAAAACAAATGAATGAGGCAGATCCAAAAAAAGGAACTGGTAAGAAACCGAAAGGTTCTGGTCGACGTTTGTACACTGATGAGAATCCAAAAGATACAGTCAGCGTAAAATTTTCAACCGTTCAAGATATAAAAGATACTCTGTCGAAACAGTCTTTTAAGTCTAAATCTCACAAGCGCCAATCACAAATAATAAATTTAATACACCAAAGAGTTAGGGTCGCTAAAGGAAGAACAAAAGACCCTGTTAAGAAAAAAAGACTTGCAGCTGCTTTTAAATATATTAGCAAAAGGAAAGAAGCAAGCAAGAGGAAAACACAAAGAATGAAAAACGAATCTTTATATTTAGAAAAAATTATATTAGAAGAACTAGAAAACATTCTTGATGAAAGATGTCAAAAGGGATATAAAACACACCCCAAACGTAAGACTAAAAAAATGTTCGGGAGAACATACAGAAACTGCGTTAAAGCAGAGGGTGTCGAAGAAGATGATATTCTAGACGAAGAATTAGAAGAAGATCTTAATAAGTGGTTTAGACAAAACAAAGGAACAGGCTGGGTAGACTGCAATACTTGTCGAAAAGACAAGAAAACAGGTCGTAAAAAATGCAGCCCTTGTGGTCGTAAAAAACGCTCTGGTGGAAAAAGAAAAAGATATCCCGCGTGTCGTCCAACACCAGCTGCTTGTGGAAAAAGAGGTAAGTGGGGCAAAAAATCTAAAGCTGAAAAAAGGCGAAAAAAGAAGAGGAAGCAGTAATGAAAATTACAAAATTTGAATTAGAAAAAATTATTAAAGAAGAAATTCAAGATTTGCAAGAAATTGATTTTTTAAAGAAAATTTTTGGAAAGTCTAAAGATACAAATGATACCGATGATGATTTTGGCGCCGAAGAAAAACAAACTAAAAAAATGTTAACTCCGCCTCAAGCAGGACCGGTTAAGCTAAAGTACCCAATCGACTATTGTCGTAAATTAAGCAGAGATGCGCTAGAAGGCGATACCAAACATCCACAATATGCAAAATTTATGAAACGATGTCAAGAATTATCGCAAAATCGCGATCCAGATTTTATTGCGCGTCTTCAAGGTGAAGAAACCGCAGAATGGGCGCCTGGCTCATCAATGCCTTTTGGAGAGTTTCAGCGACAACATGGATCCTTGGAACAATTCAGTAGCAAACCGGTAAAAGCTGTAGAGCATGTGCTTGATATGGAATTCGAAGGAGTAGCTGGCTATAAAGACAGTGCAGCACGATACGATGAATATATAAGTGGAGAATCTTCTTTTCGAAGAGATAAGGGCACAAGTATAAAGTCTAGTCGCTTCGCTGCTGATAATCTTTCTCTTCCTGGCGGAGGTTATAGTCAGCAGGCTCTCGATCAATATGGCGCCATGCAAGAAAAAATTACAAAATCACAATTAAAACAAATTATTTTAGAAGAGTTAGACTCAACGCTAACTGAAATAAATGAAGAGCAAGCTTATTACGAGATGCTAGCTGAAGGTGAAACTATTGAAGAAGCTATGTATCGAGGCCGCAAAGTTAAACTAAACAAACCAATGCGTGGTGACGTTAAAAAATCTAAAGTTTATGTTAAAAACGCAAAAGGCAACGTTGTCAAGGTTAATTTTGGAGATAAAAAAATGAAGATTAAAAAGTCAAATCCAAAGCGACGCAAGTCATTCAGAGCTAGGCACAACTGCAAAAACCCCGGACCTAAATGGAAAGCAAGATACTGGTCTTGCAAGGCATGGTAAAATTATGAAAGAACTATTTGAAAATTTTAGAAAATTTATAAATGAAAAAAAATCTGTCAAACACGATTGAAGTACTCATGGCCATCGTCGGTCCGACGAGACAAAAGAAATTGGAGAAGTTATCAATCATTCGCTAACTGAAAGTGGCAAGATTGAATTTTACGAAGTAAAGTTTGGAGATGTTACTGAGGTTTTGGCAGCAGAAGATTTTGTTTCTACAAAAGAACAAACACATGAACATCTAGCAAGAGAGATATAAAATGAAAAAACTATTTGAGAATTTTAGAAATTTTATTAATGAGGTTGAAAAATTAGTCTGCCCTCCTGCAACACAAGATGTAGGCATTAATACAAAAAATAGAAACTCAACTAGGCAGAATCATATGTATGGGCCTCTTAACGTTAACGAGCCAGGTGATTATTGGCAAAAGCTCGCACAAAAGTGGGAGACAACAGAAGAAGCAGCTAGAAAGTCAACCTGTGGTGTTTGTGTTGCATTCGATATATCACCTAGAATGGATGAATGCATGCCTGGGCCTGTTTCAGATGAGTCTGGTCGCTTAGGTTATTGTTGGATGCATCATTTTAAGTGTCACTCTGCTAGGTCCTGTGATACTTGGGCTATGGGTGGTCCGATTAAAGACGACAAAAAATCTCAACAATGGCAAGAAAAATCATCTATTTAAAAGGTAAACTTATGCATTTAATATTTGAAAACTGGAGAAGATATCTTTTAACAGAGGATCGTCTTAAGCTTAAACCTGGCCCTAAAGGGTGGGATCTGTATGGCAAGTTAGTTGCAGACGCTTATATAGCTGCTCCAAAATATGACGAAAAAGCAGCTGAAAAGTTTAAAAAGTTAATTCCTTTTATCGATAACATGTACGAAAAAATACAAAGAGGAAAACAGGGAGTCAAAATAGAATTTGTAGAAGACGATCCTTATCCTGAAGGTGATGAGCAGCTTCGTAGAGAAGTTGCCAGAACTGGAGTGTTAAAAGTTTTTAAAGGCGGCACACAACATCCTATTTTTAGCGTTAAGGATGATGACGATGATCCTAATGAGCCAGACTCAAATGAAAAATTCAGAGCTATTCATGATGTAATGGCTCATATACAACATGCTGGGCATCAAGGAACTGGCTTTGATATGAAAGGCGAAATACAAGCTTATAATTCGCATTTACACACAATACCTCCTGATGCAGCTGGCGCGCTCTTTACCGAAGTTATTGGTCAGGCTGCAGTGTTTTTAAATTATGGAGAATTTCCAGAACAAAAAATAGCTTTATTGCCTGGTTTTGATTATTTTAATCTTGGTGTAGTCGATGGTTACGATATTGTAAATAAACAATTAGTTAAAAAAGGCGAGGAGGCTGCAGATCAAGATGAAGGTTCTATTTGAAAACTGGCGAAAATATATAAATGAGGCATGTTGTCCTGATAAAATTCCCAACTCAAACGTTGATTTGCGCCTTATGCCTTCAAAAATACATGGCAAGGGAATATTTGCAGGAGAAAAAATTCTAAAAGGGACGGACTTGGGTGTGTCACACATTAGAAGAAAAGGAATATGGACGATACCAGATTTAGGTCGATGGCACAACCATTCTGATAATCCAAGCTGTCATAATACTCTAGATGGGTCGATGAAAGATAAAACATACACTAGAAACCTTATAGCCTCTAGAGATATTGAACCTGGAGAGGAAATTACGGTAAACTATAGACTACAGCCAGACCTTGAACAACCAGGAGCATGGGCTATATGAAATTATTAATTGAAAACTGGAAGCGCTACTTAGAGGAGGAAGCTAGTCCTGCAGCACAAGGTCAAAAAAATATGACCTTAGTAGTGCCAAAATTTAGAATTTCTGAACAGTGGGGAACTCCGGGCTCTCAAGATAGAAAAATTATAGAGTTGTTTACTTCAAAAATAAAAGGCTCAACTTTAAAAGAGAAAATATCTTCTCTAAATGGTTTTGTATCAGAATGTGACGCCGCATGTGCTGCAACAAAAGAGGTATCAGAAATATTAGCAAATTTAGTTTTTTTAGATTCTTTAGCATCCGTCATATACGATTTTAATCCAATGACAGGCGGCTTCCTATTCGAATCTTTAATAGCTGCGCTTCTTGGCGGAGAGGCTAAACAGGTTGAAACTGGCTCCGGAGCAGATCAGGATGTTACAGATGTTATTGACCATAATGGCCGTCCTTTAAGTTTAAAATTCTTTTTTGAAGGAGGATCACAATATATTCATGGGTCTTTTTGGAATTTAAAAAGAGATATAAAAAGACATAATCAACCCATGGTTTATTTAATTGGTTTAAAAAATAGAAATCACAAGGATAGAAAAGTTTTAGCTATTGATTTTTATGAATTTACAGTTGGCGATAATAAAGAAGGAATACGTGGAGATTATGATGTTGGTGACATAGGCTATGGAAATGGCTTGCCAATATCTTATATTATTGGTGCAAAGCCTAGGGGTCGTCCAAGACGAGGCGAGGAAGGAAAACCTAGACAAAGATTTAAAAAAACTAGTTATTATTTAGGCACTTTAGACTTTGGAGATAGAGATAAGATGATTGAAGTTGCGCAATCATACGCAAATAGATTAGGATCTTTAATGCTAGAAATTTATCAACAAATAGACGAATTAAGCAAAAATGTCAATACATATTTCTTAGAATCTCCAGACGCAAAAGACGCTGCTATGGCAGCTCGTGCAAATGCTGAGACTCTTAAAAAAGATGCAGAGGAACTGTAATTAATGAAGCTTTTATTCGAAAACTGGAGGAGGTTCATAAATGAAGACGAGGATGATGAAGAAAACGTTCTTGATCTTTCAAAAGAGCTTGATTCTGGGTTTTGTGATTTTAATCCTCTGATTAATCAATATGCACAATATTCTCCTGATAGTCTAGCTGAAATGTTAATATTTGTTGTCGCTACTCAGCAAATGCGCTGGTATGATGTTGTTCCAAAGTTTCCTATAATGATGCAGCATATACGCGATAATGATATGTTGTTGAACCCAAGAGATGCCAAAGTTAATGAAAAAGGAAAAACTGTTTATAATATTCCAAAAGCTTTTGCACAACTAACTTTAGGCTTTCGAAAGAATGCAATTCAATCGATATGGCAAAGTCGAGAAATGATATTTTCTACAATGTCTCCTCTTTTTGCTAAGTACAACGCAGCTAGTGGTAATTCTCTAGAGAAAGAAGAGGCGGTGTTTCAAATTTATTTAGAATTAATCAAGCTTCCAGGTCTTGGTTTACCGAAGGCTGCTTTTGCATCGCAGCTGTTAATTGGACGACTAGGCTGCATTGATTCTATTAATTTAAACCTTTATAAAGGATTGGATCCTGAAGGCAAACTTATTACCTATGACAGCAAGGGCCGACCAACTTTTAAAACACCAGGCGTATCTAAAAAAGCAGGGATTGTACAAGTTACAAAAGGTGGTGTAAAATTAGCTAAAGAATATGTTCAATTTTTAAAACAAATTGCCAAGCTAACAGGATCTACAGAAGCTAGTATTTCTAGAAAATTATGGGATTCTTGGGTTGAATTAGTGGCTCTAAAAATTAATAAAAAAGGTGATATTAATGTTATAATGCCGGGTGGAGAAAAATTTACCGTTCCCAATGACTATTCAAAAAATATTAAAGGAGCAGAAACAAATCCCTCTGCTGCGTTTCGTAAACAATACATAGGAAAAATTACACCACAAGATGTGTCTAGGCAGCATTTTCCAAAACAAATGTATGAGGGGCTACGTAAGTGGTCTAATTATGTTGATAGATTATTAAATGAAAATGTTGAAATAGCGCCCCGGGGATCCCTAGCTGGTACGGGAGGAGATATTGGCACAGCAGTCCCTGGATCGATTGCATACATAATGCAAAGTTTTAAAAAATATAATAATGATGCAGAACCCGACGACAAGAGAGTTGCAAAAGCAGTAATGCATAGGAATGGAAAAATTCTTCTTTTAGTAAATGATAGGGGCTACGATTTACCGGGTGGACATTTAAAAAGGGGAGAGCACCCCATTGCTGGTTTAAAAAGAGAAGTTGAAGAAGAAACAGGGTTAACAATTCCAACTCCCGAAATAAAGGATTTATTTTTCATAAAAGGAAACAAAAGATTTTATTCGTGTCCTTTTATGAGAGATGACATTGTTTTAAGCGATGAGCATTCCTCATATGAATTTGTCGATATTGATGATTTAGACTCAATAGAGATATCAAAAAGTTTCAGACAGGCGATAAAAAAAGCTTTAGGTGTTGAATAAATGACAAAATCACAATTAAAATCAATTTTGATCCCTTTGATAGAAGATGTACGCGCAAAACTTAGAGAGGCGTATTGTATTGATTCGGATGTTGATTGCAACAAAATAGGAAAAGCTAGGGTAATAAAGTATTCAAATATTTCATCTAACAATCCAAAACAATATTATCATGATGTATATGTTCCCAAAATTGAATCAGCAATAAATACACCTGTAACCATTTACTCAGAATCCGCGATGACAACCAAGTATGGTGTTCACCCCATGGGTTTTTTCGTTCAGAGAAAGATTATTGGTGTCTATGATGATATATTCTATTTGTATAAGGCAAAATATAACCCTAAGTCAATGAAAAACTTTCGTCCTTACTTAAAATATATTCTTTATCATGAATTTGGACACGCAATTGATGTAGCTCTAAACGACATATCGCAAACAGAAAAATATAAATCTTCGATTAAAAAAGCTGCAAGAGGTGGAGTAATTTCAAACATGAACAGGAGTGATGCTGAATATTTTTCTCCTGATGAGGATTATGGCGTCTCTGAGCTTTGGGCTGAAATCTCTGCCATACAAGATCACTTTAATACTGCTTTTGTATTGAAAGATATAAAAAACTTATGTTTTGTAAAGAAAAATTATAAAAACGGCAACAGAATTTCCTGGAAAGAAGGTAGGCAAAAAGAAATTTTAAAACAAGCAGATCAAGCAAGGAAAAAAGGTAACTCACAAGAAGAATCACGACTTAAAGAACTAGCAAAAGAGTATGAAATAACAAAAGGTGATTTTTTATTACAGTCGCCGGCTGTACAAAGATTTTTAAATTGTAGTGACATGCCTGGTACACTGCAAAGATGGAAAACAATTGAATTGCAATTTAAAAAAGCATAAATTAAAAACTATTTAAAGACATGAAACAAGAAACAAAACTACAATTACTTGATAAACTTAGAAAAGAAAATCCAGAACTTGTTAAAAAAATAATGACAGTAGAGGATTTATCTAATTATACAACCGAAAGAGAAGCATTTCGTGCGGCAAGAGGAAAAGGAATACTAAAATTTCTTTATACTGGTGCAGATGGAAAACGAAAACAAAAAACGACTCGTTTAAAAACAGAGACTGAAATGGCTCATTTAGAGGCCATGATTGAAAGAGCAAAAAAATCACAAACAACTGGTGAGCCTGCGGCAGAGCCCTTATTAGAGGCAAAAATAAGACCAAATGCTCTTAAGAAAATTATTCTTCAAGAAATTAATTCAGTCATTTCTGATATTTTGAAAAAAAAGAAAAATGCTTAAAAAATGGAAACAGTTTTTATCTGAATCTAAACTTCGTATTTTTGATTTTGATGATACTTTAGTCAAAACTGACGCACGTGTTATAGTCACATATCCAGACGGAAAAGAAGAAAGCTTGACGCCTGGTGAATATGCAGTACACGAAATTGACGAAGAAAATGAATACGACTTTAGTCAGTTCGAACAATCAAATCTTATAAACCCAAGAGAGATTGAAAAGGTTACAAACGTATTAAGAAATGTTCTAGGTGCTTCCGGTGACAGAGATATTGTTATTTTAACGGCTAGACCACCATCTTCGCAAAATGCAATATTAGACTATTTAAAAGAAATAGGTATTGATAGCCAGACAATTGAGATTGTCCTTTTAAATTCATCAGATCCATATTCTAAATCAAACTGGATTGAGAATAAGATAGTTGATGGAGCTAACGACATATTATTTCTTGATGATTCTGGCAAAAATGTCGACGCAGTAAAAGAGCTAAAAGCTAAATATCCAAATATTAAGCTTGATGCTAGAAAAGTCGACTATGCAGAGGAGATAGAATAAATGGGATGGCTCACAAACAGATATAATAAAAAAACATCAAAAAAATACGGTTGGCTACCTTCTTGGTTTGGAGAGGATTTAGATAGCTTTGATTCAGATTTAGAAGCAGCGATTAAAGCTTTTCAAAAAGACCATGATTTAAGTGCAGATGGAAAAGTCGGACCTATGACTTATAGAAGGGTGCTTCTAGCAAGACAAGTGGAAGAAGAAGAAAACAATCTTGTTGACTACATTTTAGTTAATGGCTCAAAAATTCATCTTGGTTGGGATGTTAAAATAAATTTGATGTCTAAAAAATGTTATAGAACCTGGAAGAGAGAAAGAAGTCCAAACATGATCGTTACTCATTGGGACGCTACGACTTCAGCAGATAGATGCAAGCGAGTTTTAGAAAACAGAAATATCTCAACTCACTTTTGCATTGATAACGACGGTGTAATTCATCAATACGTCGACACTAACCATGTTGCTTGGCATGCTGGCAGAGTAAATTCAAAATCTATAGGAATTGATTTTTCTAACGCTTATTATTTAAAGTACGCTGACTACTACGTAAAAAAAGGGCTCACAAAACGTCCCATCTGCAAAGACAGTGTTGTACATGGTGTTAAGCTTAAGCCTCATCTTGGATACTATAATGTTCAAATTGGAGCTTATAAAAAACTGCTTAATGTTTTGTGTGATCATTATGATATAAATATAGATACCCCAAGAACAAAGTCAGGAGGCTTGTATACTGGAGTCGTCAAAGAAGCCGCAAATGGTAAATATAATGGGGTTGTTTGCCATTATCATTTAACAAGAGGAAAGATTGATTGCGCAGGTCTTAAGCTTGATAAGATTGTTGATGAGTTGAATTAACCACTTCTATTTTTTTTGGAGAGGTAACTTTTTTTAAAGCATATCTTTTTGATATATTTTCGTTTAACCAAAATATTTCTAAGTGATCTGTTGCCCATTTTCTCATTATAATTCCAAGGGGTTTTTCTTTCGTGGACAACATTCCCCTAAGCGTAACTAAATCGCCTACGTTCATTAGAGTTTCTCCGCACTATTTATTTTCAGGAGCATCTTGTAAAATGCGTAAAACAAAATTTTGTGATAAATTTTTAATCTTATCAATAATGTTTTTTATAACTAGTTTGTTCATGGGTTCGTCTAGCGCCGGAGATGAAACAAAAAAGTCTGAAGAGTCTGTTGAGATACCTCAAATTCAACAACAACAGCAAATAATACACGAGAAGCTTACTAAGATAGAAACTAGTCTTAAACAAAATATTAGTGACTAATTAACGTTATGAGTCAATCTAATCAAGTTAGCACAATCAGGGACTGGTTTACTTTTGCTGTAGCCATAGTGGTCGCTATAGCCGGTGTTATTTTCTGGGTCCAGTCTGCCAGCAATCACAAATTTGAAAATGTCGAAAAAGAAATTTCTGAATTAAAAAGTGAAATTTCAAAAATTCGAGAGGACAACAGTAAAATTTTACGTGTTGTTGGCCGACTGGAAGGTCGCATTGGTCGATTAAAAAATAATTAATTATTTAGACCAATTTACTAAAAGTGACAAAAATTGAGTTGTCGCATTTAGTGTGGCTGTGCCAGCCAGCAAGCTTCCTCCTCCACACAGAGCTATGAGAAATAGATCTCCAACTATACCCGCGTAGAAGAAAAATAGAAAAAATAACATAATTGTAATTGTTGCAATTACAATACCTGGATTCAATTTTGATTTTTTGTTTGTCATTATCCTTCCTTTGTTTAAAATATAGGCAAATTTGTAATATAGTCAAGCAAAATAAAACTATTTATAATTATGAATATTAAATCACTGGTTAACATCAACGACTCTCTCAACCCTAAACTATGGAATGCCGACGCTCTTAAGGAGCCTGTCAGAGGTAAATTAATAGAAATAGCTAATGAATTTTACGATAATTTAGATGTTCTAAAAAAAGCTTTGATTGATATTACGTTTACAGGTTCGTTAGCAAATTACAATTACAATAATTCGTCTGACATAGACTTGCACTTAATAGTTGATTTTTCAAAAATAGATAACAACAAATTTTTAGTTGGTGAATATTTCAAAGCTATGAGCACAAATTGGAATAAAATGCACGAAATAAAAATAAAAGGCTATGAAGTAGAAATTTATGTGCAGGATAGCGCCGAGCCCCACCATTCAACTGGTGTATTTTCTTTATTGTCCAATAGCTGGACTAATAAGCCAGCTAAAAAAGAATTCAAACCAGACATGGAAGTAATTGACAAAAAAATAGATAATTTTGTTGAAATGATTGATCATGTAGAAGAGCTTTATGACGATAAAAGTTATGAAGACGCTCATGAATTATCAAAAAAAATAATGAGTAAAATTAAAAAATTTCGTAAATCAGGCCTTGAAAGTGAAGGAGAGCTGTCTAACGAAAACATAGTTTTTAAATATCTAAGAAATAATAATGTTATTAAAACGTTAATAGATATGAGAAATATGTCATATGATAAGTTAATGTCTCTAAACGGAAATCCAGAAAAAATGTTTAAAGTATACTTATCTACAAGAGAAAAAAATAAAAGTTTTAATCGTTTAAACGAGTTAGAAAGATATCAAAGAAAAGTAAAACGCGGTCATATGAAAATGAAACGAAGAATAATTGGCACAGGTAAGCAAACAAAAGGTTCAAGCCCTTACAAAAAAAAGCCGTCTTTTAAAAGAGCAAAATCGGCGCCGCCTGGTGCAGGAGGATCTTAGAATGGCAGTAAAAGTTGTTGATGGTAGCAGTGTGCATAGAAATTTTGATGGAATATTAAAATCTTTTCTTCCATATGCAAAAGACAAGCTAGGGTATAACAAACCAGTTGATATACAGCTAGTATCGGATCCTCACAATGCAAAAGATCCATTTGGAAAAACTGCTTACTATGACCCAAGCTTAATGAAGATAACTGTTTTTGTTGATAAGCGACATGTAAAAGATATTTTAAGATCAATTTCACATGAGCTAGTTCATCATAAACAAAACTGTGAAGGTAGGTTATACTCACCAGCAGGTGAAGGTTATGCGCAAAATGATCCTAATTTAAGAGAAATGGAAGCGGAAGCCTATTTAGAAGGTAACGGATTTCTTGTTAGAGATTTTGAAGACAAACTCAAAGGAGACAAACAAATGAGAAGCAGAGTCTTGGATGAAAAAATTAAAAAAACTGTAAGAAAAATAATTGCAGAAGTTAATAAAATAGCAGAACAAGATGCTATGGAAATGGGTAATGAGCCTGCAGGTTCTATGGAGGATGATTCTATTCAAGCAGCTTTAGAGCCTATTGTTGGCGCTGACAAAGTTGCAGAAGTTATGGCTGCTCTTGCTTCAGCTGGAGTTGAGCTTCCAATGAAAGAAGCTGATGTAAAAAATCCAGGACCCTACATTGATGGACCTAGGGCGAAAGCTGGTGTTGATGATGATGGTGATGGGGTTCCAAACAAAGCAGATAAAAACTCCACCGATGGTGATATTCAAGAAAAAATGAAAAAAGATTCTCCTGACCGTCGACCTTCTGATACTCCTTCTGATCGTCTTAGACCGCTGGAGGAGAAAGATGACAAAAAGGATGTCGAAGATGAAGAGCAGTACAATCTTCGCACTGCAAAATCTGTAGGCGAGAAAAAGCCAAAAGAAAAAAAGAAGCAGGTTGCAAAAGATGAGGGCCTTAAAGAAGATATGCATGAAGAGGACGAGGATGTTAAAGAAGGTCCCGCTGTATACATGCAAGAAAACTGGGTGCGCAAACCCTTAAACGAGAGAATTTACAAAACACTAATCAAAAAATGGTGTAAATAAGGAGACTAATCATGGCTAACCCCAGAAGAAGAAAACAAAGAAAACTTGCTAGACTGAAAGCTGTTAGAGTCAAGCAAGGACAAAGCTTAAGAGAGGCGATTGCAGAGGCTCAAGAGCCAGAAACTGCGCCGCCTGCTAAGCCAGAACCAAAGCCAGAGCCTGCACCTGAACCAGAGCCTGCAGATAAGCCTTCTGTTTCTGATGCTCCAGAGGCACCAAAGGTAAAAAAAAGTGCAAAGGCAAAGCCTGCTCCAAAGAAGGCTGCTCTAAAGAAATCTGCGCCAAAATCAGCATCAAAAAAAGCTAAAAAAGAGGAATAAAACATGGGCGGAGGATCTGGTGGACACATGTGGCATCCATTTGATTGCCCTGATGTAAAAACTGGTAAAGACCTACTACTGACGTTTGAAAAAAGCGCAGAGTGGTTAAGTCAGAACGCCGCGTCTCTTAAAGTTGATGGTGCTAATTTAAGTTTTCGTCTTATAAAGAACCCTAAAATGTCAACAGGATATGAGTTTGCTGTTGACAGAGGATCAACTTCTGGAGCTGCAGGGCCTTATGATCTTGCTGGTGTTACAGCAAGGACTGCACACTTGCGCTTTGTTAACAAAAAAGACCCAAGCAAGCCACATGGTATGGTTGATGCTACTAGTAATCTTTTGAGTATTTTTAATCGAGCGCTTCCTTCTATCTTAGAAGAGCTAGAAAAAATTGGAATGCTAAAAGATGAAAACATGGGTCCTGAAGGATTATATTTTAACACTGAATATGTCAATATGGAAACTAATGTTAAAAAATATCCTTTTAATTTTATAGCACTTCATGGAGTAAGAAGGTTTAAGAGAGTTACTCCAAAGAAAAGAGCTTTCGAAGAAGTTTCACTACCTCAAGCTGTTATTGATTCTATTGCAAAAAAAGCACATGTGTGGGGTCAACAACACAATCCTCCTTTTAAAGTATATGGAAACATACCAACTAATCTTAGCAAAAAACCGGACTGGAGGTCGACACTTAAAAAACAATTAGAAATTAATTTTGGAATACCTTCAGATGCCGATGAAAACGAAAATCAAAAACCTATCAAAAAAACAGATAGTTTAGAAAATTGGCTTATCAATATTAAAAAAAATCCCATTAGGGATGTTGTGTCACTTAAGCCTGAAGCCGCAGAAAAACTAAGAATTCCAAGTTCTCAATTTCCAAATGCAAAAAAAATATATATGGCTGTTTTATCTGGCGCGCCACTTTTAGGCCCAGGAGGGTTAGTAAGCACTGTTGAGGATGCCGGTAAGATAGCTGATTGCACAGCTATGTGGGAAGCAACAAGAGTTGTTGGAAATGAATTTTTAGACGCATCAGAATCTGAAGATTTTGGGCCTCTTGTTAGAAGTCAAGGCGACGGAAAAGGAAAAGAAAGAGATCAAGAAGAGGGAATACGAATAGATCCTCAAGGTTGGTGTGGTAATACTTCATTTAAGTATTCTGGCCAATTTATTATAGATAATCTTTCTAGTGGCTTCGGTGTGTCTGAGAGTCTCTTGCGCGAGCAACAAGAAGGATCACCCATAAAAAAAGTTATTGCTATTTACCCAGGTCGTTTTCACCCTCCCGGCAGACATCATGCTGCTGCATACAACTGGCTAAAGTCAAACTTTGGTGAAGAAGAAACTTATATTGCTACATCTGATAAAGTTGTTCCACCAAAATCTCCTTTTACGTTTGAAGAAAAAGAAATAATATGGTCTGGACATGGTGTACCATCCGAGCGCGTTGTGAGAGTAAAAAATCCATATAAGGCTCAGGAAGTTTTAAATCAACATGATCCAGAAACTACTGCAGTCGTGTACATGGTGGGATCAAAAGACATGAAAGAAGATCCAAGATTTAGCAATGTTGGTGGAACTTTAAAGAGTGGCCGAGCCGCCTATTTAAAATCATTTGAAGAAGAAAAGCAAAATCTACAACCTTTGTCCAAACATGGTTATTTAATTGAAGCCCCTCACATGTCTTTAGCTGTTCCTGGGTATGGAGAGATGTCTGGTACTACATTAAGACAATTTTTAGCAGATTCTGATGCTGATGCGTTTAAAGCAGTTATGGGATTTTATGATGATCAAATTCATGAAATGATTAAAAAAGTCCTGAAGGAGGGAGAATCCAGATCAAATTTTTTAACAATGGAGTCCCTATTTTCTTTGGTTGACGAACTATTGTTAGAAAAACAAAGCATGTCTGATAAAGTTAGTAAAAAAATAAGTTATTTAATGAAAAAAGAAAAAAAACCACAGGATCAAGCAGTAGCGATTGCATTAAGCATGCGCGATAGAGGCGAGTTAGCAGAGCAAGAGCTAAATGAACTAGATGTGGAAAAGGCAGAAGAGCAAATTACAAATATAATGGCTCGTCTTATGATGCAAGACCCTCAGCTTAAACAGTTGCCGGCGGATAGAATAACAGCAGCAGCAAGAGAGTTAGGTGAAATGTCTGCTGAGCAATTAGAACAAATAGCAAACACAGAAGCACCATCTGCTGATCAAAAAGCTTCTCAAATTGCACAAGATCTTAAAAGTGAAGCCTCTGGCGCAGGCGGCGGAGGAGTATCTGGATATGGGGCGCCCGCGTTTAGAAGAAGGAGAAAAACAAATGAATAAAGATGAAGCACTTCAAGAATTTAAATTGAGAAGATTTATTCGCCAAGCGATTAAGCTTCGTCAACACAAATTGAACGAAGATCAAAAAAGAAATTTAATTGAAGAACAAAAATTAAGAAAAGTTATTAAACACCTTTTAAGAGAGGGGGAGACGGATACAGATACTGAACCTGTACCATATAAATCAACTGCCATGAATCTTATTAATGATGTTTTTGGTGAGATCTTGCCTGTTGTTAAAAAAGGTTTGCGCAAGCTAACATCAGATCCAGAAGAGCGTGTTAGTTATCTAGATCATGTTCTGAATAAAATTAAAAACATGTTTGATGTTCTTAACGCTTCTCAAGAAGCAGGAATGGCACTGGCTGAACAAAGAATTGGAATTAAGATTGAAGACCCGGATGAAGAAGCAGAAGTTGGCGAAACGCCAGACTTTGACGATCCAGATGCTCCAGCGGAAGAAAAACCTAGTAAAGAAGAGGAGGAAGAGTCTGAGTTTCAAAAATTTGCGATTGCAGGTAAGGATGAAACCGGCGCACGAATTGCTTTTGACACAATTGCAGGATCTAATATTGAAGACAACATTAGAAAACTAGTAAGACTTCTTGGTGATGATGAGAAAAGAAAAGAGGCACAAGAGTATTTTCTTTATAACTTAAACTTGTTTGCCATTGGTTATGAAAAAGATTTGGCTAGTGAAATTGGTCAAGAGCCTGCGTTTACTGAGCCTACAATGCCAAAGCCTGCAGGGGCGCAAGTATCACCAGAGGCTGAAGGTGGGGGCATAGGCGAAGAAGAACCCATAGAAGACGAGCCAGAAGCTCCACCTGAGCTGCCAGGAATTTAATATGTGGGAATCAAAACGTTCCAGGCATAAAAAAAAACAAGATGAAGACAGCTATTATAGCATGTCAAATAAACTAAAACAAGAAGGAAGGGTCGACGAGAAGTTTGAAATTCAGTTGTCAATGTTAACTCTTGAGGAGATTTTAGCGCTTCGATTAGAGCTAGCTGCAAAAACTGTTAACTACAAATTGTATGGAACAAATATTTGGAATAATTTGCCAGAACTTGTAAAAGACGCAGTTTTAAAATACGCTTACGTTGCGGGAAAAACAAAGAACGAAATGGCAATGTTTTTGGGTATAGACAAAAGTCGATTAAGAAAACTACTTAAACAATATGATATACCTAATTACTTTATGAGGAAAACAAATGACTAAATCTTATAAACTTATTAAAGAAGAATTTGATTATGCAATGTCAAACATTCTTAACGAAGAGGTCGCAGTTGATGAAGCAACATTAGAAAATATTCAAATGTATATTCAAAAGTCTGAAGCAGCGACAAAGAGAAAAATACGATCTGTTCAAAAAGCGCTGGCTATACTTAATAAAGCTGATACTAGAAGAGATAGAGATGATGTGCTTAAAACAACATTAAAGCAAGCAGCCATGCTTTTTCAAGATATAGGCCCTTCAGTTCAAGACAGTATCCCAGCACAAAATTGGAACAGTATTTCTACACGTACTGAAAAAAATCCAGAAATTTCAGAACAGTTTAAAAAATTATTTCCTCGTTTTCCTGCACGCAGGCAAATCGGGGCTGGGATTGTACGAAGAGTTTTTGCACGCGCCCGCAGCGTATATGGAGCTAATATAGATTATTTATTGGTGCCAATTTTACCTGATGCTGAAGTTCGGATACCAGATGAAACACCTCCAAGACTAATTGAAGGTTACATTGTGCTTTTTAGAACATATATTCGAAAGCTTAATCAGCATCTTCAAGGTTTAAATAATTTTAAGAGCAAGTTAAGTGGTGGTGAATCAGCTGCAGCAGAACCTCAGCAACAAGCAGAGCCACAAGCAGCTGTTGAACCGGTTGAAGAACCGCAACAACAAGCCAAGCCTGCTGCCAAACCTGCAGGTGGTCAATCACTAGCTGATAAACTGAAAGGTCTAGAGGTAAGATAAAACTGTGTTTTTAAAAATAGAAAATTCGAAACAACTTACAGAGCAGCGTCGTCCTACTGAGGAAGAGGAAGAGCAGATTAAGAATATGGCTAAAGGCCAAAGATCTGGAGAGGGCAGATTAGCAAGTTTCAAAGGGATAGATATTAGTGATGGTCAAACTTTGCCCAATCTAGTGATCATGAAAAAAACCGGCATAGTAACTTCTGGTCAGTTGAATGTGAAAGGAATAAACGATTATATCAATACATGGATAAGCAAAAACAAAAATTACGACAAAGGCGATCGAGGTGCTAGAATTCAAGGCGCCAAGGCCTTTAAACGTGTAGTTAATAAATTAAAAACAGGCACAACTGCAAAACAATATTTATACAATACCAATGGAAACGGCAAAAAAATTATTACAAAGCTAAATGAATTTATTAAAAAAGCTGAAGCCGTACAAAATCCTTCAAAGGAGGAACCAAAAGTGGATAGAAAATTTGATGATTGGACAGAGGCGAGCGACGCGATGTTGGCCGCAGGACATTTATTTAGCTCCCTAGAAGTTGATGGCGTGTCATATGTTTATGATAAAGACCTGGCCCCTCAATACGGCGTGAAAACGGGCGATTTTGAAGCGGCGAATGCGAACTACGTTAGTGCAAGTTTTGCAAACGAGCAGACGCTGGGGCAGGTATCCATGCCTGATGAGTCCGAAGAAGAAGAGGAAGTAACAGAAGGCAGTTATCTATCTGCTGCCCAAATGAAAAAAGCAAAAGATGAGGTTGATGACGCAGCTGCGGATGAAAACTATCCTGGATTTAAACATAGATTTATGGAAACACCTGCAGGAAAAGTAACAAATCATATTTGGCGTGTCGTTTTAGAGCAAGATCAGATTGAAGACATCAATCCCGAGAATACACGGAAGGCCGCGAGAGCTGACTATATGAAAATTCTTGGAATGGCAAAAAAGGCTTTGGGTGTAGAGTCCACGGAACCAACTGAGCCTCGCATAGGTTCTGGTCCAATTGCTGGTCAAACTACAACAGATGCGAAACGTTATCAAATAAAGGGCACAACAATCATTCTTGACAGCTGGAGTGAACTTGACACGCTCCTTAAGGATGACAAAGGAAAGAAGGCCTACCAAGACTCGACTCTGATAATAGTTAAAAGCTCAAAGGGCGAGACCGAGATGAGCGATTCTATTGTCCCAAAAGGCTTATCGAATACATTTACTAGACGAGGCTATTATGATTGGAACGAGAAAAAGATCGCTATCGATGGCTCGAAAGGCGCCTGGGTTAGACGTAGACGATCTGGCTCTGGAAAGAAAAGAGTTTACGGAACATCACAGCGTTGGCGTCCAAGAGGAAAAGATCGAAGAGCACAATACAAGCAGTTTTACAAAGACCTTCAAAAAGCAGGTCTTTTGAAGCTTTTATTTAAAAAAGAAAAAATACGTCCGGACGAAATTAAAAAAGTTCTTGGCGAGGCAGTTGATGGTTTAGATTTTGCTTGGGGTAAATTACACAGAAATGCTTACAAAGAGCTTCTTAAGGTTGTGCAAGCTTCTGGCGCAAAATCAATTGAAGATTGGCGAGCGGGTAAAACTTCTGCAGACGAAGAGCCAAAAAAATCAGGTGATAGCGCTGCAGCTGCAAGTGCAACTACTGAGAAAGAACTAGAAAGATTAAACATTAAAAGAAAAGCCACTTTTCAACGCTACGGGGGAGAATATACGCCGTTGACAGCAGAGCAGGTGGCAGATAAAGAATTTTTAAAAACTATCAGCCAAAGGTTTGGTGTTACACAAGCAGAGCTTAGTCAATTAATAGCAGGCCAAGAGGCAAAAACAGCAAATATTATGAAAGGCAAAAGAGCCGATCAACTAAAAAGAAAAAAAGCTGCTCTTACACTGGCTAGAGAAGTTAGAAAACTTAATGGATACATTAATGGTACATTCAAGGATAATGAAATACGAGAATTAATTCAGAAGTATGCAAGCTCCGAAGAGTTTGGAAACACCGGTATAAAAAGAAACTTAAACCTTCTTGCAACTAGATATCAAAAATTTTCTGGAAAAAGCTTGATTGATCATCTTGTTGATGATGGTCATCCTGAACTAGCCAATATGGTTAGGTATGGTGACCAAGCTGCGCTGGGCGCTGGCACATCTCAAGGTGTTCTTAGAGGCAGAGGAACTGACATAATAGATCCTGATCTTGACGACGATGCGGCCGCGCTTTTTAAAGCAGCTAGAGGTGCCGGTACAGATGAAGAAACTATTAAAAGAGTTATAATTAAGAACAAAAATAAACTAGTTCAGTTGGCCCAAGCCTATAGAAAATATACACAAGAGGATGCGCCTGGCGCTCCAATTACTGATGAGCATGCAAATCTTATTACAATGCTTTATGATGAGGCTGACGGCGATGAAGAAAAAGCGTTTGCTAGAAGAGTACAGAGAGCACTTAGAGCTAGCGCTGCTCAAATTGATACCAGTTTAAGAGAAGGAAAAAATCCAATGCCAAAAATTAATTTAAAAAAGCTAAAAGCTTTATTCAAAGAAGAGTATGACAGACGGCTCAAAGAGCAGTCGACAACTGGCGGAATGACTCTACCAAGCGGACAAGAGATTGGCGCAATGTCAATTGATCCAGCAGACTTAGAGCAGATGCTTGATGAGCCGCATCCTGATTCTTCACAATTTGAACCTGTTTCGCAACAAACAACTAAAACTAGCAGTGGCTTGGTTTACACTCCTGAACGGAAAGCTTTTATTAGGTACATCAAAGGCCTGCGCAAGAGAGGTAAACTATCAAGAGCGCAAGAAATGAAATTAAGACGCGCTGTTTTTAGCAGAAAATATACTCCAAAAGATATGGCTGGTAAAGAGATTACAAAACTTATCAACTCTCAAGTTGTAGCTAAGATGAATCACGATCAAATGGTTGCAAAACCTTTGGCTGGAATAGAAGGTGCATTAAGCGGAAAGAAAGCATCTGTAAGTGATCTTAAGGCTTCTCTTAAAAGATTGCAATCTGGCCCTCAAAATAATAGAACAAAAAGATCTATTGCTCGTGTAAAAAGAATGATTGCACGTGCTGAGCAAAGAGGATCAGATGTTGACGTTATGAAAATTGCAAATTCTGCTTTGGATAATCTTGGAAAATCTAAAACTGCAGCCGAAATGGAAGCTAGCTTAAAGAAAATGAAGAGTTCTAAAAATGCTAGCTCTGCTGAAATGCAGAGAGCAATTGCTCGTGGTGAAAGAATGTTAGCTAGAAAACGTCAAGAAGAGAATCCATCTAAACAGGTTGCTAGAGATCTATAGGTGTATCATGTGCATTATATGCGTTGATTTAGCTAAAGACAAACTTACTCCCCTAGAGGCTAGAAATAACCTAGGGGAGATGAGAAATTCAATTGAAAAAGATCATAGACTCGAAGTCTTAAAATTAATATGGAAAAAAGAAGAAGAACAAGAATATTATAATGAATGGAACGATAATAGTGACGCTTCTGATTAAATAAAATTTTTTTCTTTAACATATTTAAATTTTATAGGATAATATACATAAATCTTTATGGGGGTGAACTGGTTTCGACTGAGTATTGAAAATATAATGTGCAAGGCTGTGTGAGTGCGCACAGTAAAAACACTCAACTTTATAAACGCCAACGATAACGTTAGTTTTGATTACGCCCTAGCGGCTTAATCATGGGGAATGATAACGCCTTATTAACCAAAGATAGTCCCGCCGACGGTGCCCTTCGGGGAGAGGTGGTCAAGTGGTTTTTCCAAGTTAGGCCCATAGGACAAACTTGGTGGTGCGCGGTGCTTGAGTTTGTCAGAGTCCAAATAACTGACTAACCTTGTGAATGACATTGTGTTAGATATATTTAGGACCCGGGTTCGACTCCCGGCACCTCCACCATATAAGTCATTTTAATTAAAAGGAGATAAAAAAATGATGGATCAAAATCAAGCTTTAAATACTTTAGTTCAAGCAGTTAATTTAGCTCAGCAAAGAGGAGCTTACAACCTTAAGGAAGCAGCAGTACTTTCTAGTGCTATTGAAGTCTTTACTCCTCCTGCAGAGGAAGCAAGTGAGACTGTTACTGAAGAGACTACTGTAGAAGAAACTGAATAAATTATTTAACTATTATTAATATATTATTATATAATTAATTAATTGCAGTCCTCTACCTAAGGAGAAGATAATGTCTATGAAAGAAAATGAGCAAAAAATTAGTGATCTTAGAAGCAGTCTTAGTCGTCTCAAAGATGATATGGCTGAGGTAAGGTCAGAGCTAGCTAATTTTAAAAAGGCTGTGGCAGCAGATATGACTCGTCTAGTAAAACTTCAACAACAGCAGAAGTGATACTATGACCGAAGTTATAAAAAGTGGAAAACCGTGGAAGAATGATTCTTTTCACAATACGTTTGAAGAAGCTAATAATGTTAGAGAGAAATTACTAGCAATCTGGAACGACAGTGATTCTCACAAAGGAATGCAGGTCAAAGTTAAACGCATGCCTTCCAGAGATCAATTTGTTGTTAAAGTTCGGCTTCATCCAGACTTTGAACCAACTAAGGAAAAGCCTAAGAAAAATGGGAAAAATCGCAAACGAAATAAGAAAGATACAGGTGGAGGAAAATTTGACTCTTCCGCAAGTGTTTGAAAAGTATCCACATTTGTCCCGTCTCCAGTATGAAGAGCTTCGTGAGGAGGGTCAGCTTAATGAGGACTCCTCCAAAGCGAAGCAGCTTCTTTTAGATTGATTTACTCAGACGCTTGGGGTGCCTACTATACTAGTGTATGGGACAGTATCTCCTCGCTCTTATAAAGCGTAGAAAGAGTAGTCGGTTACACGTGGGTTCAAACCCCACCTGTCCCACCATTAATGGAGGACGATAATGAAAAGAAGCTTAACAATGTTTATTATTGCTGGAATATTTTTTGCTGGCTGTGCTGGTACGCAACCTAACGTTGCAACTGTCACTATCAATGTACATACCCAGCCCAGTATTCACTCTTTCTACACTTACGAAAGACGATGCAAAAAAAGAAACCCGCAAATTTATCAAAAAGTATGCAAGACAGTTTTAATCAAACATAAATCATGAGTGGCGTTAACAGATATTTAGAAGAGTACGAAAAGTACAAACATGTTCAGCTTGAAATTGATATTGTTTACAATAAAAAATCACGCACTTCTGAGCGTATGGTTATCTTAGAGATAAACAATGACGAGGACAAAGCGCAAGTAAAGAACCTTCGTACAGAAAATATTCAATATAAAACGCTACATTGGTGTAGGAAAAACCTAATTAAAGAGTGATATGAAATACATTGTAAAATTTATGTCACGAGAAAAAGAAAAAGATATATTTACAATCAACCCGCCTATGTCGATCGACAGAGCACAAAAAATTTCAAGAGATTTACAGTTAATGGGAATGACAGCGTGGATTGAAAAGATTTAACGAACTTTAGAGACAAACAAACTATATATTAGAGAAAGCTTTATAAGCTATATTAAGGAGAACAAAACAAATGGCAGATCGCAAAATTGAAAAAGCCCCTTTTAACGCGGTGAGAACATCAGTACTAGCAGTTTCCTCTGCAACGTCCCTAGGAGATTCAGACTGCGGACGTCTAATCGCAGTTACCGCTGGTAATTACAATATTAATCTACCAGCAGCAAAAGCAGGCAGAACTGTAAAGTTTTTAATTGCTGCATCAAGCACTGACAACATGACAATTAAAGTTATTGGAGATGACCACCTAATGGGTCGAGTAGCCGTAACAAGCACCACTGCAGACAACACTGGCATACCGCAGGTTGTGGACGATATTTCTGGCGAGCTGGTTGAGTTAAACATCGATTCTAACGTGGCCACCACCGGTGGCCTCACTGGAGATGTTATTGATCTTTACTGCGCAGTGGATGGAACTTGGATTGTTAATGCACACTTGCTAACTACCAACGGAAATCCTGGCACTATTGCCACAATGACCACTTAAGAAAACTAATCTTAATAGCTTATAGACTAAGACAGCCTTTTAACGAGGGCTGTCTTTTTTTTTAACAGGATACAACATGAATGAACGATGGAGTCTGTGGCAAAGAAACGTAATTGATCGTTTTAAAAACATGCCAGACGAAGAAATCAAAAAAGAGCTACAACGCACTGCACATCCTGTTGCTGTATGTATGGAACAATGGCAAGGCGACTTTAATATCAGCACGCTAATCCGAAACGCCAATGCCTTTAACGTTGAAAAAGTGTTTTACTTTGGCAGAAGACGATACGATCGTCGAGGTACAGTCGGTACTCACAACTATACAGATATTCAGTTTCTTGATGGTGGATACGACCAGTTAGAGACACTAAAAAATCAATATACATTTGTAGGCGTCGATAACAACGTATCTCAGAAAACCTTTAAATTAGGCGAGTTTGATTGGAATACACTATCAAAACCACCGTTGATGATCTTCGGTGAGGAAGGCACTGGATTGACACAACAAGCTATTCAAATGTGTCATATTCTATTAGAAATTCCTCAATATGGGTCTGTTCGCAGTCTGAATGTTGGCACAAGTTCTGGAATACTCTTATATGACTACGTGAACTATCTAAAAAATTCCACAAATCAACATATGTTGCGGACAATGAAATATGATGAAACCTGTAGTGGACAGAATGAATCATGCCAACTAACTCTCCTTTAGAGTTTAATATTGGTGATCCCGACGCACCTCCTACTGTCGGTATGCTATAATGTGCATGCCCTTGGGTGTTTCCAAAAAAATGTCCCGTAAATAAAGGAACCATGTTTCCATCTGAAATACCCATTGGGCTAGCTATATTATATACTTTTTCTCCATATTCTGGTCTTTTTGTCGACATAGGGATATGAGGAAGATCTAAATTCTTTGACTTAAGAAGGCAAACATCAACATCTTTATTAGATTTTAATATACTAGCATGTCTGCTTTTTCCCTCTCTGTCAATAATTTTTAAAAATACATGGCCACCTTGGCTTTTTATTCTTTTTTCGAACTCTCCTAAGTTGCAAACGTGCGCAGCAGTTAAAACAACTTTTTTATTTCCGTAAAGAACAACCGATCCAGAGCCAACTGAAAAAACTTCAGGCTCGATGCATGTTTGTTTTTCTTCATTGCACACACCAACCCAAGTTTCTACCTTAACAAAAGCTTTTCTTGCTGTTCTAATATTTGTTAGTATGGTTGTTTGACTTGCGCAACTATTTAATATGAAGCTAAGTAAAAATACTATTATTAACAGTAATAACTTGATGCGCATAACACAAGTAACTAGTAAAAGCATAAAGAGTAAAGTATGAAAAAAACATATGTCCTTGATACTAACGTATTTTTGACGAACGCAAATTCAGTATTTGAATTTAAAAATAATGATATTGTAGTCCCGTTAAAAGTACTAGATGAAATTGATAAACACAAGAAAAGACAAGATGGCGTTGGTCTCAACGCTAGAAAAATAATAAGAATATTAGACAACTTACGAAGCAAAGGTAATCTTCATAGAGGTGTTAGAATGGGAAGGGGGATGGGCATTTTATCCGTTAGAGGATATGATGTAGAAGATCTTCCACAAGGCTGTGATCTTGAAAGCGCAGACAATGAAATTATCACAACTGCGATTACAGAACACAAAAAAAATAAAAAAAGAAAAGTAATTGTTGTAACTCGTGATATTAATATGCGAGTTAAATGTGACTCTCTTGGTGTTCCAACTGAAGATTATGTTCCTAATCGAGTTGTCGAAGACGAAAGTAAATTATATTCAGGTTTTGTAAAACATTTAGTTGACGATCAGCTAATTGATCAGTTTTATGAAGGAGAAGAGATTATATTAGAAAAAGAAGATGGTAAGTTTTCTTCTAATGAATTTGTGATGCTAGTGTCCAATAGTAATGATAAAAAAACAGCACTTGCTCGTTTTATAAATTACTCTTCACCGCTTAAAAAAATAAGAGATTATAAAGGCAAAGGACCATGGGGCCTTAATCCAAGAAATAAGGAACAAATGTTTGCGTTTGATCTTTTAATGGATGAGAATGTTCCAATAATAACTCTTATAGGAAAAGCCGGCTGTGGAAAAACTCTGCTAGCAATAGCTGCAGGCTTGGAGCAAGTTTTAGAAAAAGATATATATAAAAAGCTAGTTGTATCGCGACCTGTTCAGCCACTAGGAAAAGATATTGGTTACTTACCTGGTACAATGGAAGAGAAGATGCGCCCTTGGCTTATGCCAATTCAGGACAACTTAGACTTTCTTATGAATGGTAAAAAAAGCAATATGGATATGTTTTTTGAAAATGGAACAATTCAAGTTGAAGCTTTAACTTATATAAGAGGTCGCTCAATTTCTAATGCGTTTATTATAATTGATGAAGCACAAAATTTAACAATGCACGAATTAAAGACTATAATCACTAGAGTAGGAGAAAATACAAAAATTATTTTAACAGGTGACATCGAACAGATTGATAGTGTTTACTTAGATGCAACTTCAAATGGTCTCTCTTACGCTGTAGAAAAATTTAAACCACACGAGATATCTGGCCATGTTACGCTTGTTAAAGGTGAAAGATCAAAAGTTGCAACGCTAGCTTCAAAGGTATTATAATGGAAACAATAAGTGCAAAAGAATTTGATAGAAACCCTAACCTCCCCTCTGTCGTAGAGCCCGATAACGATTTAAAAAATTTTTTAGTAGAATATACTGGAGAAACTTTAGATCCAAGCGATAGTCAGGTCACAGTAGAGATGATCGTTGAAGTCATGGCCAAAGAATTTCCAGAGTTTGTGTTGGCTTTGGCCGAAGAAAATTGGGTGCGTGGCTATCAACAAGCTCTAGACGATGTTGACACTGGTAGAAGCATGCTTGAAGGTGCCAACAATGATAAACAAGAGTAAAATAAAAAGCTATATAAAGTCCCGTCGAAACAACATGGATCAGAAACTAATCAATGGCGTGTACGTCATGATTAAGGATCCATTGCCGAAGAATGTATCAATTGACGATAGTATTTTAAAAATTACCAAACGCTTGCCAGATCATTTTTTACGGCTAGTTGATGTGATTTACGTTGGAGATTTTGAATTTCTTAAAGAAAAAAATGCTAATGCAACATTTTTAGAAAACGCGATTTACATCACAAACGATCAAGATGATCAAAATGATATGCTAGACGATATTTTTCATGAGTTTGCACATGCTGTAGAGAAAGTAAACGAATATGAGATATATTCAGATGGGTCGATCGAAAGTGAGTTCTTAAGCAAAAGACACAAGCTAGAAGTTTTGCTAAACTACCAGGGTCTCAAAACAGATCAGTACAATTTTTCTAATCCTAATTTTGATGCAAATTTAGATAATTTTTTGTATAGAGAAGTAGGATATGAAAAGATACGAAACATTAGCTCAAATATGTTTTTAGGCGCTTACAGCGTAACATCGCTTTCTGAGTATTTTGCTACAAGTTTTGAAAATTACTATTTAAATGATAGAAAAATGGTGAAATTGATTACTCCAGCTGTTTTTAGAAAGTTGGAAATGTTAAACAAAAACGAGGAAAAAAATGAAACACAAAATTACTATTGACAAAGAAAATAAAGTGCTTAAATTAAAAGTTACTATACCTAAAAAAAAATATCACAAAGATCCTAACATCTCTGACATTCGGTTTGAAGCTAAAGAAGCTTGGGACCTTGTCAAAGGTAAAAAAATAGAAGGCTATGTTGTAGAGTTTGCACAATCTTTAGTACAATTAGATAATTTTGCTCTTTTTCGTCATGAAGGAGAATTTGTTTTTCCCTTGAGAGAGTTGCCAAAAAAGACAGTTGCTTCTGCCAAGAAACCACTTGCTAAGAGAAACACTACAAAAAAGCCAAGAAGACCAAGAAAAGCTTCTAACAAGGCTGAGAATGCAAAAAACTAGAAATCACATTTCTTTTTCTGAAATAAAAATTTGGCAAGAGTGCCCGCACAAACACAAGTTATACTATATTGATGGCTTAAGAGTGTTCAAGGGCAACGAATATACTGCTTTTGGAAAAGCACTTCATGCAGTAAGCGAAAACTTTCTTGTCAAAGAAATGCAGCAAAGTCCTTCGGATTTTTTTGAAGCTGAGTTTTTAAATGAGCTTAAGGCCCTAAGCCAGGATGCTCCTGAATTAGAGCTTCGACCCACTCTTGTTAAGGAAATGCGTATACAAGGTAAAGATCTTGCGCCACTTATTAAGCCAGCTCTTGACAAGTACTTTGGTAAGTGTGAAATTTTTTCTGTTGAAGAAGAGATTTTACAAGAACTTCAGCAAAAAACTAATTTTAAAGGCTATATTGACCTGGTCGTGAAGAAAGAAGATCATTATTATATTATTGATTGGAAGACTTGTAGTTGGGGATGGGACGCAAAAAGACGTTCTGATAAGATGACAACGTACCAGCTAGCATACTACAAGCACTTCTTTTGCGAAAAGCACAATATTCCACTAGAAAATGTCTCTGTGTGCTTTGGTCTTCTTAAAAGAACTGCTAAAAAAGATAGAGCTGAAATATTTGAAATTTCTTGTGGCCCTAAAAAAATTAAAAATGCGCTTAAATTAATGGATACTGCGCTTTATAATATTAACAAACAAACTTTTGTTAAGAATAGACTCTCTTGCCATGGGAAGTTTGGTCAATGCGAGTTTTACAAAACAAACCACTGTAGGTAATTTATGAAAAAGATAAAGCTTTTGGTCTTATCAGACCATATGTTCTCTCCTTCTGGAGTAGGTACTCAGACTAGGTATATGGTTGAAAGTCTTCTGGATACAGGTGACTATAGTGTCAGATATCTAGGCGGCGCTATAGGTCACAAGGAGTACGTTCCTCAGAAAACTGATAAGTATGGTGATGACCTTATTATCTATCCTGTTGACGGATATGGTACGCCAGAGATTGTTAGATCTATATTACGCACGGAAAAACCAGATATTGTATGGTTTATGACAGATCCAAGATTTTGGGGTTGGCTGTGGGAAATGGAAGATGAAATTAGATCTTTAGTTCCAATGGTATATTATCATGTATGGGACAATTATCCATATCCAGATTATAATGAACCTTTTTATTCTTCAAATGATGTAATTGCTGCCATATCAAAAGTTACTTATGATATTGTACAGAATGTTTCTCCCAGTGTTGAATCTCATTATATTCCTCATGCTGTAAATCCTGAAGTGTTTTTTCCAATGGATGAAGATGCTATTTTAAATTTTAAGAAAGAGCACATGGCAGACGCAGAAAATAAGTTCATTGTTTTTTGGAATAACCGAAATGCTAGGCGAAAAATGCCTGGCAGTTTAATTTATTATTTTAGTAAATTTTTAGATAAGGTTGGTAGAGACAAAGCTCAGCTTATAATGCATACGGATCCATTTGACCAGCATGGTCCAAATTTAGAGGCGCTCCTGCATAAGTTTAATTTAATTAATGGAGAGGTAAAGTTATCCTCTGCTAAAGTAGAGCCTCAGCAGCTAGCTATGATGTATAATGTTGCAGATGTAACCATAAATATCTCAGACGCTGAGGGTTTTGGGCTATCAACGTTGGAATCTTTATCTTGTGGCACTCCAATCATTGTAAACATGACAGGCGGCTTGCAAGAACAGGTTACTGATGGAGATAACTGGTTTGGATATGGAATAGAGCCAAACGCAAAAGCTATAATTGGATCACAAGATATACCTTATATCTTTGAAGATAGAGTTAACGAAGAAGATGTTGTTAATGCGCTTGTGCAAGCTTACGAAAACAAAGATCTTAAAAAAATGGGATCCGATGGACGACAGCATGTTGTTGAAAATTATGGTTTTGATAAGTTTTGCAAATCTTGGGATGGTCTTCTTCGATCCGTTCATGATAGATATGGTTCTTGGGATACGAGAAATCATTATAATAGATGGGAATTTTTAGAGGTTAATAATGACTAAAAAGAAAGTTTTACTAAGATCGCCGCTCTTAACTCAATCCGGCTATGGAGAGCACGGAAGATTTGTTTTAAGATCTCTTCGAACAAGAGAAGATTTTTTTGATATTTATCTTCATGCAACTGACTGGGGCAAGACTAGTTGGCGATGGGAAGATAGCGAAGAAAGAAATTTTATTGATGAGACTCTTCAAAAAACCATGAAATACTCTCATGAACACGAAGGTAAGCCAGAATTCGATGCAACTATCCAAGTTACTATTCCAAATGAATGGGAGCCTGTTGCACCGATTAATATCGGAGTTACTGCCGGAATTGAAACTACAAAGCCTGCGCCTGTTTGGATTGAGCGTGGTAATTTCATGAACAGAATAATCACTGTCTCAGAACATTCGAAACAAGTTCATGAAAATGCCTCATATGAGGGAGCTAATCGTTTAACAGGCGAAGCAATGGTTTTAAAAAATACAACTGATATTGATGTTGTACACTATCCAGTAAAAACCAGAGATATTGATCCTGTTAATTTAGAACTTACAACAGATTTTAATTTTCTATCTGTTCAAATGATGGCGCCTAGAAAAAATACTGAACAATTGCTTCATGCTTTTTATCAACAATTTAAAGATGAAGATAATGTTGGTTTTATATTAAAGACTAACATTATGAAAAATTCTATTATTGATCGTCGTGCAACACTTAACAATCTTAAATCAATTTCAAAAGCTTATCCTGGTGCAAAATGTAAATTATATTTAGTTCATGGATTTATGACAGATAAGGAATTGAACGCCTTATATACTCATCCAAAAGTTAAAGCGTATATTACGTCAACGCATGGTGAGGGGTTTGGTTTGCCTCTTTTTGAAGCTGCATATAACGCTTTGCCTGTTATCGCTCCTAATTGGAGCGGTCATGTTGATTTTCTTTACAAGCCTACCAAACAAAAAAAAGGCAAGGTAAAAAACAAAGCTATGTTTTCAAAAATTAGCTACACTCTTGGATCAGTTAAACAAAAAAAATGGGCAGAATGGCCAAGCGTTATTGAGCCTGATTCTATGTGGGCTTATCCTGAAATGGGTTCGATTAAGATGTGTATGGATGAAGTATACAAAGACCATGGTCGTTTTAAAAAACAAGCAAAAACACTTCAGTCATGGATTCTTGATGAATTTACTGAAGAAAAACAATATAATAAAATGATTGAAAGTATTATGAAATGTTTTGATCAAGAAGGAGAAAACAATGAATGAAGTTAAAAGAGAGTTTAAGCTTTCAAATGAAGCTTTGGGAAGTTTAATGATGGCCCTTCAAAAATCTTTATTAGAACAAAGTGATATTGTTCCAGTGCTTCAAGGATTTAAATTTAGAGCAAGTGAAAATTTTGAGCTTTTTATTATGAATCCTCCAATTGTTAAGTTTGAAGATGAGGATTCTTATACAGAGAGCGAAGATTAAAATGATTGATCTAAATAAGCAAGAGATTTGTGTATTGTCGAATTACTTAAAAAGAAATCTTCGTTATTTTTTTGAAAATAATTCTGAAAGACAATTTTGGAATGATGCTTATAACATTGATGAGCTAGAAACAATTCTAAAAAAATTAGAAAATGCCAAAGTACACATATAAATGCACTAATTGTCAAGAAGTTATAGCTAGATACCACAGTTTTTCTGAGCGCTTAGTAGACTGTCCAGTGTGCAGTACAGAAGATTGTTTAAAAAGATTACCTTCAAACTTTTTGACAGATAAGCAAGACGATAAGCCTATCGTAGTAGGAAATATTGTTAAAGAATTTATTAATGAAACAAAAGAAGCGCTTGAAGAGCAAAAGGAAAATTTAAGAAGTGATTGGAACAACGAGTAGAATATTAATATTTTTATCTGTTATCTTAAATGGAGTTTTGTTGTCATTTCTTTTTGGATTGGTGCCTTTCTTATTGTATGTAAGCGCAGTAATAAATCTAATTCTTTTGTGGTATGTAAAAAATGTTTTAAGTCAGACTGAAGCTGTACAAGATAATGTTTTAGAGATATTCGAAAAACTAGATGTATTTTCTGAGCACTTAGAGCAAGTTCATGCTATGGAGATGTTTTATGGCGAGCCTATTCTTCAAGATCTCATAAATCATTCAAAACAACTAATAAATGATATTGTTGATATTCAGCAGCAGTATTACGATATTGATCAGGGATTGGAAGAGGAATATGACACAGAAGAAGACTCGCAGGAAAAAGAGTAAAAATCAGTATTTTACGAAAGTTCATGAAGAGGCGATCATCAAATATGCCCTCACTGATAGTCGTGCTATAAGATCAGAACTGTATGTTACATTGATAGGTCCAGCTTTTGATGAGCTTGTTGACAAAATAGTGTTTACTTACAAGTTTACAAATTTACCAAACATAGATTATCTTAAGGACGATTGCAAAATTTGGCTTATGACTATTTTGGATAAATATGACCCTAATAGAAAATCAAAAGCTTTTTCTTATTTTAGCGTGATCACAAAAAATTGGTTTATTCATAAAGTAAAACAAAACTCTAAGCAGCTAAAAAGAGATGTTAACTTAGATGATGCTGATAAAGATATAGAAAACTCCCTTGTAACTTATAATGGTTATGAAAACAACAGAGAAAATTTTGAGTTCTGGTCTCATCTTTTTGGAGAAATAGAGCAGTGGGAAAAGCTAAAACTAAAAGACAATGAAAAAAAAGTTTTAGACGCTATTAAGATTTTGTTCGATAGTATTGATGAGATAGAAATTTTCAATAAAAAAGCTATTTACTTGTACATGAGAGAGATAACTGGTTTAAACACTAAGCAGATAGTTAGTAATTTGAACAGGATAAGAAAAAGATATAGGGCGTTTAAAAAAGAATGGGAAAAGGGAAACATATAACTTCTGAAGAGTTTGTTAACAAGGCTATAGAGAATATTGAAAATGACAGAGCTTTAGCCACCGACTTACTGATACACCTAACAAGCTATATGAAGGCTTCCGAAGAACGACACTCTAGTTGTGGAGTTGTCGCTGCTAAATACCTTGAAACTTTACAAAGATCAAACGAACAACTAGTTAAGCTAGCTTCTTTACTCAACAGGAAAGAAACATCGCCTAAAGCTGGGTTGTCGACAATGGAAAAATCAGATATCTACGACTTAATAAATAAGGAGTAGTAATGACTGAAAAAAAAATTACAACAATATCTGATCCATGGGCGTCGTGGAAAGCGTATGATGATTCTGAGCTTTGTCCAGAATCATCCACAATTGATGAGTATATTGGAGATGACGTAAGTCTGTATGAGCAGCTGCAGCAGTTAAATAGCGATAAATACACCTCCAATAATACTAGTTCCGGTAGGTCCACCAGCTATTCTCAGGGTGTTGTTATCTCTGTTCTTTCTGGTAAGCATGCTAACAACGATGCTTCAACGCTTGGAAGAGAAACAGGCGCATTAAACGTTCGTGGTACTCGTCCTGTGCACGAAGAGGTTTCTGTGTTAGAGGGCAAAGCTCCAGCCCTCAGGGTTAAAGTTAAGTTGTTTTGTGAGCATCAGCATTTACCATGGCCGGAAGATGATAAAGATATAAAAACTATAGATCAATACCCAGAAGCTGTTGCATTTGATGCCAGCATTGACGAAAAAGCTGTGGTAGCACCAGGCAGTGCAATATGGGTAGCATTATACAATTCAGATGATGTTCACAGTGGGATTATAGGTGTGATAGTCAATGCGCTTGATGCGAACAAACCATCGGTTTCTACCGTAGACATTTCACCAAAAGACGGATTTAAACCAAAGTGTACCTCACCATTAAACATTTCTGATGGTGGACAGAACTATGTTGCAGATACAGTTTCTATTTTAGACAATGGACCATTAGTTCGTAGAGTTAAGAAAAAAATTCCTCTGGGAGTTTTTGGAAATGGAACAGCCCAAACTAAATCTCATTTTGTTGCTAGTCTTTTAAACTCTGATCCATCAACAGTTCAAAATTTAGAGGGACCAGCAGATTCTTTTAAAAATGCTTTTATATGGGTTGGCCATCTTAAGAACAATGGATATTTAGACCATGTAGATAGGCCATCAACAATAGGCAGAGAAACTATCATTTATGCACCAAAGTATTTTACTACTGCCCATCCGTATGAAATTATATATTATTTACATGATAGATCAGGATTTGGATTTTGCTGGGTTGACGGTCCAAAAACTACAGTTGAGCAAGCTATAGCAAATGCCTCACTAGAAGGAAATGACTTCTCACAGATCATAGGTCCAGCTATAAAAAACCTTAGTTTACTAGGTAGAAATTTTATATTGGTTATACCCGAAATGATGCACTCTAGAGGTTACGGAACACCAATTGCAGATGCGTCAAGGATACAAAAATATACTCTTGGACAGGATGTTGGAAAAGGAAGTGTTGCACAATTTGATTTAGTGCAAAGAGTAAACCCAGAAGTTAGTGGTAACGAGGCAGCTCTAGCATCTTTACGCGCTAATTTACAACAAAAATCTTATAATCAAGGTGGAAAAACTCTTGCGTCAATAAATCGATTTGTAGAAAGACAATATTCTACTTTTGATAATTCTTATACTGGAGGTAACTTTTTTAATTTTGATGCAGAGGTGCAAAGCACAATTCAAGCTTACTTAGGAAATGATTTAGGAACTCCAAATATAACAATTGTAGCTGACGGACTATCTTCTGTAACTTTAGCAGCAATGTCAATTGCGCCTGAAAATGGTCTACCAGGTTTAAGCAGTGTTGCGAATCTAAAAAGAATTAATTATATTACTGCTGAGGAAGATTTTGGATTATATTCTCCTACTTTTAGTAGTTTTCCATCTATTGCATTATTTGAAAATTTAGTTTCTGGCATATCTGATATGGAATTTAATTACGTTACAAAATATTCTGCCACTCTAAAGAATAATTTATTTTTTAGTCATGTAAATTTAGATGGACACTTTAGAACAATGTTTAAGCCTGGATCAAATGGTCGAATATTTTCTAAGCCGGCTTCTGTTGGCGGTGGAACAGCAGATACAGGAATTTGTTTGCATCTGTCGTCAAACAAAAGTTTGTATGGGCTTACAATCCACAATGAATCAACAATTAATACAGAATTATTAAGAATGCAGAAGCCTAGTTTAAGTAAGGTTTTACAATCAGAAATTCCAAATCACGCTGCACAACTAAGCACAAAGCCCTCTGTAGCCGCGATGCTTGAAGCAGAGTCAAAAATTAACAGCTTGAATGGAAAAAATGAATTTTTTAACGGTTTTTTGTTTGATTTTGTCAATAGTTCATCCGGAGGCCTTACGGCTTCTAGTCAAGTGTGTCTTAACCCAGATTGGAAAATATTTTGTCGTGCAGAGGACCCAACAACACCTGACGAAGCAAAGTTTGTAAACATGGAGGAGGGAAGCAGACTTCAAACAATGTACAGTGATTGGTACGAAAATTACAAAGAAATTGTAAAACAAGAAATGATACAAGAAGCACTTGTAGAAGTTGCGCACATAAACAGAAATCTTAATCTTTTAGATCAATCTTTTGTAGATGTTGGAAAAATGATAGAAGATTTTAAAAAGTCACAAAAAAATTATGATGCCTTAGCAGATTATTATTCAACATTTAGATTTTCAGATTGGGATCCATCTGTGGACGCTACAAACACTAATGCAGAGTCAATTTTAAGATCTGACATAAGAAATTTTCATATGGTAGAGGTGCTTGAGTTAAAAAGAAAAAAACTACAGGAAATTTACGATCAATACACTTCTGCTCAAATATCTTCTTTCTCTGACCCTGATTGTGCAACTCCTGCAACTTCGCTTGGGTTGTTGAAAAATAACAATATTTCTGGATCTCAAACATCAAATGCCTTTATTGAGTGCGGTAGGCTAAGATTGTCAAATCCTGCTCCATCCTCTTACGCAGAATTGTCTAATTATATACCCTTTTATCCAACAAAACAAGATTTTGTTGATCTTAAAAAAAATGATATTCAACAAGTTGAGGGCTATAAACTACTAGGTTTTAAGTATTTAACAAGGAAAGCTAACAGCAAGATAAGTTACCTAAACTCAGCTCAAACAGGCACAAAAGTGTGGCAGTGTATTGTTCCTATAATTGAAAAAAGTTGGGAAAATGCATGTGTTATATCAAAATATATTCCTTTTAGAGCTGCTTTTGGTTTTAGAGCAGATCCAACACCAAATTTAAAAGATAGCTTATCTTTACATAATTTAGGACTTGCTATCGATGTTGATCCTGCCCTTAGTCCATCAGGGAATGATAAGACATCTGGTATTTTTACTAACTCTTGGAAGCTTGGAATCGGAGGAAATTATGAAATTGACCAGCTTGGAATATTTTCAGAAAGGTTTTTTGATTTGAAAAATAATGTTTATAAATCTTCTATTTTTACCGGAGAGACATTAATTACTACTGATGATTGGGATAGTGCTTATGGTGCTCATCGCGATAAAAGTATTGGTGATTATTTAACTGGAATGCATAAAGGAAATGTTGTTTGCCCACTAGAATCAAATCCTCTTCTGTGGGTATTAGTTTTTTGCGAAACATCCGGAATGAAATGGTGTAATTCAACTTTTATGAGAAAAAGATATCGAGGGGGGCAGAGATGGTCTCCACTAGAATTAAAAAAAATTGATAGAATTTTTGGTATCAATAATGTTGTTAGAAGAGTTGAAGCTATATCACACCGATCAACAAAAGGAGAAGCTCTAAACAACCACATGCAATTTCAATGGTGGAGCAATCGTTCCACAATAAAATTTGACGAAATAAGACAAGCAGAAGAGATAAATGGAGTTCAGGGTAAGCCCTAACGCAGAGGTTACATAAGTGTCATTAGATATTAAAACAAGAGAATATAGTACATCTGTTAATGGTGATCTAAAAAAAGTTCATAGCGTGTCTGTCGTTGGCCCAGCAGGCCCAATCAAAACACTACAAACACAAGATGTCAAAGAAGCTAATGATTTTGTATTAAAATCTCTGGATGAATATCCTAATGCAACAATAAATGGGGAAAATACAGATGAGTCTCCTTTTACTTCTGATGCGCCTGCGTTTAAGCCCTCCAAGAAAATAAATGAAGATCCTCCAGGGCTGGCAAGTAGTGGCACAGCAATCAGTAACAAAGCTCCTACCCCTAATCTCAATAATCTTTCTAGTCGCTTGCCGCAAATAAGAAAATCTTCAAAGAAAAAAGCAGTTGATTTAAGTGGTTTGTCTGTTGAAAAACAAAGAATTTATAAACAAAGTTCTAAACAAGAGCGCATAGATCGTGGTCTTATTGGTCCTTTTTGCGGAGAAACTATGGAGGCTGTGCCTAATAGGATAACAACAAAAGGAGAAAAAATTATTGGTAAATCACCAACTAGTCCAGCTTTTATTGTTTGTGGTCGTGATCGTCCAAGATCCACAGCTAGTGGATATGGCGGTAAAGGCCACACTCAATCTAGTTGTATTGATTTGGTTGCTGGTCTGGGAGGCTATAAGCCAAAGCAAGTTGATTCTAGCGATAATCCAGTCTATACAGATCCAGATATGTTTATGGACGCTGCAAGAGTTTACATATCTCAAAAAACAGATGTGGATGAAAATTTTGCAATCGGAAAAAAAGAAACATATTTTAGATCTAAAGCGAAATCTGCAATTGCTGTGAAGGCAGATCATGTGAGAATTATTGGAAGAGAAAGTTTAAAATTAGTTACTTATACTGATAGAATGAATTCTCAAGGGGGAGAAATAAGATCTTGGTCTGGAATTGAATTAATGGCGAATAACGATGAAGACGGTCTTCAACCAATACCCCGTGGCGACAATCTAGCACTGGGATTAAGAAAACTTAGTGTTAATGTGGAAAAATTAGCAAAAATTTTAAGTGGATTTATTGAATACCAAGGGGTATATAACGAACAGGTTGCTGAACATACACACGTTGCTCCTTTCTTTGCAAAGCCCACGCTTCCAGACCCTAACATTATTAAAGCCGGCTTGCAACAAAGCACTAATGCTTTTTCAAAAAGTCAAATGAGCATATTAAAAATTTTAACAAATTTAGCCGGCTTTAGACACAATTTTCTTGTTGAGAGCGGCAAGAGTTATATTAATAGTAGATACAACAAGGTTAATTAAAATACATGTCTTTAACTGCAGCAAAACAAAATGAAGCAAAGTCATCGTTACTGGATATAAAAAAAATATTAGGACTTTTAATTCAGTCTGATTCTGAAATAGAAAAATTATCTGCGCTAACAAGCATTGGAGTAGATTTTGATAGTTCAGGATATAATACCATCAAAGAAGATACTGATTCTCCTGATTCTACTTTCGAAAATGTAGCCTCCTCTCTGCTTTCTTTAATGACAGAGTCATCAAATCTTTTAGCAGCGCTTAACGATGTTAATCTAGAAGAGAAAGAAAGTTTAAGTCTTTTTACGGAAGGTGCATCAACTTTAGCTGATATCATAGACAATATTGATCCAAAAGTATATCAAGATCCTAAATTATGGTTTAAGGGGTTTCCAACTGATTGGATTGGCAATGTGCAGCCATCTTCATATGAAAGCCTAGTTAAGCAATTTTGCAGAAGGATGCAGTATGATGTCGAAGACGCTGGAGGTGTATCTAATTTTGATCCTAAGACTTTCTTATTTCAAGCTTTATCTAATTCTTTAAAAAAATACTCATCTCTATTTGGAAAAAGTTATTTTAACAGAAGACCAATAGAAGCGCCTCCTGGCCCAATTGATATCGCTCAAATGATGCCAGTTGATGAAAATTTAGAAACAAAATTTCTTCCAAAAAACATCAATGCGACTCACTATATTGGCGCCCTAGAGCCTGCAGTTAGTTCAGCAGGCGCAAGAGAAGAAGATTATTTACCTGTTAGATTGGCGCCAGGTGCGTATCCAACACCCTTAGCTAGTGGCTGGGATGATGAGGGATATAAACTATTAAATAAACAAGGAAAATTAGTCAATCAGTCTCACCCTCGTGAAAATGGAATAGTTATTCCTATAGGAACACAAGTTTTTGTAACTGAAGTTGTTCTTGGTCTTTCTGGCGTGTGGGTAGGATTTATTCCTTTAGATTTAAGCGGTCAGCAAAAGTCTGCTTATGAAGCTGCAACTAAAAAAAATCAAAACATACTCTACACTCATGTAGATTATCTTAGAAGGTTTGCATCTTCAGATCCTATGGCAGTGTTATCTCAAACACTAATTCCTTATGATGGTCAAGATCCTAGAGCTAGTACCATGCAAGGTGCTTCTCTTATAAAACCTGATTCAAATCTAAACTGGACAACTTTGGGCTATGGCGATGTTCACTTAGCCTATTATAACTTTTTAGAACACAATAATAAATATCCAATTTATTTAGACGCAGATGATAATCCATCTGTTAGCGAACCTGATAATCTTGAAGCTATAGGTGCAATGTTTTCTAGGCCTCGTGGAAAATTTTCGGAAGGTTATTATTATTTTGCAACTCTTGATACAACTCGTCCAACAGTTGGAGAACTTTTAGAAAGCATTTCTCCTGGGCCTGGTGTAGAAAATTCAAACGAAATGAGAGAGGCGAAAGAAGAAGCAGCAACTAATGCAATTAGTGAATTAACGCCTCAGGCAATAAAAATTATTTTAGAATATGCTGGAAAACAAATTCCAGACGACCTTCTCAGTTTTGAATCATACTATATTGCTCCTGTAGCTCAAAACTTATCAACGCGTGGTGGAGAAAACAATGCAAGAATTCTTTTTGCGATGCCAGCACAAGTAGTCGACGCGCTTCCGAATTCGAAAAACATATATTATGATGATTTTAATTCTGATCTAAAAGACACTTTTAACGGTAAAGATTACACATTTACAATAAAAATATCTGATATTCCAAAAATATCTGAAAAACTAGTTCAGTTTTTAGAAAATATTAAATCAAAATTAGATACGTTTACTCAAGAGGGTGGGGCTATAAAAAATCCTAATGGAATTGATTATAATATCGAATCTCAAATAACAAGGATTGAAGAGTTCCCCATAATATTAAATGATTTTTTGCAAAGGCAAAGCACAGCTGGAGAAAGAGATGTTTTGTCTGAGCATCTTTCTTTAGGGACAAACATTGAGGGAGAAGCATTAATACAGTTTGGAATAAGAGACAATGGACAAGTTGGAGGGCAAGTAAGACAGACAGTATCTTTTGTTCTTTATAGTCCAGATCCAGATAGACTAGTACAGTCGAACAGGAAAGAGTTTGTTACCTTAGATCCTTATTTAATTGATGAAGAAAAAAATGGTTTAGCAGTGCCAACTAGGACTGGAGTTGTACTAACGAAGGCGCTACCTTGGTTGAGAGATAAATTTCTTGATGCTGAAGGTGCAAGGACTCTTCACTATTTCATGTCTCATAGAAACTTAATTGAGTTTGATTCTGAAACAGGCGCAGACTTGAGACTAAATGAGTGGGTTAAGTTTTTGCAGGCATATACTGTTCCTCCGTTATTAATAAAGTTATCAAAGGAAAAATCTACATCACCAGAGCAAATAGACTGTAAAAAGCTAGTTGATGATTTATTGAATTCTCCCAGCGTTGTTGGGCCAAAAGATAAAAAGTTAAGAGAGCTTGTAGAAAAAAGATGCGGTAAAGAGTATCTTGAAGCGGTTCTGCAAGATACAGATGCTAGTGATTCTGAATCATCAGAAAAAGCCTTAGAATTTAAACAAAAAGCCTCTCAAAACCCTGGCTCCTTTGGCAATTCTAAAGCAGCTGCTCATTTAACTTTATTATATAGACAGTTTCTTCATAAGCTTGACCCACAGGGTTTAATTGCTTTATTGATGGCATGTCTGCAGGAACAATTAGGTATTCCGCTAACAGCAGAAGCGCTTTGTGAGGTTGCAATAGAAAAACTTATTGAAGCAGCTGGGGTTGAAGAAATTAAAAAAACAATTGTAAAAGCAGTGCCTGAACTTGCTTTGTTTTTTCCCGAGCTTCGTGTCGCTGAAAGGCTTGGCGACATTAGTGTAATGAACCCTGATCCCTATGATTATGACAACTCATCTGAAAATTTCGCTGCTTCTTTCGGCGAAATAATGTACCCCAGCGAAAGTGAATATGAGGATACGCTAGGAGAGGATGGAACTAGTATTTTTCAAAAAGAACATATTATAAATCAAAATATATATACTAATGCTCCAATTGCTGCAGGCGTAAAGCTTTCAAATCCTAAGTTTCCCCAAGACAAAATAATTTTTATTGCGAAATTAGAAAGAGTTGGGTATCCTATACCTCTTGTTCCAACTTCAAAAACTAATTCTATTTCTGGAGGGGGACTTTCATATCTTGCAGAAAAACAACAAATATATCTCGATAAAGGATACAGCGAGTATGAAGCAAGAGCCGCTATGGTACGAGATGGAGATTTAGAAGTTCATGAAGAGTTTTTAAATAGAGACATTGAAATTAATCCATACGAAGCAGCTCAAAATAAGCTTCAAGGAGCAGAGAGCGCCTTTTCTGACATAAGTGATGCATTTTACAATGCAGGTCAGCGAATGAATAATCTTCCGCCAGGCACTGACGTGCTTTTAGGAACAGGAGGATCTGAATTATTAAACGCAGTTGGAGCAACTGCTGAAAGTGCAGAGCAGTTCTTGGGATATTTAAAAAGAATTATTGACCTTCAACAACTTTGTGAATTATTGGTTGGTCCAATACTTCAAGCACCAGGATTGTTATTTTCGGATCCTAACAGTTTTGTAAGTAATTGGGAAAATTGGGCGGCTAATTTAAAAGATTCACTAATCAGGCAGTTTAAGCCACCAGATTTTAATATTCCTAAGCTAGGGTTGCCAGATGAGTTGTCAACTGACGATTTGATTGGTGATTATGCTACAAAACTTGAACAACTAATTGTTGGTGCGATTGGAATGATTTTAGGAGAAATTTTAAATCTTCTACTAAAAGAGCTTTTAGAGAAATGCTTTAATAATCCTCAAGACAATGACTCAACAGGACCTCGGCCTGTTGGATCTGAGCCATCAATCCCACTTCCAATCATAGATGACTTAAGCACTCGTTTGCCATCGGGAGCAACACGACCAGATTGGCCAGGTTGGTGGGCTGATATGATTGGCATATTGTCTAACCAGCAGTTATGTCGATTGTTAAAATTTAACGCAACCAGAGAAGAAATAGATATTGTTCTTGATAGAACAGATAAAAAATGGCCAGAATGCTGGGAAGCCGGAATGGACAACTCTGCAGACGTTCAGATTACGTTTAAGCAGGCTGGTGATCGAATGCGTGCTACTGGAGATTTAGATATATGCGACGCAATTCAAGCATTAACTCCTATTTTAGTTACTGCATGTGATGCAAAATATGATTATGATGCTCGTTGTGCTGAATTGCAAATGAACGGCCTAACCAAAGAAGAGTGTGATGAGCAAATAAGACAAGAAATAGAGGATTTAAAAAACAAATTAAAATTGTTTTCTAGTAAATTATTTCCTGGGGAAGATGACACTTTTGCAGGGGTACCCGAACCTTGCGGTCCAGATGGTTATTTTGTTTTACCGCCCATGATGGAAAATACAATGGGTAGGATAACGGACAACTATTTGCGTGCAGTAAAAAGATCTGTTTTGGATGATTTAACAACTATGGAGTTTTTCTCAGTTCCTCCTAAGGCATATGAAGCTATTAATGATCCCGAAATTCTACAGTCAACTTACAACCTAGCATTGAAAGCTACTTCTCAGGGAGCTTCGAAAGAAATAAATGCAGTAATGCCTATTCAAAAGCACTCTTTTTTGACCCAGATGGGTCTCTTCGAGCCGCGTGATTATGAGAATCTTGATGTAAATGAAAGCCCTACGCACCTGCCATTAACCTATTCGACTGTTGGTTACAATCTTTATCTTTTTAAAATTGGCGCAAATCAAAGCGATATTACATCTGAGGAAGTAGAAACCATAAGTGCTGATGATTGGTTTGGACATCCTCCAGAGGGATTTATAAATTCTAAAACATATCAAGACACACTCCGCTCAGGAGATGGAACTTTAGTTCTTCCAGCTTGTTCATGGAATTCTACAATACCAAATCCTCATTCTAAAAATAACATACCTCAACTATCACAAGTTACTGGTGCCACAAACTTTTTATCTGCATTAAGTATTTTTAATATGTCTCTCAATAATCAAAATACTAATATTAGTGATGCATCTGAGCTTAACGTTGTTCTTAACAATATTGAAGATCAAGTAGAAATATTACAAGATATTTTTGAAAATTCATTTTTAGGTTCGGAGATGTTTAATGTTTTTATAGAAGATGAACTATCAGAGGAACTCTTTGGTCAAAGAGTTTACAATCTTACAAAAGAATCAGAAGAATTTATAAAAGCTAATCGCCTTGGGTTTATTGAACTTAAAACAACTGATGATTTAAATTATGACTTGCCAGCCTCACTTGGAGGAATTGGTGCAGCCGGAACTAAAAAATATTGGGGATACTGGGAGCCTGGAGCAAGTTATATGGGAGATGCTACGAATGAGTATTCCGGAGCAAACTATTTCTCATCTAACGTTGGTCTCTTCAAAACTCTTACTGAAGAAGAAAAAGAGCACATGCTTAAATTAAGATCTAATGCTTTTGATGATCGATTAGCTGCCAATCTAAAGTTATTAAATAACTTTGCGCCAGGAATTTTTCCTGTTACTAGGTTTGAAGAAATAAAAAACTTTTTGGTTCAATACGCGCCAGATGATATTTATTCAGTTCTAAAAGAAATTCTTCCTGGTCCACCAACGGAAGCACAATCTAAAAAATCTGCGGCCCTTCTTTTGACTCACACTGAGTTTGAACTTATTCAAAAAAGAAAAAGATCTATAAGTCCAGAAATTAATGTCGATGCAGGCATGAGAATGCTTAATGAAAGCATGCTTGATATGATTACTTTAGATACTCCAATGAGTGACTTATTTGCCATATCTGAAGACAGAGAGCAAAAATTTAAAAAATTTCTTGGCCGGTTGCTTGCCGACCAGAAAAACGCAAAAAATGCTGCTAAAATGCCAAAGAAATTAGCTAATATGGCTGAGGGTGGCGAGCCGCATTTTGCTTTCTTGCAAATGATGGCAAGCTTTATTGGCTGTGATATGTCAAGTATCCCATTGGAAGTGCTAGGTGTAGATGTGGCACAATTAGTTCAGTTCACAACAGATGATATTCCGGTTACTGATCATGAAAAAGTAGACAGTGGAGTTAACATTGAAGAAGGTGGTGGTAGAATTCACTACTATAAACAAGATGTAAAGAAAGCTAGTTGGCAGTATAAGTTTTACAGATGGATTACTAACCACTCAGATTTTCACATTCAAACACTTTGGGAGCAAGATCTTCCATCTTATTCAGTAGGGGGAGGAGTATATCAAGAGGAGTTTTTAGTTGATAAAGAAGGAAACCATAGCGGCGATACAGCTCACCACTACTTTGTTTCCAATGTAAGTGTTGGAGATTCACCAATATTTAAAGCGATTCGTCAAATTGCACTACATGCTAGGAGCAGTGATGAAAATCTCCTACAAGCTTTTACTCATATGCCAATTGGAAAAGCTACTGGCTTAACACCAGAAAGGTTAAATAAAATATTACCAAACTGGACTGGTTTTTTTGGATTAATTGAGGGTGTATTTTTGGATAAAACACCAGGACTACTTGCAGACTCAATGAGGACAAATTTCGGCAACGACCACACAGACCTGGATCCAGGGATATACATGGGCTATATCCAAGATATTTTTCGAGTGCCTCAAGTAGAGGTTTCTGCATTGGCTTTAAAAACAATGCATCGAGGAAATAATCCTTTAGAAAATACTGATTTATGCGAAATGGTTCCCGCTCTTTCAAAAAAGCCTGTTAGCGAAGCTTTGATTACAATGTTTGATAATCCTTCAGAAACAGAAGTTTTTTCTCGTGGTCTTTATGAGAGAAGCACAATTTTAACACCAGGCGATCCATACAGTCTTACTGGAACTCCGTACAAGCGAACATTTAATAATCTTACATTCATATCAGAACAAGTTCCAGGACTTACAGAATCTCCTAGAGCTTGGTATGGAAATACTAATTTTAATCCAAACATTTTTTATTTTGATATGCCATTGAAAAGGTCTACAACCCTAGCTCAAGCTTCTAGTGTTTCAAAAAGACTTTTAGACTCACTAGCTACACCAAGTCAAGTATCAAATGCGGGAACGCCATCTGCTTCAGATTTGCCTCTTGTGGCATTATCAGGAATGCGAAGTTCTGCATTAAATAAAATTTTGATTTATCAAGAGATCCCTTTGGGCTCTGTTCACACACAAAAAGCCTTTAGCAACGATATAAAAGATTCTTATTTTATAACAAAATCAAAAGTCGTCTCAGTAGAGGGTGTTGATTCAAAATCATTTATATTAAGCGATTCCCAGCCAAATAGAGTCAGCCCTATAAAACAAGAAAGTCAGTTAATAAATCCAGAGTATAGTTTTAACATTTTTGAAGATTATGATGATGATGTTAAAAAATTAATTTATGATGTTGTTGAGAAAGCAAAAATTAAATATCTTGATGCATCTTATTTAAATCAGCCGTTCCCTGAGCAAAATTTTTCTTGGGGGTTTGGAGAAGTTAGTGCATCTGATAGAAAATATGATACTCCATCAATTTTTGCTAGTCTAGTGATGTCAAAGCTACAAGATATGATGGATGAGTATGCTGATGGGCCAGGGACAGAAGATTCTACACCAGACTATATTGAGCGTTTTCTGCCCTGGATTTTCAAAAACCGAGAATTTTCTGCTTGTAGGTTAGCGTATTCAAATAAAGTTTTTGGAAAATTAAGATTTTCAAGATTAAATCACAAAAATTTTATGACATCGATGTGGAAAAAAATTCTTAAATCTCCTCTATCAACACCAAGAACAAATAAGCAGTGTGAAGACGTTTTAGATTCTATAAGCAGAACAAGTCAAGACACAGAAAAAACAGAAACTGATTTTTTTCAAATAGATAAAATTAAACCTCAAATTGTTGAATTTTATAAAAAATCTGTCTGTGCTGATGTTTATGATCAGTCAACTGACGTGTATAACTCTACTCATCGTGCCTTAATAGAAGGCGCAGTATCCTTAATGATTAAAATTCATGTTTTAGAGATGTGTTTAGCAGGAATAATAGCTTGGGATTGTTATAATCTAAGTGATGTATTTTCTGAAAGAATAATTTCTAATATAATCACTAAAAGATTGAGAGAATTATTTGACGGCGATTCAGAAGAGTATGAGGACTTTTTGTTGTTTGCTGAAAACATAGCTAGAAAAGAAACAAATGTAGTTAGTTTTGCCGCAAGAACTCAAGTTAAAAATCAAACAGGTCTGGAGTATCTCATACAAAAAGAAGCGGAAAATATTGATTCAATTGTAAGACCAATGTTTAGAAATTCTAGACCAATGAATACTAATTTATCTCTAAATGTTGTTGACTCCTCTGATGACAGTCTTTTGAAAGAGTTGGCAGCTGTTAGTTTGAGACAAAATGTTGCAAAAAAAGTTTTTCAATGTGAAGATGTGCCAAATATATTAGTAAATCAAGCTTTAAGTTCATACCCGCCAATATCAGATGACGATGTAAAGAATGACGCAGAAAGATTATTAAAAATAGAAGAGGAATCGCTTTATTTTAATTCATTCTCAGAAAGAGATATAACTTATCCTGCTATAAATCATTTTGTTGACAATCATTATACTCATAATTATTACGATGCCGTGCTACAAAATAGATATCATTATACACGCGGGCTATATGAAAGCATGGATGGTCTGTCGACAGAACACGATTTAAAACTAGTATATTCAAGTAAACCAACTAATGATCCTGAAACTGCAATGGATTTTTCAAGCTTGTTGTCCAAGCTTTCACAGAGAAATTTCTTACATTCAGTTCCATTAAATTATTTTCCCGAAGCAACTCTAACTGAACCGAGAGAAATGCAAAACCTTGTTCTTTGCGAAACTCCAACAAACAGTGGAGGAAATATAGAACCAGATTTTCTAAGAGTAGAAGAGTTCTATGAGCACATGTCAAAAATTAATGTTTTGCCAGCAGCAGAATTTTTAAGATCAAAATTAATGTGCGACCCTTCCCAGTTTATAAATCAGCATGAATTTATGATTGGCAATGGTCTAAACAGTAAAATGGGAAATTTTATATTTCAACCATATGTTAAATTGGTTGACCAGGATGACAGAAGTTTTAAATCTAGAAAAGGACAAGATTTAGAACCTTGCGATATTGATGATAAAACACAAGGAAGCATTGTTGAAGCAGAGACTTTAATGCCAGCAGGACCCATCTTAGAAGACATAAGGAATGAAGATAATCCTTATAGTGCTTACATTTTTGATGTTGTTCCTCTTTCTATCTTCAATTGGTTCATGGGTGAAGCTTTAATTCCTTGGCTTAATCAGCCAGAAAACCAAGACATTAATGTTTTATATAAAGATCATGGAATGAAATTATTTTTCAAAGATGTTAAATTTGGCATGAGAATGGTATATGTTAGTTCTTTTGGTCCTTTAGTGTCCACTAATAGTTTAAAAACTAATATTATACAAGAGTTAAAAAATACATTTGGTGACGAAGCCTTTAAAAGATCAAAAGCTGGATTAGTTTCTAGAATATATTCTTTAGAAAATCGCAGATATCAGACGGCAGAAAAAAACGGACAGCCTTATACGTTTCCTGGCAGTGATCTAAGCATTAGAAAGATTCCTCAATTAATGCATGAACTTCATATACCTATGGCTTCATATGAGGAATCATTAGAAATAACTAGAAATTCTGTGTATTTTAAAGATTCTGATAACTCAAGAGGGTCAAAAGTTTTTGATACGCAAGAGTTTTGTTACGGCCCAGTTCAAATCCCCGGCTCTGTAGAAACATTCGATATAAGGGACTTAGCGAATAAAGAAAATGAAGCGCTTCTTAAGTCTTTAGTACACATACCGAGTAATTTTTACTTTAAACACTTCGCAAACAGGGCTATCAATCAAATACAAGGATCACCTGAATTTAAACTTTTATTTGAGCATGTTTTTCCGATAAAAAGGTACATGGCTCTAGCTTATTTGTATGCTAATGACACTATGCTTGAAAATAGATCAGGAGATTCGAATCTTTTGGCTCAGACAAAAAGCACTATTTTTGACATTATAAAATCTCTAAAAGCATCATCAGGCAATGATTACACCTTTATAACAGAATCTTCTAAAAACAAACTTGAGATTGATTTAAATGCAGAAAGAACTGGAACAACTGGTAAAGAAGAGTCCCTAACAGATCAAATAAAAATGATTATTTTTAAAACATTGCTTCTTCTTCTAAAGGGCTTTGTTGAGATTACTGATCCTGCTATTATAACTGCGAAGTCTATTATTGACATCGGTAAGGCAATCTATGAAGCAGTAATTATTGCTGTTGAAACAGGGTTTAACGCTGCAAAACAAGGATTTCAAGCGGTTATTGATGCTGCAAATAGTGCAAAAGTTCAATTAGAGGTATCAATAGCTGTTTCTGGTCCTCCGTTAGAACAAGCATACAACCCACTAGCGCAAGCTCTAGGAGAAAAAGCCGCAGACGCAGTGCCAAATTTTGATGTCAGTAAGGAAAAAGTAACGGAATGGGAAATTGAAGTAAATGAAAGTTTTGAAATTCCTCCTGATTTGGGTATTGAGCAGGAACAATGGGAGGATTTTGTTGAATTAGCATCTGACCTTAAGAGCACAATTGATGAGCTTAAAAAAGTTGATGAAGAACTAAAAAAAGCAGAGAAAGACAAAGAAGATTTAGAAAAAGAATATGAAAAGATAATGAACGGTGAAGATGGAAAAGGAGGAATAAAAGGCGAAATGGAAAAAGTTTTTGGATCTAATTTTCTTCTTCCGGCAACCTGGGCAGCTCTTCTGCCATCAATGACACCATATGGCGGAGGAATCATCCCGCCGCCACTTTTCATAGGCCCCCCTGGAACTTTTCCAGGTATAATATATTTAGTTTTAGTAATGTCGGGCGCTTATGAAGATTTATTTGCTGAAGAGTCCTTAAACAACTCAAGTGATGATCCTAATTGTGATGATGAATTGTAATAGTAACTAATTAAATAAAAGAGGGATTAACATGCAAGGAATTGGACCAGCTTTACCTTTAACAAGAGATTCTAGTTTTGGGGTTTTTGCTCTCATTACTGATTACGAAGCAGAAATAAGACAAAATTTTAAAAACCTAGTATTGACTAGTCCCGGCGAACGAATGATGAATACTGATTTTGGTGTTGGAATAAGAAATATTTTATTCGAAAACTACATCACAGCAAAAACTGTATTTAAACAAAGACTAGACTCTCAAGTAAGAAGGTACATGCCTTTTATAAATATTCAAGACGTTATTTTTCAAAGCAATGATGAAAATCAAGTGCCCTTAGAGGAAAGAAATATTTTATCCATAAAGATTATCTTCTCTGTTCCTGATTTAAATTTAAATTCTTCAATAATTGTCAACACAGAGGTGGAAAATTAATGAGTAAAATGAACAAAAAACTAATCAGATACACTGATAGAGATTTTAATACGATAAAAGAAAGTCTTGTAAATTATGCAAAAAGATATTATCCTAATGTTTATCAAGATTTTTCTGAGGCCTCATTCGGGTCTTTAATGTTGGATACCGTGTCTTATGTTGGAGATGTGCTTTCATTTTACTTAGATTATCAAGTTAACGAATCTTTTATTGACACAGCAACAGAGTATGACAATGTTTTAAGGCTTGGAGAACAAGTTGGATACTATCCATCATTAAGGTCTCCATCATTCGGAATAGTTTCTTTATATGTTCTTGTTCCCACCAGCCCAAACGGCAGCGGCCCAGACACAGACTATCTTCCAATAATTACTAAAGGAAGCAAATATTCTACTATTGCTGGAGATACTTTTGAGCTTACAGAAGACGTTGATTTTTCAAACCCCAACAATGAAGTTGTGGCAGGGACTGAGGAGCAACAAGGTGGTGGAGCAACATCATTTGTTGTAAAAGCGTATGGAAAAGTTATTTCTGGAGAATTAAAAGAACAAAATATAACTGTTGGCGATTTTTCAAGATTTTTAACTGTGTCTCTTGCAGATGAAAATATTACTGAAATTGTTTCTGTTACAGATACTGAAGGACATGAGTATTTTCAAGTTCCATTCTTATCTCACGATACGGTCTTTAGAACAGTTATAAATAAAGATCCAGCTACAAGATCCAAAGCTCCTAGTATTTTAGTAACCACTGCAGTTCCTAGAAGATTTATTAGCTTTGTAAGAGACCAAAGAGTTCATTTAAAATTTGGATATGGCTCTGAATCTTCTTTAAGAACAGACAATACAACTCACCCATCAAATGTAGTTTTAAAAATGCACGGTCGGGATTACGAAACTGACACTGGGTTTGATCCATCTAAATTATTAGAAAGTGACAAATTTGGTATCGCGCCGGCAAACACTGTCCTTAACGTTGTTTATCGTGCAAATACTTCTGATAATTCAAATACCGCAACTGATAGTATTTCATTTATTGGAGATCAGACGTTTATTTTTCCCGAGTCTGCGGATAATTTAGAAAAAATTGATTTTGTAAGAGGTAGTTTAGAAGTCTCCAATGAGTTTCCAATAGTAGGAGATGTTAGCATCCCAACAACTTCTGAGTTGAAGCAAAGAATAAATGATCTTTTTGCAACACAAAACCGTGCTGTTACTGAAGAAGACTATAGATCTCTTATTTATAGAATGCCAGCTAAATTTGGAAAAGTAAAAAGAGCAAAAATTGTTAGAGATCAGGATTCTTTTAAGAGAAACTTAAATTTGTATATTGCCTCTGAAGATGAAGATAGAAATCTTATTACTTCAAATGCTGTAATAAAAAACAATTTAAAAACTTTTTTGCAACACTACAAAATGGTTAATGACACTATTGACATTCTTGATGCTAAGATTGTAAACGTTGGAATTGAATTTGTTGCGGTTATTAATACCGATCAAGACAAGTATCAAGCTCTTAGTGCAGCAATAAAAACGCTGCAAAACGAAATGTTTGCAGAAAAATATGACATAGGACAGCCAATATATATAACAAACATATATGATATGTTAAACAATTTAGATGAAATTGTTGATGTTGTTGATGTCAGAATAGTCCCTAAAACAACTGGGCTTTATTCAGATTTCTCTCTCAATATTAATGAATATGTTTCAGCAGACGGTAGAATTTTATACGCTCCTGAAGATGTTATATACGAAATCAAATATCCTAATAGAGACATTAAGGGGACCATAAGATAATGGCGATCAAAAGATACTATGCAGAGGCCGATAATACAATAACAAATGCATTTGACACCGTGTTGTCTCAAAGAGGAACAGGATCCAATGCAGGGGCAAATGATGTTTTAGAAACATTTTCAATTTACGGCCAATACAGTACTAGCTCTACAGAGCTTTCTAGAATTCTAATAAAGTTTCCTGTTACTGGGACAACTAGTGTTAAAGCCGATAGAGATGCGTCAAACCTGCCTGCGTCTGGTAGTGTTAAATTTTATTTAAAAATGTTTAACGCTAGACATCAAGAGCAGCTGCCTGAAAATTTAATTCTTAGTATTTTTCCAGTTGCGAGGAACTGGGAAGAAGGAACAGGCATTGACCTTGTTAATCATGCTGATAAAACAAAAGATGTTATCCCTGGCTCGAATTGGGTCAATAGAACAAAAGGTGTTGCTTGGGTTCGAAATGGTGGAGATTATATTTCTGGAAGTGCAAACTCAGCAGTGTGGTCTACGGCCAGTTTTGTTACTGGATCCGAAGATCTAGAAGTTGATGTTACTGATGTGGTAGAAGAATGGATAAGCTCTACAGAAGTAAAGGCTACAGCGACAATAACCTTTACTGAAAAACCGCATGAAGCAACAACAATTACCTTAGTTGATGGTGATGGAACATCTGCAACGTTCGAGATTGACGATAACGAAGATGGTGTTGTCGCTGGCAATATTGCCATGAACCCCGCTTCAGACGACGCCGCAGGAATGGCTACGATTTTATTTCAAAAAGTAAATGCATCCGCATTGAAAATCACAGCGACTAACCCATCATCTGGCCAGGTTGTCTTAACACAGGATACAGCAGGGCGAGTTGGAAATACTACAATTACTTATAGTAATTCTACTAGTTGGAGCGACAATACATCAGGTACTTTACCAACAGCTTTTACCGGAGGCACCGGCGTAGTTAACTATGGTTTTGGAATCATGGTCACAAGCAGCCAGGAAGCTTATCGCGCAACGGCAGACTCTGGGTCTGAGTTGCAAAACACAGATGGAATAACTAAGTCAACCTATACTAAAAGATTTTATTCTAGGAGTTCTGAATATTTCTTTAGAAGGCCTGTAATTGAGGCTCGCTGGGAAGATAGAATCAGTGATGACAGAAATAAGTTTTTTGCTAGTAGTTCTCTGTGCAGCACACAAAATACTCAAAGCGTCTACTTGTATAATTATATTGATGGAGTATTAACTAACTTACCTGACGAATCAGTTACAATTAATTTTTATGCTAGCTCTGGATCATTGCCAAGTGGCTCTTCTATCGCCAATACAACAGCCACAAAAGTTAGCACTGGAATATATCGAGCTGCTTTGGCGATAAACACTACCGAGTCAGTTTTGCATGATGTTTGGTCAGAGACTGATGGAGGAAGTGTATACCATACAGGCACAATTTCTGTGCGAACACGAAGTGCTAGCGATTCAAATAAAATTGGTGATTTTATTAGCAATATAACAAACTTAAAAGATACATACAAAAGAACTGAAAATGCAAGAATAAAAGTTTTTGTTAGAAGAAGGAATGAGTGCCCTACTGTGTACACAGTGGCTACTAGTGTTGCAGAGGGAGAGACAATTGTTAGTGCATCGTACTCTGTCGTAAGAGATATAGATAATAAGATAATTTTTCAGCATAGCACAGGCAGTTCAGATAGACATACATTCTTATCGTATGATAATTCTGGTAGTTATTTTGATTTTGATATGTCGTTGCTAGAGGCTGGATATATGTATGGGTTTAAGTTTGCTTATTATGCCGCCGGAAAGTGGAGAGAGCAAGAAGAACTGTTTAAATTTAGAGTAGAATAATAATTACATGTGGGCACTTAAATGAGTACAAAAGATCTTTTTGATAAAGGCTATTCTTTAAACTTTTTAAAGAACAAGTCTCTTACGGACTACAGAGAAGATGTAGAGTCGCCCAGATATATCGATGCTTATATCAAAAAAAGAGAAAGATTTTTTCCTGATGTAAATTATGCCACTGCTTCTAATTTCGCTGCATATGGATTAGCAGAGGAATATTACAAGCAATCTATAGAAAGAATATATAAAACATATCCTTACGATGGATCTTTAGCAGAAAAATTAGAGTGGGAAAATGAAAGCACCTATTTAGATCTTTTTATTTTTGAAAACGAATACCCTAGATCAACTGGCTATATTGTTTTTAACAGCAGTTCTTACTCGTATACAGACACCAAAACAGGCAATTTCTATAGCAGTAGCGCCCCTCAATATGTTTACTTTTATGGAAATCCTCACGCTGATGTTAGCGGAAACTTTAAAGAGCCACCAACAGCTGGCCCTTCAGGAGTCGGTGTTTCCAAAGCCAATGTTTATGAAACAGGCAGTCAAAGAACTTCTAATCTTGAAATTGATTTAGAAAAAGGGATTACAGTAGAATTTTGGCTTAAAAAAACTTCTTGGGCAACACAAAATGCAGCTGCCGAGGTTTTATTTAGTAACATAACAGACGAAACCAGTACAGAAACTAGGTTTTGGATTTCTTCTTCAAACACCGCTAAAGGAAAAATTACAGCAGAGCTATTTTCCACTCCAGTCATAGCGACTTTTGAACACGACACAGGTTTATCTGACATAGGAGATGGAGCTTGGCATCACTACGCAGTAACAGTTAAAAGATCTGGAAATACAAATGTTAGTAATTTGTATGTCGATGGAGTCCACAAATCAAAAAAAACATCTGGAGCAGGTGGTACATTTACTAACATTACTGCATCAACTGTCGCCGCTATTGGGGCGATATCAAAAGATGTTGATGGTTTTTACGGCGCAGGATATGGAAATGTTGTTGGATGCTCCTTCGATGAATTTAGATACTGGAAAACAGAAAGGAACGCACAGCAAATTGGCAGACACTTCAGAGATCAAATTGGCGGCGGAACAAATACAGACAACGTTAAGTATGATAAGACACACAATCCTGTAGATTTAGGAGTATATTTTAAATTTAACGAGGGAATAACTGGTGATAGTTCAATCGACTCCACAGTTTTAGATTACTCTGGTCGCATATCTAATGGAACTTTTGTAAACTATCAAAGTAGCTCATCTAGAAATACTGGATCAGCAATGGTTTCTGCTAGCGTGGCTGAGCGTGAATTTAAAGATCCTATTATATACTCGTCTCATCCAAGTGTTATTAGTCTAATACAGGAGAAAACAAGAGATGGTGCAGTGCACGATCATGAAAATGCTACTTCAATTTTCAAATCACTACCTGGATGGATAGCAGAGGAAGATGAAGAAAAATCTGGAAATTTAAAATATCTTATACAGATCATGTCAAGTGTTTTTGATGAGATTCAGCTTCAAGTCGGTTCTATTCCAAAATTAAAAGATATAAACTATCCATACGATGCAAAGTTTGAAAAACCATTGCCTTTTGCAGATCGTCTTTTGTCTTCCCGCGGACTCGATGCACCAGAGCTTTTTTCTGATGCATCTCTTCTAGCAAAATTTTTACAGAGGGGTGAAAAAAAGTTATTTGAAAAAAAACTATATGAGATAAAAAATACAATATATCAAAACATTTACAATAACTTAACATACATCCATAAATCAAAAGGCACAATGAAGTCAATGAGAAACCTTTTAAGGTGTTTCGGAGTTGACGAAGAGCTTGTAAAAATTAATATTTATTCAAAAAATGGCACTTATGAGTTCAAAGATAATGTATCGCACATGGCTTTACGTAAAAAATATGCAGATTTTGATGACCTAGAGACAAGATTTGGAACAACCGGTATATATTCTGGCACTTTTGCTTCTACAGTTTATCAATATTACGATTCAACTAACGCTAATTCACTTTCTTATATTCCAGCGTTAGCCGATGTATCTCATGGGCTTGCTGCTACAATTGAAGCGGAGGTTATTTTTCCAAAAAGAACTCCTCAAAGAGATGATAATTTTGGACTTTTTCCCGGCAGAGAGGTTTCTTTGTTTGGACTGCATGCAGTCGAAGCTTCAAATACTAATTTGAATTACTTGAACGACAATATTAATTTCAATGTCATAGCTGTAAAATCTAACAACGACCCCAGAAGCGTAAAATTTGCTGTTACATCAAACTCTAACTCAAATATTCCACACATGGAAACAACTGGCACGTTTATGGGAGTTTATGATAATGAAAAATGGAATCTTGCATTTAGAATCCGACCTGTAAAACACCCGTTAGCAGACAAAGTTAATGATTCTTTAGTTCCTGCAGCATCATCATATCAAGTTGAACTTTACGGGGTAAATTATTTATCAGATCAGCTTCAGAATGAGTTTACTTTAACGCAGGTACTATCAGAAGCTAATGCGAGGGCATTTTTTAGCAAAGCAAAAAGATTATTTGTAGGTGCAAATAGAACAAACTTTGATGGAGATTTAGTTAGAGCTTCCGATGTTAAAATATCTTCTGTCAATATGTGGTATGATTATCTTGAAGATGATGAAATTAAAGCACACGCAAGGGACGCGAACAATGATGGACGCGCTCACCCTTACAGAAATGCAATATTTAACGAGGGCACACAAAATGATTTAATAGCTGGTGGCGACAGCGACCTACTGTGGACTTTTAGAGTACCAGAAATTGATACTTTAGTATTAAGCTGGAACTTTGAAAATGTTACAGGTTCAAATTCTGATGGTCAATTCTTAGTAAATGATATTTCATCGGGATCTGCAGAAGATAGAACTAATTTACGTTATGGAGCGTTAAGTGAGGTAAATACTTATCACTTTTCAGGTCGTGGAGACAAGTTTGTTGCAAATAGCGACCAGGCTGTGGATATAGAGTTTGTTCCGACAGGCAGAACTAGACTTCCAGAGGTTATTGCTAGCGATGATATGGTAAAAATACTTAATCAACAAGATGATGTGATGTTCACCAGAGACACAACCTTCATACAGCACATTATATCTGTAGAAAAGAGCATGTATCAGTCTATTTCTGAAGAAATGTTGAGAATGTTTGCTACTGTTACTGACTTTAACAATATTGTAGGTAGTCCTGTTAACAGATATAGGATGAATTACAAGGAATTGTCAAAATTAAGAAATATTTTCTTTGAAATTGTACAAAACGAGCCAGATATTGAAAAATACATTGAATATTTTAAATGGATTGACGATGCAATATCATTATTTATCTTTCAGCTGCTTCCTGCCTCTTCAAACAAGGTAGAATTCTTAAGAACCATGGTTGAAAGCCATATTCTTGAAAGATCAAAGCATTTTAATAAGTTTCCAACCATAGAAATGTTTAATCCAGAACCAAACGAAGCTTTCAAAGGTATAAATCAGCTACTTTATAACTGGAAAATAGGCCATGCACCTCTTCAGTCGAATGGATCGGGACCAAGTCAGACACAAAACCAGCACATGCACTCACTATGGTGGAAAGAACGTGCTGAAAGAACAGGATCCGGCGCCGTCCTTACATCAGGCGACGATAATATTGATGCTAGCAAGCACGAAATACTAAAAGTGGCCATAACAGAGACTTCAGGTAATGATAGCTTGTCATTATCGTTCGGGCCTTCTGGTTTAGACAAGGCAGATGGTAAATATGGCGCCCAGGGGGGTACAAAGACCAAGTATTCCGCATCATATTACTCAGATCGCTCAACAAGCACTCCAGTTAGGGTAACACAAAGTTTTGTTAAGACATACAAATCTGGTCCAAATCCTGATTCAAATAAGATATATGATTTTTATAAGGGTGTTGTTAAGTTTGCCAGCGATAACGACTATATTTTTCTAGATAAAGACCACGTTGTCAAACCTCTAGATTCAACTGATGTCCTCCAAGCTGAAAAAAGCTCTTCATCCGAGGGTTTTTATCTTCCAAACAAGAAAGAGTATGTTATTAAAGCCCTTACAATGACAGGAGATGAAATTTCAAGCTCAAATGCTGCTGGCACGGGAGACAGCGACTATAAATACACAGATGCTCTTAATAAACTAACAACTCCGTTTAGTATGTTTGCAAATAAAGGCGTGGCGAACGGTGATTATACAGTATTTTACGAAAATTATTTTGAAAATGGACATCATAACAGTCAAAATGACACAACTCGTATCGAAATAAACAACTTACACCATGACATATATCGTCCGACTTTTGAAGTTCCAATGCAGGGGCCTTTTAACAGACAACATGTTGGAGGAAACCAACACCGCCATGTTAGTTTGAACTATCGGGATTATGACTCTTTTGGTAGCTTAGGTTCTCTTGACACAAGGATGTCACGGCCGGAAGCTTGGGAGTTAGTTCATGATAAAGGTATGTCAAATTATATTATTTTGGATATGCCGTTCTCTAGGTATAATATGCCACCAGAAATGTCTGGATCAGATCCAACAACTGGTCATGTTGACGGTGGTCATGGTTTCGGAGATCCTGAGCCTCGTGATAGGTGGAGGAATGTAACTAAAAATGACAAGCTAGCTGGCTCTATTAATGGATGGCAAAGAACAACGTTTATATCAGATCCAGATTGTGGACCAGCAAATGACTCTGGCGATGGAACTACTTATTTTGCATATGCAAGACTAGAAAACGAAGAAAACAATGCAACTAAATATTTTGGATATCGAACACCTTTAATTGATGCTCACGATGCGCATCGAGGTTTAAAAATTCAATTCTATTACCATGTAACATCAGCTCCAAATTTAGAAACTGGACGATTTTTTGTTGATTATTCTTATGATGAAGATTTTAGTGATGGCGGAACAAGCTTAACTACTACATGGGACAAAGGCGCAGCTGGTCAAGAAAGCGCAGTTGATCTTCCAAAAACTTTAGAACAAGCCTCTAAAAATGCTTCTTGGAAGTTGGCAGAAATAAATCTTAGCGCATTTATGGGGCAGAGAGTATATCTTAGATTTAATTACATAGCAGCACCACACTCATTTAATATATGTGCTATAGATCAAGTTAAAGTTTTTGCTGAAGCTGGAATATCTTCTTTACGACTACTTCATCCAACTCATGATGACCATCATCGTCCATACGCTCCATATATGCGAGAGGAGTATGCAAAACGTCCAGTTAATATTAAAAATATTCAGATTGGCAAGCTTAACAGTAATGGCAACTTAAATTCTTTACATGCCGGTGATTTTGGAGCACTTCAAAGGACAGTCGCCGGAAACTATCGCAATACATATGAATATGTTAGTACTGTTAGTCGAGAGGCCAACGACCCTGCATTCAAAAAACTAGTAGAGACTTTGCCAGAATCTAGTAATCCACAAGAAGGGATGCAAGAAATAGCATCGATGTATTTAGGATACAGTGATTCTTTTCCAGTGTTGTTTTCTTCTCAAAAAACTCAACATGGTACAGAAAATCGCTTAGCTAGATATTTAACTGTTCATCAGATAGAGAATGGTGTTACATCTTCTTCCGAAGTTACTTCAAACGCAATTTCTGTCAACCCAGTGCCTGGAAGAGATAGAGAGGAGTTTCATAAAGGAATTGAGGCTAGATATAGGCAAAAAACAAGAATGGTTAATTTATTTTCTGCTCCAGGTGATATTTTAGATTCTTGCACTGGATTTTTAGATGAGGCGCATACAACTTATTCTGCCTATAATTGCCTTCCTTGGAGGAACTATAGGATCAGACAAAGAATGCAATCTATGCTGACAGCGCACTGTGGTAGGTTTGGCATTGGATCACACACGCAAGATGCAGTTGCTGCTAGCGGAAGCATAAAATTTAAAGACATTGCAACATTAAAATCTTATCTTGACGCGGCGCCTGAAAAAACTGACTTTGTCATATCCTTGACTGATGCAAGATCGAATACTATAAATATTTATTTAATGTCCTCAAAATGGGCCCCAGCCTCCCTAATTTTTTGGGAAGATAAGTATAAAGTAGCGAATATTGCTCATACCGTCGATGCGGTCGACGAGGTGGGTTTAGCTGCTGCTGTTATAGCAACTTTTAATGCCGCAAGATCAATTTTTGATAATACCGCTGCAGATGCACTCCCCGGAGCCGGCCATGCCTTTGGCATTACTGCAACTAACGCTGCTGATACTATTTCTTTCTTCCAGTCGACCCCAGGCTTTGTTGGCAATACAAATATATATATTAGACAGGTTGATCAAGCGGAAACAACAAAAATGGTTGATGTGTCCTCTGATGTAATTCAGCTTAAAAACTTTGCTGGTGGGAAAAATGCAACATCTAGAGTTTATCGATCTCAAGCTGTGGAACCACCTCAGCCCGGTGTTATAGAAAAAGCTGATTATACAGTCGTAAGTGCTAGCTTTCACAAGTACCACAGGAATAGAGCTGACAAGTTCTTTTTAAGCGACGCAACACAAGAAAACATGTATTATGATAAAATGCAAGAAGCCACAAGTAGTTTGTCTAAAATTGATTTTCCAACAGACATCCTAGCGCGAGGTTCAGTTTATGACAATGCTTATATTGGTCACGCAATTCCTCGCTCAGATGACCAAGTTCACTGGGTCAGAAGCGTTAATGGGTTAGTCCAGGAGCAGCTAAATTTGGAATATGAGGATAACGATCCAATATTGAAATTCTTAGACTTGATTATAGCCTATATCAAGCCGTGAGGATCATAATACTTTAACTTAAGGTATATTTGTTATATAATCTAATTATTTAAGAATACCCACAAAGGTGAAAAATGTCAAGAAGCAGATATATTACACTCGAACAAAGCAGAGCAAGCAGAGCAAATAGAGCAACCACTTTTACATCAGTTAAAACTTATACTCTTGGATCTAGAAACACAGCCTCAGTCACGGCTTCATCAGAGTTTGTTCCTCTAAACACTCTTATTGTTGATAATTTTCCTGAAACTTCTAAAAAAGGGTCATGGTATCTATATGTTTTTGATAATCCCACCGGTAGTTTTTTTCAACTAGAGACGCCTGAAAAAACACATAAGTTTATAGCTGTTAACGACACAACTCCACTAGTGCCAGCTAGTGCTAGCATAAGTGTAGTTGCAAATCAAGCAGTTGCCAAAATTACTTTTGATGGTACTACAATTCAAAATGGTGAAAATTTTAGAATTATTGACGGTGAGGGTAAGACAACTTTGTTTACGTTTGATACCGGGTCAACATCGTCTACTGGAACAACTGTTGGTTTATCGGGAAGATCAACCACAAGCACTATTGCCACTGCTGTTGCTTCATGTATTAATTCTGAATCAATCAAAATTACAGCAACTGCTTCTGGAAGCAGTGTAGAGCTAAAGCAAGATATCTTTGGAAGCCATGGAAACACACTAACACAGACTTCTGGGAGTACAACTTTAAACTCCGGATATAGAATTTCTAATTTTTCCGGCGGTCGAGGACTAAATTATTCCTCACACAATCAAACAATTACTTTTTCTGATGCTTCAAATAATAGTTACAGCGCATCAATAGACGGGGGGACACGATCAACTTTGTCTATTGATCTGGTTTCTATTGATAATATTGCTTCTAGTGCAGCCGCCTCAGGCTCAATAACAGTAACAGACTACTCAGCTTTAACAGCTGCGACTACAGCATCAGCTACGGTTTCGGTTTCAAGCGCGAACATAACTGCTGGAGACACTATTAGGCTAATTGATTCCTATGGCTACGCGCATTCATTTAGGGCAGTTGCCTCTCGCGGCAATGAAAGTACAGATTATATTTTTGACTCAGGAAGCTCTAGCACTACAGCAACAAATTTAGCTAGGATAATAAATCTAAATAATTCTTTTTCTGCCTCTGCATCCTCAAATAACGTTACAATTACTCAGTTTGTTGGAGGTGCTGCAGGAAATACAACCATTACAGTTACAGACTCAACAGGTAGCGCCGGTCTTGAAGTTACCTCCAACTTTTCATCAGGTGCAGATGGTACAAAAATTGTTTTAACGTCTGCGGATGGTCAGCAATATAATTTATTAGCTGATAGTAAAGTAACGTCTGGTGATGTATCAACTACAACTGCTTCTCCTACCTTTAGAGGAAATACACTATTTTTTAAGATTGGCTCAACAAACGCAGCCACAGCAACTAATATAAAAACTGCGTTAAATCAAATAGGAGCATTTAATTCTTCTATTTCCAGTAATGTAATATCTGTCACTCAGCAATTTGCAGGAACCTCTGGAAATATTTCTATAACAGAGAATTCATCTGGACTGACTGCAGATGGATTTGCTGGTGGCACTGCTGGGGACTCATTTGTCTTTACAACAAGACACTCTGATAGCGTAACTCTTCGAGCAGGAGAAAATTTTCTTGTTAAGTCTGGAGATAGAGAATTAACAAGAGACAATTTAATTTCCTCTATTAATTTAAACCCAATTTTATTTGCTAATTTTACTGCTTTTCCACACGATTGCGATCCAGGCATTGCAGTTTTAACTTCTCGCAGGGCTGGTACAAGCGAAAATTCTCATTCTGTTTCTTTTTCTTCTACTAGTACTGCAGCTGGCGATATTAAAATTCAAGATACTGCAATAACAAATAGTAGAAGCATATCAGCTCAATCTTTTGTCTCAGGGGCTGCATCGGCTACAACATCAAAAACAATTATTGGAGTTAGCAGCGTTACTACTCCAACGGAGTTTGCTGCAGAAATAAATACTTCTTTGGCAGCAGCAATAACTGATGGACTAAAAGCCACCACGTCTGCTAGTGGAGCCACAGTTTCTGTGGTGTCGTCAGTTGCAGGATCTGCAGGAAATAACACCATAAGTGGTTCATATGTTTTTGGATATAATGCATTTACCTCTGGCTTTTCTGGTGGTGCAGACAATGTGCATGTAGGTTCTAGCAAGACAGACTATGCTACTAATCTTGTTTCTAGAATAAACACGTCTTTATCTTCTTATGTTACTGCAACTCTTGGAGATCTTACAACAATAACTGCGCCGCGACATCCTCCAACTGGAAAAATTACATTTGTATCTACCACTCTTAGCGATTACACATCGCAGACTATTACTATAAGCGGACTGGAAAAAACTAAAACTTATAAATTTTCTGATGAGTGTGGAGACACTGGGGAATTAAGCGGATCTAGTGTGATGGTCTACTTAGGAAACCAAACAACCATAAATGTAAATAATATAGCTAATGAGTTTGTTGGTGCATTAAATCATTCGAATGGCCACGGGTTTAACATTAGAGTTAAAAACCCCTCCAGCGGAGTCATAATTTTATCTCTAAAACATGGTACTGAAAATTCTATTACAGCTATGTCAAAAACCGCTGCAGATTCTGTCATGACCAAGGAAGATATAACGCAACAGACTGCAGTTCCAATTACAATTGCAATGAAATTTGGAGGAGACTTTAGGGACGCATATCCAGCATCAATTAGCATAGATGGTAGTCTTTTCTTAGATAAGACACCTTCAACTAGTTGTGATTCCTGTGAGGATGATGTAGATAATCATTTCGAGACCGGCCCAATAGGTGGAGAAGGCCCATCGATTATTAATTTTGACAATATTAAAGGTGGAGGAAACACAGATACGAGTGACTACCTCAACCCAAATTATCAAGATTTTTATGGCTCTGGCTCTCAAGCAAACTCTGATGGTCTTTTAAACGATATATTAATAAACAGAAATGGAATTTACGAGTATCCCACTTTTAAACAATATGGCGAGATTATTGAAAAACTTGGTGGAGGAAACTATTATACCACACCTCCGCTTGGTATGGGATTTCAGCCACCAGAATATGATACTGCTTTTGAGATACCTCAGCCTACAGGTGATGGCCCTCCATACAAACTAGGTGCAATTATTTTAGATGGCGATGACGATAATATTCCAGATAATGCAACGTTGGGCGAACTAGGTGAAATTGGTGAAGGCGACGTTTTTGATCCAAAACCTAGAATTCCTGGGCTTCCTCACCTTCGTGCTAAGCCAGTGCAATATTTTTATGAGCCGGCTTTAGAGGATAGACATAAGCCATTGATTTATCAATTTGCTTCTGATGAGGGATCTCCAAATTCAGTCGCAATTGCAAGACAGACTTTGTTTAATGGTATTCACTTTTTTTCAAACAAGTATCAAAATATAAAATATAGACTTTTGGATGGAGATGCTAGAGACTTCAAAGTTGGTTCGCTTAGAAAATCTCATTTATATGATTTATTTAGGGCTGCTCGCGCAATGGGAGGTCGAAGATTTAGGTTTAGAGAGCGTTTGTTCCCAGGAGAGTTAAATTCAAGAAGATCTCAATTAAATAAGCGCCCTGATTATCATGAACTAGATAGTATTGTTGCGTTTGACGGTCAAAAAATAGATCCAAAACAAGATATAGATCACAGAAAAAGATTGACCGATCTTAGAATATTTTGGAGAAACAAACAAGTAGATAGGGTAAGAAACATACGAGCTAGCCATGCAGATGAATCAGTTTTTCTTACGCCTACAAGCTCTTTAGGTGGTGTATATCAACCCTCTCCAATCACCAAAGATGGAATGTTTCACGAGATAAGACAAATATCTCATGGTTTTTATGTTCAGCCTGGAGATTTAAAAGATCAGCTTGCAGGCTCTGATGGACGTAAGCATCATATTGCTGCTGGTATATCTACAAGATATCAAATGGCTAAAACTGCAGACAGCACACCAAATCTAAGCGAAAATGCTATAGTTATCAATGATGAAAGACATGAGGGCAATCTTAATGCACAATCTGGCACACCACAGCAAGAACCTGTAAAACTAAACAGCTCTATGATTGAGGCTATAGTATTACCTACTTCTGCCATGCAAGGTATAGATTCCCCATTTTTGCCTGAAGATTCTTTAATTGTTGCATTTTCAGCAACATCTGCATCCTTCATAGACTCAAATAGCCAAACTGTAACTAATGATGTTGATGTAGGTCATGAAATCCACTACAATCAACCTTTTGATTTTAGTTTAATAAGTATGTGGCCTTTAGATTTCCCAGAATATCTCCGTTTGCCCTTCAAGCCAAAAAGTAATGTTCCTACCCTGCAAAGCCCTGATAACTCAACTTATCAGGTTTTGGATAGTGGGCCTTTTGTTTATGGAATTCAGAGAGTTGGTCTTGCCCCTAACAGAATTGCTCCTGATAGAGTTGAGGGTGCAAATGGCACGCCTGTTCCTAATTTTTATGAATTTCTCGAAAACAATCCTCATGCTTCTAAATTATTTAATCAAGAATATGCGAACAGGCTTGGAGACCCTAAGCTAGCAACACATGGTCAAAATCCAAAAAATCAAGTTACTGGAGCCGCAGGCGAGCTTTTGTTCAGCACCAAGCCGACAATCACTTTGTATAATAAGCACGCATACAGAAGGCCTTTGCCTTTTCCAAGCAACGGCTTTTTACCGGGAGGCAAGCAGTTTTATTCAAACTTAACTACTAATTCTCCAAGTGAAGCACTGCTTTTCGCCGCCGCATATGTTTTTAATGGCGCAGAATTTAGTGAGCCAATATTTGTTGATGATGCTTCAGATTTGATAAGAGGATATGGTATTGTTAGTGAGTTGTCTAATGAGCTTGAAACTACAGAAACTTCCCTTGCTAGCGCTATTTCTAGTGCAGAGCCAAATAGTGAAACTCTTCTTAGCAGCTACGAGCCAAAACCAGCTATTTCTTTTCAAGGAGGAAAACTAATAGGTGATTCAGACAAGAAAGAAGATTCCAGCGGTCTAATAGCGCAAGATGTTGGCACAGCATATAAATATGATTATAGCTCAATACATCATACTGCATTTTTAAGAGACGGAGCACCTGCACCAGGAACTACATATGACTATAAGCTCGTCTTGGGAAAGGCCGCAGGTGCGAAATTTACTACTATAGAAAATCGCGATAGTTATTTTACTTTAGAGAGGGCAGCAGAGGGTGCAGCTGGGTATGCTAGTGCAACAGCTAGTATGCAATATTTACGTCATGCTTGGCCTTATTACCAGCCAATATGGAGATTGGATAAGTTAACTGGTCGCTCTCCTTTTCATGACTCATATCAAGATTTTACTAATGATGTTGATATTGTTGGCCGTGGATATTCACAAATTGCAGAGTTTACAATTTCAGATCATTTTGAACACTACAATGATTTCTTAATTGAGTCTATTAATAATGACAGGCCTGTGTATTCGATTACTGAATTTAATAGAATTAAAAGAAACTTAAATGTTCCAATTGATTATGCTGCTAACTTTGCAAAAATTATTGGATCATCAAATGTTGGTGATGTGCAAGTTTCTGTTCTGGCTGGCCAGTTTGGTCTTTTAAATGAGTCTCCAAGAGTTATACACACTGCTAGTGCCATGTCCTCTACTTTTAATGCAACCTCTACAATGCATGATTTAGAATATGCAGACTACACTGTTGTATTAAATTCTTTATCTGCCAGCCAATATGAAGAGGCGAATGGACACTGGAGAATGGATTCTCACAGTACAGCCTTTATGCCAAAATACATGCAGGCTGATGCTAGCAAAAACTTTGCAAAACTGTCGCGACAAAACGATAGAGGGTTTTTAGATGATAAAGATACTATACCAAATAAAATTACTTTGACTGTTAAATCAATTAAAAAGCTCTTGCCTCAGAAAGATATGTATCCTTTGTTTAGAACAATGAAACTTGGCTCAATGTTAACGGATGCATTTTCTGACTCAATAAGTTACTCTACTAGAGAATACGATGGAATAAATTCTGGCGTGACTGACTCTCACAAGGCTGCTGCTGCAACACAAAGCTTTTTAGAACCTCTTTTTGCTCCTGGAATCATGTTTAATTCAATTAAATCTGGGTTAGGAGTTAGTTTTCCTATTTTTGTTGATGAAGGAGCCGGCCGCGGCGCTCCATACTATTATGGCAATCCTCACATATATGGTCCATGGGGACCATCTCCATTTACCTCCTCCGGCCAGCAACATGCAGGATATGATAATTTAGCATATAGAATAGATGATCCTGTTACAATGTTTAGTTATGGATTAGCCAATAGTGCTGGAGTTAATAGAACGGCGCCAACATATTTGATGCGTAGGCCAAGTTTTCAGTTGCCTTTTGAGGCAATATATAAGCCAAATTATTTAGAAATAATGAAAAAACGCAAGACTTATATGGTTGATGATCTTTTTGATCAAACAAGGTCAACTTATGTTACAGGGGCCTATAATCAGATAGAGTATGAGACCGGCACACCAGGCGGATCACATGAATGGACATTTACAACTGCGTCAATTTCATATGTTATTACAGGAACTTCTAATCATGCTCACATGACAGGTTCAAGATTTACATTGTCTGCTTGGCATGCGCAATCAGGAGAGAAAACAAAAGATTTTGATAGCCAGACACAGTTTGATTATGGAACTCCAGAGGACACATTTTATTGGGAGTTTAAAAATCATCCCCAAAGTGCTTTAGACCCTTCAATAGCTTTATTTCCAGAGATAAATAGCTTAACTGCCTCAGTCGATGATGAAAGTATTGATGATTTTCCATTATTTTTGAATTATAGATTTGAAGGCGTTGCTAATGACACTGATGCTGTTAATATAACAGGATCTCAATTTTTAGTAGGAACTACTCCATACGAGTATGCTACAAATTTAGCAGACGCAATCAATCGTCGATGCAAAGTTACTCATTCAGTGCAAACAGGCTCAACACCATCTTACGATATTGATGGAAATGAAGTGGTGGCTTCTAGTAAAACTATGAAGTTACGTATTCATCAATTTTTTACAGCTAGTGTGCTAGTGGATACCACAGGAAAATTTGGTCAACCGGTCGGACAAGTTGCAAACGTGCTAACAATACACACTGCTGGCCCATTAATGAACCATGGAATAAAAGAAGGTATTTTGTACTTTAACGATAATGATGAACTTGTTACTTTTGATGACACAAATATTCATCCTCTTGTATTTGCTAGAGAAATGAGACTTCCAATTGGAGACGCCAACGCAGATTGTATATTCGGTACCCCCATATGCCATACATCATCACATGGTAAAAGATTTACCAGTTCTACAACTGCACTAGGACAAGTGAATCATTCCTATGGCTTTTTCGATAGACCAGGAAGTTCTCACTCTAGAAATGTTGCGCAACATGAATTTAAGCCTCATGTCCTTCTGTACCCAGACATGCCAGATACTGGCAGTTTTCAAAGTAGATTATATGAAGCATCAATTAATAACTTTTTAGCAGAAACAATTAATTTCTTTATAGATTCTGAAAGTGAAGGCAGGTACTATGATTTAAAAATGCCAGTTATTGTATCTGATCCAATAGAAACTGTGCCGGTGACGTCTGGTACGGTATATTACATGTCTGTAAATCTATACATGGGCAAAAGCCACATTATGTGTGAAGGCCCTAGGTTTGCAAATATGCCTCACGCAGCTCATAATGCATCTTCCTCAATGAGAGGTGCTTTTTTTGGGCCACCAATGGAGGTTGTGCACCGTGATTCTAAGATAAATGGACCCGCTAGTGGAGGATACACAAGTGATGCTGAGGCAATGAGTTCTAATTTAACAGACCCAGCCTATCATCATGTAACACCCCCATATTTTTATGGCCCATCATCTATTCTATTGCGATACCAAGCTACCAGCAGTGGCGATGTTACAATTGATGATATATGGACAAATACTAAAAAATCATCATTATATTTTGAAGAATATATTACAGACATTCCAGATGGATCAACTACTACAATCGGAGATGAAGTCCCGGTATCCGACTTTTTCTTCCCAACTTCGTCGTTAAGTCCAAAAGTGCCGACAAAAAAATCTGTATCGCAAGGCTCGGCTGCAAGAATGAAATTAGAAGAGTGTGTTGATGTTTGGTCTCCAAAAAATCTTGTTGAAGTACAGGCGCTTGATCCAGCAACAAACATCCCCTCTGCAACTCCGACAAAAGTTTGGGCTATGACTCCAAAATGGGTTTGTCCCGTTTTAGATTTTGGTCTGCCGGCAACACTTTTCATGTCTGCTAGCTCATATGATTCTTTTGATAACAAAATATTTGAATCTTCATTTCAACTTAATGATCCAGCAATTAAGTCAACTTTATCTTACTATAACATGCTTACAGGTAGATCTATGTGGACTGGATACGGAATTGACCCATATGATGGGTCAGATTTAAAAAGAATTGAATTGTATATGAACAAACAACAACTTCTTAAAAAACAGTTTGAAGATTATTATGAAATTTTAAAACAAGATGAATTAGAAAATGGAAATATAGAAAAAGAAACTATCGCTTTTGTGGTAGAGCCAGATCAAGATGTTTCTTCTGTTAATAAAAAAGGAATTTATTTTCAAATATCAGAAACGTTCCCGGAAGAGCTTGCAACACAAGCTGCTTCTTCTGTCACATTCCAAACCCCATACGAGGGTGCAGAAAATGCTTCCGGATATTATACCTCCAGAGAAGAAGTGTTTTCATCAACTAGCGTAACATCATCTCTTGTACCCTTGCTGGGCTTTAACGATACAAATAGAAGGCCAATTGGAAAAATTTCAAAGAGCAAAGTCGTCTCTGAGGCTATTGTCGCTATCCCTTATCTACCCAAGCCTTTTGGAATATACGGAAAAATTAGAGGAACTGGCCCAGATGGATCAGTAATTGCATCTAAAGATTTGCTTAGTCTTGTGGAAAAAGGACCTGATCAATCTTTAGTAAGAACTTTGATGGCTACTACTGAGGTTATTCCAGGATATCACTTTTTGTCGATTGACAATTTGGTTTTTGATAATTTCTTGAATACTATTTTAATAGACTTTTTAACTCCAAACAGCTCACCCAGAAGTGAAGAGTTAAAGCAAAGGTACGAAAATTATTCAAATGCATTAGAGATATGTGATGCTAGTGATCTAGGAATAATGATAAACACACTCCTAGGTCGTGTTGGCCCATCTAAGCTTGGCTATATGCTTCCGCCAGAGATGGACTTCATAAACAATTCAGCGATTGCACCTTTTCAAATGGCTGTAGTTCCTCTTGCTCACGAGTTAGACAAAAGAGATCTTATGAATATGTGGCAAAATATAATGCCAGATATATCTACTAAATTGATAAAATCTGTTGATAACATTTCGTTTAATCCAAATGCAAATTTCTTTGGAACGCCTGAAGCTGAATTTGACTTATTGGCAATATCTAAGACTGGTGGAAATCTAGGATCGCCTCCGCTAGCCGAAGTTTGCCCGGGCCAGTTCTTGAATACTAAATCTCTTTCAAAGAATTTTCAAAAAACTTTTGAAGACGATATACTTCCTTATAATATTCCATTCATCCCTCCTAATTCATCTGCTTTTTTTGAAAAGCTTAAGTGGCTTGTATTTAAAGTAAAGCAGCGCGCTGCAAAAGATTATGAAACCTACAGAGAGCGTCAAATAGATGCTGCAATTGCTTCGAAAGGATACCAAAGAAAACAACAACAAAACTTGCAATATTCTGCTCTAGATTGTCTAAATACAAAAGAGATCTATGGTGCAAACTGGCCCTATGATTTCTTCTCATTAACTGAGAGAGCAAAAATAGAAATTGAATATGAGGTGCAGTCTTAATGGAATTTTTTGATTCAAAAGAAGAAGTTATTGATCTTCAATTAACTCAGTTTGGGCGTCATTTGCTCTCTAAGGGGAAATTTAAGCCTGTATATTATTCTTTTTTTGATGACGATGTGCTTTATAATTGTGAAAATGCAGGGTTTTCAGAAGAACAAAACCAAACTCACGAAAGAATATATAAAGCAACAGAAAATCTTACAGGTTCTGGTGCTCCAAGAATGAAACCTCAAATATCTTTCTTAAGCTTAGAAAAAGAATTTCTTAATAACTACAATAAAACTGTTTCTGGGCAAGAAAAGCCTGGTGACCCTGGGCAGCAGCCAACAGCAATAAAAAATTATACCCTGCCTCAGCCAATTGGTACTATCGCGGTTGACAAAGACTCCGCCCCAGCATTTTCTGTGAAGGTCTTACAAGGAGAAATATCCAGTTCAGCCGGATTTATAGATCTTAAGCAAACATCTGGTGGCAAAAATACAATTATGATACCTCAGCTTGAGATGGAGCTTGATATAGAATACATACCTCAAGAACACGATGAATTTTATGAAATAGAGGACGCGTCTGCTATATCTTTTGGTGTTACAACAAAAAATGAAGAAATGTTTTTGTTTGTTAAGATTTTAGAGGAAAATGCGCCGTATCAAAAAAGAAATTTTGATATGGAGGTTTATGAAATATCTGAAGAGGTGTCTGGTTCAACTACGGTTGAGCACCTCAGACAATTAGAGTTTTTTAATATGCCTAAGTGGCTTTTTGATAGTGAAAAACCAAGTGATCCATCGCTTTTAATAAGCTCAAACACCACTCCTGAGTTAGCTCAAAACAATGTTGAATACTATTTTGATGTTTTTGTTGATGAAGAAATTGATGAAGAAATTTGCAGGCTAGATCCTGACACATTTAATAGAGGTGTCTTTGCAAATAAAGATAATAAATTATGTCGTGATGTATTAAATGATGATAATAAAGTATCTTATGATATTTATGAAGCAGAGGCTGATGATCCTGGAGAAGTTTGCTAATGGCTAGTAATGTTTTAGATACTCTTGTTGGCGATATTCTACCTCATGTTCACATTAAAAAAATTATTGTTGAAGACTGGGATGGTAGTAGCCAAGCCGGCTTAAATGATGGTCCTGGCATACCATATCTTCATACAATAACTGTCCAAATGGAGCTTTATCAGCGTAAAGATAGCTTATTAAAAAGTTCATGGCTGGCAGATATAGACTTAAACCTTGAAGAAGAAGGCGTAACTAGTCTTTTTGATTTTTTTAAATTAAATTTTGCAACTGTTCAAAGTTCTACCTCTATTAGGAAGCTAAGAAAGTCCAATCCTACTAGTGCCCTAAAATCAAATCAATCTGTATATCTACACAAACAATCTGATATTTCTGATCAAGATTATTGGCCGGCCGCTTTTAAAGGAAGAGAGTCAGGGATGGGTGTTTCGTCGGCGTATGGTGATCCATTTGCTAGAAAATGGAGCGTTCCTGTTCATCTAGGTGCTCTTGCTGGTCTAACTCAATCAGGCTTCGATGGTAATTCTTCTGTTTTACATGATGCTAAAATTAGAGAAGAAATTTATAATGGGGATGTGTACTACGCTATACCATATCAAACTAAGTTTAACTGGCGACCAGTTATGGAATTGTCACAGGTCGCTGAATATGATGCTTCTGGAGAAAACCTGGCCGCGTCAATTAAGAAAAAAAATGAAAAACTTATTGGTGATGTGTCACGTTTAGTTACTTCCGGCGAACTATCAGCGTACAACCTTGGGTTTGTAGCATATATGTCTCTAAAGTTAGACGATGCTTTGGGCCTTCCAGCAAACTCTGTCTATAGAGATGTGGTTAATCTAGAGGGCACAATATCTACAGAAGTTATAATGGCCAATGGTGTTCCAGTTGACACAAGAGAGGCTTTTGTTGACCCCAATGGAAAGGAGTGGTCTGGCGCTGTGCACTATCATGGCCCAGAAAACCCAGTTGAGGGATATCAAGGATACATGGTTGGACTTAAGCACCGTCCGGGAGAGAACCAGCCAAAGTTAACTGTCATAGAGAAACCTAATGTTTTAATTTCTGATATGACAGACCCAATTCAACAAAAAGTGCCAAATGAGATGTTTAGTATTGATAAGTCTGGCAATGTTGTTGTAACCGGCGAAGACTCAACATCAAATATTGGGCCTTCCTACGCTAATGCAAAAGAAATTTTTGATTTAATAAACGAGCCTATACAGGTTCAGTATCAAAAAAACACTGTAAAGGATATTTTTAAGAACGATAAAGATAATGATACTGAATTCTCTGGCCTGTACGTTAGTAGGGACTCTTCCAACAATGCCAGAGGAATGTTTTTCATTGATTTTAGAGAACTTTTATTAAATAATTCTCAATACATGCAATATATCAGGCCACAAATTAGAAAAAGCCTAGGTGTTGTTTCAGAGGCACTTCTTAAAAGCAGGATAATAAATTTATCTTTGTATAGAAGAAGAATTAACCCGCATATAATGGAAAAAGGCTATAAGGCCTTTGCTGTAAACACAAGTTATGAACACCCACCAGAGCTTATAGGGACACTTCAAGATAATGATTCTTTCAAAACTGCATTTACTTCTTATGAAAAAAGCACTACTTCTTTCAGAGAGACAAAAATAGATACGGAAAAATCAAACTTTACAAGATATTTTGCTTTTTCTGACTCTGATATTTCGCTTTTAGGGTCAGGGTATTATCAATATGAAGTCGAGCTTGAGTTTTTTGATGGCACTGCAATTGTAATGCAGGAATTATCAGATAATTTAAAATCACTTAAAGTTGAAATAGACGATTACGGCAGATTAGCGTCATCTTCAGAACAAAAACAGGTTGCGCAAAGCGAAACATTGCAGAAAATTAAAGGAAGCAAGAAATCTACTTCTGTTACTACTAATAAATACATGTATGTTCCGTACTATGATAATAATTACAAATCTTACAGAACGGAATTTTCTAAATTAGCTCATGAACAGTTTCAAAAAAATGGATCGCATGTTTGGACAAGAACAGCAGAGGCCATGGTTATTTATTTTACTTTATTTTCATCAAAAAAATTGTCTACAGATCTTTTAGGCCAATCTAAAGTAGGAAAGAAAATTCTTAAAATGTTAATGCCTGGTCCTGTGATAAATGGAAGTCCGGATGAAATTGCGCTTGTCTCCAGAATATTGAACAACTCGATCAAGTCTTTAGATAAAATTTTGTATCAAAAATCGTCAAAAAAACAATATAATTCAAATATTTTTCAAAGCATTGTTAAAACAGATGATCCAAAAAATGAATTTGACTATAAAATGCCTTCATATTCAACAATAAAAGAAAAACATAGCTATGATCATCCAAGAGAAATAGTTAGAGCATCTCGCGCCTCATCTTTTTACGCTGATTACTTATCAACTAATAATGAACCACTTTTTTCAAGTTACTCTGGGCCTAGAGTTATTTCAAAACAAACTTTCAAAAAAAGATGTTACTTAGAGCTTTTAAAGTTTTCTCCTTTGGCGTTAAATCAATTTGCTGTGCATGGCACAGACCCAGAATCTGCACCTTTTGGAGGAGCTATTCCAAGATTGATTCAAGGGCAGGCTAGACGAGACGCAGACAACTTCACCATGGATAATCTTTCTAAAACTATGTTTAGCTATTTGTGTCCATCGCTCATATCTTTAGCATCTAATGTTGAAAATGAAGCTAGTTTTAATTTTAGATATTCAACTTTTGATTTAAAAGCAGAGGAAGTTCTGCTTGGTAATTTACAACCAGCCTATACTAATATAATATCAAGAAGAGGTAGAAACAACAGCTTGTTAAACACTATGCTTTTGACCATAGGAAATTATGCAAAAAATTTGCAAGATGTAAGATATGCAGAACAAGTTGATGCTTTTATAATTCCTCCCGATATCGCTCTAAGGCTCCCAGGTCCACCATCTCAGTCCCACAACAATCTTGTACAGTCTGAGGCTTATAAATCATTTTTTTCAAAGCATAACATCACTATTCATGACACGTCAGCCCACACTAAAATATTTGGTGATGGACTAGTCAAAGAAGGTGGTGCACTTGGATATAGCCACACTCCTTCTGTTGATGAATTTCCCCTTCGAAGTGAGTATTTTACAGATTCTGGCGTGCAGCCAAGATCGTTTTTTTCTAAAATAATCACCTCAAAAGAACAAACATACTTAAAAGTTCCAAAAGGACAAATTCAACCTTATGATTACTCTGTAAATTTGCCAAATATTTTTAAATTTAAATATGTTAGAGATGATTTTGAATCTGCAAATATTGATGTCAAGTTTTTAAATGGCACATTTTTTAATATGTTGGCTGCGTCAAATGAAAGTCAAACTTCTGAACTTAATGCATTTAAGTTTTTTAATTTTAACATGGTTGTGAAAATAGAAAAATTGTCAGGTCATGGCCTAGCAGGCGTTGGTGCATCTGCAGCGATAGAAGAAAAATGGCAGCTTTTAACTGAGTCTGACTTAGTTGGCGAAGAAAGATTACTATGTAAAATGAGTTATTATGATTCTTCTTTGTTATCTGGTATTGAGCTTCCTATTTTAGATCAATATTTTATTCTATCTCCTAATTCAAATGAAGAAACAGTTCCAATAATGCTGCCATCTGTGCTTCTAGGTCCCTTGGTAGACAGTACACTGGCTGATGATATTCTATATTTTGAGAGTCAAAATATTGATAAGTTAAATGAGATGATGACAATATTAGAGAAAGGAAAAACTAAAATTAGCCCCTCGTCTCTAAAGTTACCATCCTTAACCGGTCCGGTTTTGGATCAAATTAGCTCTGCAGTTGTTCCTGGACAAACACAAACTCCAACTGCACAAGATGTTACTCTGCCAAGCCAAACTCAGACGCCAGGTGAGGCACCCTCCTCCCCATCACCAGGAGGAACAGTTACAGGTGGCGGAGGAGGCTACGGCGGTGGAGGAGGAGGTTCATACTGATGTCTGACTTAGTAGGAAAAAAGAAACTTGTTATAAATGATGAACTTTGGGGCGCCCCTGAGCAAACAGCTGGTCATGAGCCAGTTTTTGAAGATCCAAATTTTGATGTTATGGTGCAAAACTCACCAGTTGGAATGACATTTTTAGCTTATGATAGTAATGGATTTCAAACGGAAGATAATTTAAGAATAGCATTAGGAAAAAATTGGAATACCGCCCCAGAAGACTCTAATGACGAAAATTCTCAAGTTGTTACAAAAAATGATTGGGGTTCTTTAAAGCTTTTTTACGGACAGCCTTTAGGTATAAAATATTGTTTTGAAGGTCAGGGTCTAGATTCAGAATATCCTGGATTCTACTCTGAAGCAGGATCTCCTACAATTGCTATTGAATCGTTTTTCACAGAGGGACTTATAGCGGATCCAATTTATTTTGAGGCTATTTGGAAAGAAAAAATTGTTGTGTCTTGTTCTGTTCCAAAAGGACCAAAAGCTGATTTGGAAGATGATGCAGCAGCTAATCCAGAGCTTAACAAATTTAAAAGACCAAATTTAGAGTTATGGTCTGGGTTTATAAAAACAGGAGTTATTTCTGATGGAAAGTATTACTTTCCAATTATTAAAAATAAGGGTAACGGACTTCAAGTTGATGTCGTGCCAGGTAGAATGTATGGCGATCACTATCATGAATCTGTTAACCCTTTTACACCAAAAGAACTGTTATCTAAACAGCCATTTGGAAAGTCTGCTTTTGCCAATGTAAGCACTTATTATAAATCAACCAGCGCTTCTACTTCAAATATGCTTTTTAGTAATTTATCATATGAAAAGTTTATTGGTCAATTGGCAGATCCATCTAACATTGGGGTTTCAGTTTTTCCTGGCAATGTAGCTAGCTTTAATACAATTATGCCAACTCCATATGGTTTTTTAAGATTAATGACAAATAAATTTGAGGTTGAAGATCTTTATGACCTAGATGTACCATCTAGCACTCTATTTCCGCATCCTTACAAAAATGTCGGCCAGCTTTTTAAGAATTTTCCATTAGAGGCATTAACAACATATTTTTCTAGAGTGCCTCATCAAACTTTATCAAAATTTATGAAAAGCAGTTTTAAAAATTTAGATATTTCAGCTTTCATGGATGAATATTTTATAAGATGGCAAGAAGCGCACACATCAATCAACACAAAGGGCACTCAATCAAAATCAACTCGATCTTTGTTTTTGCAGCTTTTAGATCAAAGATTGTCAAACATCGTTATAAGCCCAGAAATGATAAAAAAATTAGATAAAGTTGAATCTATTAAGAAATATTTTCCTTTTTATTGTGAGTTAGAATTTAGTACTAGTATATTCACTGAACTTGGAGATTTAATTAAAAAACTTTTATTTACTAAATTTTTTACTAATAAGATAGCAGAGTTTAACACAAGAGACTACTCAGATCCAAGTCAGTTGGCAACTACGCACACCCCAGCAGCGGAAGTACCCTTTTACGATCACTATACTGATGGATATTATGAGAATATATTAGCTGATGAGATGATTGGAGATCAGCAAACCGGTAAAACAGTTACTCAGTCCAACCTTCAGTTTAGTGTTGGCTCTGTTGACGGATCTGTGTCTCAAGAGGTAACCAAAAAGGTGTATGATATTGCGTCTCTTTTGAATACATATCTTGATGAAGATAACGTGGATTATTATAGGGACCCTGGAGACAACGGCACTAGTTTAGATATCCAAGATTACATTACATATCTTCGAAGCGACCTAGAAGAGCCAATAAATATTGATGAATACAATAATGTCTGGAAAAATGTGTTAGGTCAAATTTTAAAAGTTAAATTATTAAAAACTTATAAAAAACATCACAGAACATATCAAGACTTGCTAGAAGGTAAGCCAGCTTATTATGAAACAATAGCTTATAAAATTGAAAAATTTGAAAAAAATCCTGAAGACGCTCCTAGCGCGTATACTCCTGTGCAAAGTTTTATTATTCCAAATACCTCTGAGTTGGATGTTTTTAAATATGTCGACACACAAGTTAGATATGGAGATACAAAAGTCTATCGATATGATGTAAATGCTATCAAAATAGTTTTTGGTTGCAACTACAGATATTCTTTTAATGATGAAGCTGATGGATTTGAGGCTGTAGATGCATCGACACCAGAAAAAGTTTTGAATCCAAACAATTATCAAGATTTATTGGCAACTCCTTTTTCTGAAGATGGAGAGCCTCAACAATATAGCGCTACTTGTGGAGTAGAGATCTATCCCAGCATTGTTATGATGGAAGATTTGTATTTTAGGACGCCTGATATTATTATATCAGATAACCCACCGATATCTCCAGATGTTAACATAGTGCCCTACAGAGCGGTTAATGATAGAATTTTAATCTTACTCAATAATATGATAGACTCCCATAGGCTACCACCAATAGAAATATTAGATTCAGATAATGATAAATTTGAGTTTAACAAAAAAGCTCAATTAACACCGGATGATAAAATTTTATTTTCATCTGATGATGCAATTAAAAAATACGAAATATTTAGGACAGAAAAAGAGCCTTATTCATACACAGATTTTGAAAGAATCGAACAAACCTCAAAAACACACTATGTTGATCAGATTACACCAAATAAAAGATACTGGTATTGCTTTAGATCTATAGATGATCACGGCAATATATCAAACCCAACAGCTGTTTTTGAAGTTGAGCTTGTTGACGATCAGGGCGCGGTTAGACCAATGATAAGAGTCTTTAATTTTAAAGAACCAAAGAATTCTCAGGCGATTAAGGAATGTCAAAAATATTTAATGATAAGACCTAGTTTTGAGCAAATTTACTATGATGGTGAAAAAGACCTAGATCACATGTTTAACAACAAAGATGACACAACTAAAAGAAAATTCAAAATTAGGCTTACTTCTAAATCAACTGGAAGAAAAATAGACTTTAACGTTGCTTTCAATAAGAAAGCAGTAACATAAAATAAATAATGATGTATACTATTTATATTTGCGAGGAATAAACCATGGCATTTTTAGACAATTCTGGAGATATTATCCTAGACGCTGTTCTAACGGACACAGGCCGCTTGCGCCTGGCGCAGGGCGACGGCAGCTTTAAGATTACAAAGTTTGCTTTAGGAGATGACGAGATAAATTATGGACTTTACAACAAAAATCATCCATCAGGCAGCGCATACTATGATTTAGAAATTTTACAAACACCAGTTTTAGAAGCTTTTACTAACAATACTTCAAATCTTAATTCAAAGCTAATGTCTATCTCAAGAACAAATCTTCTTTTTATGCCTGTCTTGAGACTTAATAAAACAGATAAAACTGCTGGACCAAATTCAAGATCTACTTTAATGTATGATCGTAGCAATAGCGATGGTTCTGTTGCTGCTGGCTCATCTTTCAAAACAAAGTTTGTTGTTGCAGTTGATGAGACAACCTTCAATATTTTTAATACAGGGTCGGTATCTGTTCAGGGCGTTATTCAAGGATATCAAAGCACAGGATCTCTAGTTGGTGGTCAAGTAAGAGTCGACCAGGGGATGTCAACTTCACAAATATCCCCAGCTTCTGGGCTGGACTCTGATCTTCTTGAAACTCAGTTTATTTTAGAGCTTGATTATCGCCTAGGCCGACTAGCAAGGCCTAATGCTCAGACTGTTCAAAATGTAAACTTTATCGATGATGATAGCATTGCTTCATATTATGTCGCTGGCACCAATTTTGTTAGCCCAATCAATAATACTGATTCGGTTGCTAGCGCTTCTGCGCAGGACCCACAAGTTTTTGATGGCCCTCGTGGAAATGCTCTTATGTTTAGGCTTCAAGCATCAACAGAGCTACAATATTCTACATATTTGTTCACTCAAATAGGAAAAACTTTATCCAATAGTAACGTTGGTAATAATGTCTTTGGTATTTCACAAACAGATATCACTAATAGTCCCGCTGGCGCAAATGCATCATTATACTACATTGATTCTACTGTTCGTGTTGTAGGTGCGAATACTGGCTTTAGGCTTGATATCCCCGTAAGGTACGTTAAAATTCAATAGGAAAAACAATCATGGCAAGCACTTTTAAAACTTTACTAAACGATGATGTGGTCAGCACACGCACTCTTCTTCACGAGGCAATCCCAATTACAGGTACAATTGTTAGTGGGACAACCTATAATACAGCGCAGATTAAAACTTATACACACGGTATGTTTGAGTCGACGTTTGATTATCCTTATTTAAGCTCATCAGCTAATCATATTTTTGATCTTACTTTTGGACATCATGAAAGTGTTTACAGCGATTTAGAGACAGCTAAAGCCGCCGGTACCGCCACGCCTTATCAAAACCAGAAAAAGCGAGACATTTATAATCAATTTGCACAGGTTTTGATGGGGTATGACGAGTCTGGCTCTATCCGGCACTTTGACTCTGATGGCACTCTTGACGATGGAACAACTGGAAGAATGACAGAGTGCTTTTTCTTGTCTTTTTCTCGCTTGCTTGTGAAAGATGAGATCAAAAAGAACAGCTTCAGACTTCAGTATCGCCCTAGCGGAACAGTGGATAACCTTGTTTCACAAAAAGCCGCGGATAATTTTGTAGCTCCAGAAAGCACAACAGCCACTCTTGGTGACTACGCATCTGCAAATGAGTATTATACTTCGCCAGCTGGCGATTATGGCTTGATCTTTACAAGCAGTGCGACAGCGCACGTAGAAGATCCTGCAAATAGCGTCGGGATTGTTTTTTATCAAGCCGGCGTTGTTGTATTATCTTCTTCTATATTTAGTGGAGGGGAGACAACTGCAAATGGCGCTCTTTCGTTTGGCTATAGCGGATCCGAAGGAGCTGCCAATAGCTGGGGCGAAGCTGATATTGGTTCTGGCGCCGACGCAGCAAAAGCCGATGGTGTGCAACATTGTATCGTATCAGGCTCTATTGAAAACGCAGCTCAGGGTTTTAGAAACAGATGGGTTGATTGTGACTTCAACAACACAATTGAGCTTAACTCTACCATTTATTTCGCTAGAATTAACCATAATGAGTTTAATTATAGCGCAAATCCGACTTATGTAAGCGGAAGCAAGCTAGTAGTTAAGAACAACGTTAATGATCTTCCTGTCACATATATCACAACAGTTGGGCTATACTCACCAGACAACGAATTATTGGCATGTGCCAAGCTATCAGAGCCGATCCGAAAGGATCCAAACACGGAGTTGACGCTGAGGGTCAGATTAGATTACTAGGAGGCGATAAAAGATGCCATTAAAGCCTCAATATGGTAATTTTTTTGAATTTGATGAAAATGACCTTATTATTAACAGGATAGAAGCCTTTCCAAAGGTTGAATTCTTTGTGCATAGCAACGTTGTTTACTTTAATAACGAGAATAACAACGCTTCTAACCCTAATGTTCCTAATGGACACCTTAGTTTATACGACTACAACGTCAATAGAGATTCAAACGCGGCAAATGGGCAACTAATCCACCCATTTGTAACTAAAATTGGCGCTGGAACAAGCTTGGGGACTGTTACAACGTCAAATTATGTCTTTGATTTCGACGTCGGAGACAAAATAACTGGTTCTTACCCAATGACTGCCTCTATTTCGATTGATAGATTAGGCACAAAAGCAATGTGGTCGACTTTAACAGAGTCAGCAGACGGTAAAAAGCAGTATTATATACCTGCTCTAAAGAATCACCTCAATTATTATACGAAACTTAGCCCTCATTACGAGTATTCTTCCTCCCAGCACGGAGATTTAAATGATAAGTACGTAAATCTGATTAGTATTCCAAGTATCTTCTATGGTTCAGAGATTAAAAAGGGTACAGTAACCCTCAAGTACTTTGTGTCTGGAACTCTCATAGGAGAGGCATCAGATATTAACAAAAACGGCGAGTTAATTCACACAACTGGCAGTGAGGGTGCCGTTACTACAGGATCTGTGGTCGGAGTCGTGTTATATAACGAAGGTTTTATACTTTTGAAGTCAAATGACTCAATTGCAAGTCACACAGAGAGATATGATGGTCCAACCGATGGTGTGGAGCCAGCTGTGGCTAACGCTTCATGGTTTAACTTTGGTGCTACCGGATCAACGGCGGGGGCGCCTTCATCGAGCTTCTCGATCCACCTAAGCGGAACTTCACATATAGATACAATGACAATGTTTGCTCATGCATCCGAAAATAAGTTAAATTTTTCAAATAATCCAACTTATCTTACGTCAGCAGTTAAACAGGTAGTTACAGGAAGCGACCATTATGTGGAAAGCGCAGGAACTGCGATTAAAAACATAGTTTCTAGTTCTTATGCTGCTCATAGCGCTACTTTTGAGCCAACAACGTATATATCAAAAATTGGTATATATGATCAGAACAAAAATCTAATTGCAATTGCATCATTAGCTAAGCCGATGCGAAAAAGAGAAAAAGATAGCTATACCTTTAAACTAAAGCTTGATATTTGATATAATTGTGGCATGATTTTAGGACTAGATGTTAGCACCAGCATAACAGGTGCCACTGTCATTGACAGTGATGGAAAAATAGTATATAATGAGGCGTGGGACCTGAGAAAGTATAAAGATTTCTTTCAAAAAGCAGAAGTTGTAAAAGGCAAAATTTGGGAACTAGAAGATACTTTTCTTATCAAAGAAATTTACATTGAGCAGTCTCTTCAGAGCTTCAGAAGTGGCTTTTCCTCTGCAAAAACTCTCTCTACTCTTTCTCGCTTCAATGGTGTTGTGTCTTGGCTGTGTTATGACATTTTAAAAACTGCGCCAGAGTATATAGCTGCCACAAGTGCCAGAAAAAAGGTTGGGATAACAGTTCCAAAGGGAACAAAAGCTAAAGAGTGTGTTATTAAGCATGTAATTGACAATGTGCCAGATGTTGCTATAACTTATACTAAGTTCGACAATGTGAAGCCTGAATGCTACGATAAAGCAGACAGTTGGGTTATCGCTATGGCAGGTCATATACAATGCAAGACAAAAAACTAAAAATTCTAACCTCAGTATTAGGAAGATATTTTTCTTCCAGTGATGAAAAACTTTTTCACTGTCCTAGATGCGAGCACCACAAGCAGAAGCTCTCTGTAAATATAGAAAAAAACGTATTTAAATGCTGGGTTTGTGATTACAAAGGAAAAGACCTTTATAGGATTGTCAAAAGATATGGCGTATACGAGCAACGTCGCAAATGGAAAGAGTTGACATCTACAGTTGATGTAGAGAACTTTACAGCCAATCTTTTTGATCAGAGACAAGAACAAGAGAAGCAGATTATTGACATGCCCCGCGAGTTTATATCGTTAGCAAATAAAAATCTTCCACCCTTGTCGATGTATGCTTTAAATTATCTTCACTCACGTGGACTATCAAAGGCGGATATTATAAGATGGAAAATAGGTTTTTGCCCAGATGGAGATTACGGAGGAAGAGTTATTGTACCATCGTTTGACGAGGACGGAGATTTAAATTACTTCATTGCTAGATCTTATGATCACACGTGGCCAAAATATTTAAATCCTAAAGATGCTAATAAGGGTATCATATTTAATGAGCTTTTTTTAGATTTTGATGAGGACCTTATCTTAGTTGAGGGGGTATTTGACGCAATTGTTGCTGGTCCCAATGCTGTGCCGATACTTGGATCAACTCTGAGAGATGAACACCCTTTAATTCAAAAAATCATTGATAACGACACAACAATATACATTGGGATGGATCATGATGCGAAAAAGAAAGAATTAGACATAATTAAGCTGCTACTCAAGTATGATATTGAAGTTTACAAAATTGATACTGGCAATCATGATGATATTGGCTCAATGAAAATATCTGAATTCAGAGAAAGAAAACAATCTTCTTCATTAGTTACAAATGACAACTATTTATATCAAGTTATACAGGAGTTTTTGTAGTGAAGATTACCATCCTTAAAGAAAAGAAGCAAAAAAAACAAATTGATGAGGGGTTGCCCTTAGCTGGATTGGCTACACTTATTGGCGGTGCAATCTCTGACGCGCTAGATGATGAGCCTGCAGAAACAGCAGACAACATTATAGATAAGTCAAGCAACAAGCCAGTAATGGTACAAGCTCATGGTGACGAATTTAGATCTATAAAAAGAATCCTACAGGCCATACAAGCACAACTAATTAAGATGGGCGGAGGTCCTACAGGCAAGCGCTCTTCTAAGGCCGCTCCAGCCGCGGCAGGTGTTGTTTCTGAGGAAAAAATAGATTAAAATTATGAAAGTTACGAAAGAAAAACTTCGAGAAATCATAAAAGAAGAGCTTCAAGAAGCTTACGTTCAGTCCTTATCTTCTAAAGGCTCACATGAGGGAAGAATGGCTAGAAGCCAACTTTTAAGGTCTGCGGAGTATTCTGTTAAGCTCATTAATATGATTGAAGACGATGATGAATTGCCCTCATGGGTACAATCAAAAATTACGTTGGCATCAGATTATTTAGCTAAAGTTTATCACTATCTTTATGGTGAAGAAGTTTTTGATCAAGAATAGTATTTACATGCTATATTGTGTTTGTATAATGCTATGAGCAGGAGTTTATATGAAATTTGCTCACATAGCTGATACTCACATCAGAAACTTAAAATATCACAAAGAATACAAAGAGGTATTCAACAACCTTTACAAATCCTTAAAGGAAAAAAAGGTTGACTACATTGTCCATTGTGGAGACATTGCACACACAAAAACTCAGATCTCGCCTGAGTTTGTTGAGATGTGCTCTGATTTTCTTTTTAACCTAGCAGAGATTGCCCCTACATATGTTATTCTTGGGAACCATGATGGAAATTTAAAAAATTCAAATCGTCAAGATGCGCTAACCCCAATTGTTCATGCGCTGAATCATGATAACTTATTTTTGCTCAAGAACTCTGGAGAAACTCAGATTGATAATAAATTTACTATTAATGTATTATCAGTCTTTGATAGGGAAAACTGGCAACTACCTACTAATGAGGAAAAAATAAATATTGCCCTATACCATGGCTCTATTAGTGGTGTAACCACAGACTCTGGCTGGACAATGGAGAGCGGTGAAGATGATATCAATATTTTTAATAACTTTGACTATGGGTTTCTTGGTGACATCCACAAGACCAATCAGACCCTTGATAAAAAAGGAAAAATTAGATATCCAGGATCAACCGTACAACAAAACCATGGAGAAACAAACGACAAGGGTTTTCTATTATGGGACATTGTAAGCAAAGATAGCTTCACTTGTGAGCACATAGTATTAAAAAACCCTAAGCCGTTTATTACAATAAAGCTGACACCTAAGGGTCGCTTACCTAACAAAATTTCTATTCAAGAAAACTCTAGATTGCGCCTTGTAGCAGAGAACAATTTACCCCTTGATGTTATTCGTCGAGCTATAGACGTAGCAAAACACCGGTTCTCTCCAGAGTCTGTAACCTTTCTAAATCGTGCACAAGGCGATCGTAAGGATATGCAAGAGAGTACAAACTCTTTGGGCAAGCAAGACCTTCGAGATCTTGCAGTTCAGGAAAAGCTAATACAAGAGTACCTAGAAGATTTTCACCCTAGTCAGGATACACTCAAGTCTGTTTTTTCTTCAAACTCATCATACAATACAAAAGCTGAAGAGCAAGAGGACATCCAAAGAAATGTTAACTGGAGACTTCTTAAGCTAGAGTGGGACAACCTTTTTAACTACGGAGAGGGCAACTGTATTGATTTTTCTGAAAAACAAGGAGTTGTAGGTATTTTAGGGAAGAATTTTTCTGGAAAATCAAGCACTATTGATAGCCTTCTTTATACCTTATACAATACCACTTCGAAACGTAATAGAAAAAATCTTAATTTAATTAACCAAAATAAAGACAATGCACGTGGTTATATTGAAATTGGAATTGGAACAAAAATCTATTATGTTGAAAGAACAAGCACAAAATATACTAAAAAGCTAAAAGGAAAGCAGACTCTAGAAGCTAAAACTGATGTTAATTTTTGGCTTATTGACGAGGCAACCGGAGAGGAAAGATCGCTAAACGGTATTACACGTGCAGAAACTGATAAAAACATTCGTAAGGTTTTTGGAACTTTAGAGGATTTTTTGACAACCTCTATGGCTAGTCAGCTTGACTCTCTTTCATACATAAATGAAGGGTCAACTCGAAGAAAAGAAATATTAGCTAAGTTTTTGGATTTGGAATTTTTTGATAAAAAGTTTAAACTTATAAAAGAGGATACTACTGACGTAAAAGCCGTTGTTAAAAGGTTTTCCGATGTAGATTATGATGATGAGATCTCAAATGCCAGAACTTTACTGGCTAGATCTCAAACAGAGCTTTCTGTAAATCAAAGAGAGCTTGAGAAGATAGAGTTAGATAAAGAAAATCTCGTTGTTGCATTGACTAGCATTAACTCTAAGCTGCAGCAAATACCTAATGAAGTCGTCGAAGGTAGCGGCCTAGAAGATAAGATATCTAAAACTCAAGACACTATCTCAACTTTAGAAATTAATTCTTCATCTATCTCAGATAAGCTTCATGCCTGCAATAATATACATACTAAGCTTGAAAATTTTATTGAAAATTTTGATATCGAGAATTGGAAAAGTCGTAATCAAGATATTGAAGATATGAATGATCGTCTTCAAAAAGTTCAAAGAGACTTAGATGAGTATGAGACTCTTAACAATAGAAATAATTCAAAAATAGAGCTTTTAAAAAGCGCACCTTGTAACAAAGCATTAAAACAAAAATGTCATTTTGTGAAAGATGCGTATAAGGCCTATGAGGACGTCTCTAGAACTAGAATGGCTGTTAATCAATTATCTTTGAATAAGAAAACTTTAATTTCTAGGTTGAAAGAGTCGCAGCCTGAAAAAGTTATGCGCTATATTGAACAATACGAAACGCTCTTAGAGAAAAAGAGGCAAAAAACTATTGAAGTAGCCAATCTAAAGCTTGACATGCAAAAAAACAAGTCTCAGCTGTTTCAGCTTAGGTCTCTTTACGATGAGCTTCTTGTAAAACAGCAAAAACAACAAGATAACTTGGACTTGATAAAAGAACTAAATGGTCTAGAAAAAGAAAGGAAAGAGACTGAAAAACTTCTTCAACAGACTTCGAGCGAATACGAAGATCAAAAAGTTTTAGTTCTCGACTTGTATAAGAAAAGTGGCAGCTATGAACAAAGCCTTCAGGAGCTTATTGATCAAAAAGAGGAATTTGAAAACATGGAGAAGGAGTTTACGACTCTAGATCTTTTGATGCGATGCATGCACCCTAATGGCATTTCTTACGATATTATCAAAAAACAATTGCCAGTCATTAACACTGAAATTTCTAAAATTTTAACTAATATTGTCGATTTCCAAATCTTTTTTGAAAATGACGAAAATCGACTCAATATTCTTATTCAACACCCTGGATATGCGGCTCGTCCAATTGAGATGGGCTCAGGTGCAGAAAAGACTATAAGCGCTATGGCAATCAGATTAGCTCTTCTAAACGTGTCTACTTTGCCAAAAAGCGATGTTTTTATTCTTGATGAGCCTGGTACTGCGCTAGATGAGGACAATATGGAGGGCTTTATTAGGATTCTTGAAATGATTAAAACACAGTTTAAGACAGTGTTGTTAATCTCTCACCTTGACACCCTTAAAGATATTGTCGATCAGCAAATTATCATTGATAAGAAAAATGGATATGCTAGTGTAAACGAATAAACAACTTTTTATAGCTATTTAGTATATATACTATTTAGTTTTAGGAGGTTTGTATTATGCAAAGGGTAAGAGCTTGGCTTGATAGGCAAGTACAAAGATTTATTTCACGTAAGTTTTTAGCGTGGGGCACTGCGACTTATCTTGTCGCGACACAGTCGCTTACTAGCGAGGATTGGGTTGCCGTTACCTTAGTTTATATTGGGTCTGAGGCGCTTGTAGACGTCGCTATGCGGTGGAAACATGGAGGTCAGTAATGCTGACTGCACTTTTTTGGAAAAAAGTTTGGACTTGGCTTAAACATTATTGGTATTGGCCTGTTATAATAATATTATTAATTTTTGGAGTAGTTGCTGGAAGAAGCACAAGAGCTAAAATGTTTGAGCTTCTTGAAAAACAAAAGCAAGGCTATGAAAAAGAAATAGAAATATTACAAACTGCTAACAAAGAAAAAGAAGAGAAGAAGAATAAAGTTTTTTCTGAGCACAAAGAGGAAATTAAAAAGATCGAAGAGCAGCACGAAATTAAAGTAGCCGACCTTCAGGAAAAGAAAAAAGAAGAATTAGCCTCAACTATTCAGAAAAACAAAGATAATCCTGAATCTCTAGCGCGAGAAGTTGCAAGAGTTCTTAGTTCGCAGTTTCACAAAAACAATAGGTGATGTTGTGTTTAAGAATTTTATAGTTTATTTTATTTCAATTGCGATTATTATTTTACCGTTTTCAGCAATGGCGGATGAGGGATTACAGGGTCGTGTAACGTCACTTTCTGCAGATGAGCGAGCGCCATATGCTGGAGTGCTTCTTGATTCTATTGCTGCGTCAAAAATGATTGTTGACAAAAAGTATTTAAAAATTGAAATAGAATTAGAGCTTAGAAAAGAATTTCAGAAAGACCTTGCAGATAAGAGAATGGCATATGACCTTTTAAAGGTTGATTATGACTCTCTCAAGACTGTTCATGAGCAGACCATTGCTCTTAAAGAAAAACAAATTAACGATTTAAATATTCTCTTGAAAGAAGAGATGGCAAAAGAAGACCACACAGAGTGGTGGATATTGGGAGGAGTTGCAATTGGAATCGTATTATCTTTGGGCGTATTTTATGCCAGTGTGGAAATCGCCAAATGAAAAAAGATCTAAATTACATAGCAGGCCTTGAGAAGGCCATAAAGAAACAATATGGCGAGGACGCTATAATTAATCCTAGAAGCGGATGGTCGCAAGAAAAGGAAAATGATTATTTAAAGCAGGTACAAGATTCGTATGATTATGAGCAAGATGATGAGTCGTTTGAAGATCTTAATGGAGTTTTAATACATAAAAAACTAATTAAAAAGAGGAAAACAAAACATTGTCACACATGTAGCGAGAAGATAAAAAATTTAGATGATGATGCTTGTTATACAAAATATCAAACTTGCTTTAAGTGCTACATAAATTATATTGAGGGCCGTAAAGAAAGATGGCTAAAAGGATGGAGACCAAAACATGTCAGAGAAAACACTACAAATAATTCAGGGCCTGGCTCAAGCGGCTGCTGATTCATATGACGGCGCTTCGGATAAGGATGGCAGTCCTTTAGATATTGGCCTAAAAAGAGAAAAAGGACATCCTATTTTAGACTCTAGGCAGATTGACGGCTTTAAGTGCCGTATTGATGGAACCCATTTAATGGTTACTTATCATGGTGAGATTAAACTTAAGGACGTATACTGCACTAAAAACAAGTTTGAAGACAGTCTAGAAAACACCATGGCTGATATTGTTTCTCATTTGAAAAAAAGGTATAAAGAAATAACAGGAAAGTCAGTTCGCCTCACACCTGCAGGAGAAGTCGATGCTATTGTAGAAAAAATTAGCAAAGTTCGTGTGCATGTTGTTGCAAAGAAGGTTTATAGAATCGGTGGAATGGACGGAGTTGAGGACAGAATGGCTCCAAGCGCAGACCGTCTAGAAAACAGTTTCAAGAATTTTCTTTCTCAGGGAGGCTTCGGTCAAAAATCAGTACGGCGTGATTAAAAATGTCGTCAGTATTGTCCAAGAAAGAGATAATTGCAGAAGTGGTAAAAGCTGGTAAAGATCCAGTTTACTTTATAAATAATTACTGTAGAATATCTCATCCCCAATTAGGCTTGATACCTTTCAAAACTTACGATTTTCAAGCTAGTCTTGTGGGTGATTTTAATGAGCATCGATTTAATGTTATTTTAAAGGCCAGGCAGCTTGGAATATCTACTATATCTGCAGCTTATATTGCTTGGTTGATGATGTTTCATCGTGACAAAAACGTTCTTGTTATTGCCACTAAGTTTCAAACGGCTGCAAATCTAGTTAAAAAAGTCAAGGCTATTCACAAAAATTTGCCAGATTGGCTTCGAATATCTGAAATATCTATAGACAACAGAACTTCTTTTGAGCTTTCAAATGGGTCACAGATTAAAGCATCATCTACCTCGTCAGATGCTGGACGTTCAGAAGCACTTTCTTTATTGGTTATTGACGAGGCTGCTCATGTCGATGGGTTAGATGAGTTGTGGGCTGGCCTATACCCTACCTTATCAACCGGAGGAAGATGCATAGCTCTTTCAACTCCTAATGGCGTTGGTAACTGGTTTCATCAAACGTGTATCGATGCTGAAGCAGGAAAGAATGATTTCTTTTTGACCACGTTGAAATGGGATGTCCACCCTGACCGCGACCGAGAGTGGTTTGAAAAAGAAACTAAAAATATGCCTGTTAGGCAGATAGCTCAAGAGCTAGAATGTAACTTTAATATGTCTGGCGAGACAGTCTTCCATCCTGAAGACATGCAATGGATTAAAGAGAACCTAGAGGATCCAAAATATAGAACAGGTTTTGATAGAAATTTGTGGATCTGGGAGGAGTATCAACCAGGCTCCTCTTATATGGTTTCTGCTGATGTCGCTCGTGGAGACGGAAATGACTACTCCGTGTTTCATGTTGTTAAGTTGGAGACAAGTGAAATAGTGGCAGAGTATCAAGGAAAGCCAAATCCAGATATGTTTTCAGTGATGCTAAACGAGATAGGAAAAGAGTATGGAAATGCGCTCTTGGTTGTTGAGAACAACAATATAGGCTGGTCAGTTCTTGATAAAATACAAGAACAGCAATATGATAATTTATACTTTAGCAAGAAATCAACTCATGAATATGTTGATGCACATGCTAGTCTTTATGAGAATGTTGTACCTGGTTTTTCCACAACTATCAAGACAAGACCATTGATAGTTGCAAAGCTTGAAGAGTTTGTAAGAAATAAACTAATTAAAATTAAGTCTAAAAGAATGTATAATGAAATGCAAACATTCGTTTGGCAAAATGGCAAACCTCAAGCAATGAAAAAAAATAATGATGATTTAATTATGGCATGCGCAATTGGATGTTGGGTAAAGGATACGGCACTCTCAGTATCTCAACGAGAGGTGGCATATCAAAAAGCATTCTTATCTTCCATAGGAACTTCAGAAACAAAACTTAATACCGCAATACCCGGCATGGAAGGTTATAAGTCTACAAAAAAGAACAAACAACTAGAGAAGCTTAAAGATCACTTATGGCTTTTGAAGGGATAAAACATGGCAAAAAATAAAAATAAATCAGGCGATAGAAATCCTAAAAATCCACTCTTTAGACAACTATCAAAGCTGCTTTCAGGGCCGCTTGTCCGATATCGTAGGCAAGACGCAAAGCAGCTAAAAAGACGACAACTAGATAAATATGCCACTCGTTTTAATTCTACCTCTGGGCAAGAGTTTAAGATGTCCTCCTACAGCGATGTATACGGCATGCTCCAGGCGGAATATTATGCAAACCAAAACAGGCTTGATCGATATGTTGATTTTGATCAGATGGAATACACGCCTGAAATTGCGTCAGCATTAGATATATACGCGGACGAAATGACAACATCTTCCCCATATACTCCTATAATTAATATACAATGTAGCAACAGTGAAATAAGAGGGGTGCTGGACACTTTATTTTTTAATATTTTGAATATTGAATTTAACTTATACGGCTGGGCTCGTTCAATGTGTAAGTATGGAGATTTCTTTCTTTACCTTGATATTGAGCAAGATGAAGGGATTAAAAACACTATAGGCTTGCCCCCAACAGAGATTGAAAGACTTGAGGGTGAGGATCGAATGAATCCAAACTACATTCAGTTTCAATGGAATTCTGGTGGCCTTACGCTAGAAAATTGGCAAGTTGCTCATTTTAGAGTTCTTGGTAATGATAAATTTGCCCCGTATGGCACTTCAATTCTTGATGGAGCAAGAAGAATTTGGAGACAATTAACCCTTCTTGAAGATGCAGTTATGGCATATAGAATTGTTAGATCTCCTGAGCGGCGAGTATTTAAGATTGATGTTGGCAATATACCCCCGGAAGATGTGGAACAATACATGCAAAGGGTCATGACCCAGATGAAGAGGAATCAAATTGTAGACGCTAGCACCGGTCGAGTTGATTTAAGATACAATCCTCTCAGCATTGAAGAAGACTACTATATTCCTGTTAGAGGTGGCCAAACTAGCACTGATATTTCTGTTGTTGGTGGTGGCAAATATACTGGAGATATCGAAGATGTTAAGTATCTTAGAGACAAATTGTTCAGCGCGCTTAAGATCCCTATGTCCTATTTATCTCGCGGTGACGGCGCCGACGAGGACAAGTCTACTTTAGCACAGAAAGATATTCGATTTGCTAGAACTGTGCAGAGACTACAGCGCTCTATTATATCTGAGCTTCACAAGATGGCAGTTATTCATTTGTATACAATTGGATATCGTGGTAATGACTTGTTATCGTTCAAGATTAAATTAAACAACCCTTCGAAACTAGCTGAATTGCAAGAGCTAGAGCACTGGAAGGCTCGCTTTGGAGCGGCTGGTGAAGCTACTGAAGGATACTTTAGTCGTCGATGGGTTGCTAAAAATATTCTTGGGTTGCAAGAAGAAGAGTTTAGAAGACTCCAAGCAGAGAGTTATTATGATAAAAAGCATGATATTTCACTTGAGAAAGTTGGAGAATCAGAGGCAGAAGGTGCTGGCGGCGGTGGTGCTTTAGGTGGAGACTTAGGTGGCGGTTTAGGCGGTGATCTTGGTGGTGGAGATTTAGGAGGTGATCTTGGTGGAGACCTTGGCGGGGATCTAGGAGGAGAAGCTGGCGCTGGAGAAGGAGGAGACGCTCCTGGCGGTGAAGAACCACCGGCACCAGGGGGAGATCTCTTGGCTACCCCACCTGGAGAAACAGCACCAGCAAAAAGAGATGAAGATGGCAACCTGAAAAAGGGTCAAACTAGAAAGTATAAAAAATCAAAATATAAAACAAAAGGGCAGTCGGGCAAAAGCAGAGGCGCTTTTACTAGGTCTCAACAAGGAATGTATTCAAAAGAAACCTCTTCAGGCACTGTACGCAACATTCACAAGGGAAAAGATAGTTTAGACGCTGCCATAAAACATTCTCATAGCCTAACAGAAAACAAAACTGATTTTTATGATCAGGAAGAAATAAAACTATTTAAAGAGAACCATGAATTTAAAACACTAATCAACTCTCTGGAGAAAAACCATGAAGTTTCATCATAATAAGAAAAGAAATACCGCTTTGATTTATGAAATGATGGTCAATGAGCTTACCAAAGCCATCATAAATAAGAATCAAGAATCTAAAAACAAAATCTCTACCATGTTTAAAAAGTATTTTAGTAAGGGTACAGTGCTGCACAAAGAAAACTCAATTTATTCATCACTAACAGAAAGTAGAGATCTTGGAAATGAAATATTTAAAGAAGTTTTAGAAACAGCAAAAAAACAGTATAATTTACTTGACAAGAAAAGTATATTTAATCAACAGACGCGCTTAATTAGCGAGGTGAATAAAAGTCTGGGGAAAGATTTTTGGAGTAACTATGTTAAGGATTATCAATGGACTGCAACGTTGAATCAGGTTCTTAAGCAAGACAATCCTCCAAAAAATCAAGTGCTTTTAGAGCATAAGCTTGTTGATATTAAGAAGCCTGTCGAATCAAAAACTGCGAGCTTTCCAAAGATAGACAATCTTGCAATAAAAAGCTTTGTTCAGAAATTTAACAGCACTTACAAACAAACTTTAACGGAGTCTCAACGAACTATTTTAAATAAGTTTATACTATCTTCGCATGACAATGGGCTAGAGTTAAAAACCTGCATATATGAAGAATTAGAAGACATAAGACAGCAATTACAAGAAGCACAATCAAATACTAAAGATAACAGTGTAAAAAACAAAATTAATAAAGTTGTGCAAAAAACACAATCTTATCAGGACAGCAAAGTCGATCAAAAAATTATTTTTGAAGTGTTTCAAATGCGGAGTCTTGTTGAGGAGTTAAAAAAGTAATGGCTATTATTATAAAAATACAAGCAACTCCTGCAGCAACCGAAGAGATAAAGAAGGTAATATTAAAAGCCAGAAGAACTCTAGATGGCAAAATATTAATTCCTGACCATCCAGATATTGATATCGCGATAATACCTGAAAAGAACAAAGTTATTGCTTTTCCAAAGGAAGAGATGGATGACGAAGTATATGAAACGCAAGACAGGCTTTTTAAGCACCTAGTAAGGCAAGGTGTTTGTGATTATGATTCAGTTCAGGGTGGTGGTGTTTTTATGTCAATGGAAGCAAAAATACCTCAGATGAAAGATGGTGATAATTTACAATATTTAATATACAGTATCAGTCAATTTCTTGACAGTGACCTTCCTTTCTACAAAGATCGTGA